GCCCAGGCCTGGCAGTTGTGCCGAGATGTTGGTGGTCAGGTGTTCGATGGTTGGTACGATCTGACGTTGCTTGGCGTCAGTGGTGGAAGTGTTAATGTTCTTGTAGATGTGGTCGGTCAGGACCTCATATACTTCGGTAACGATCTTGAGGTTCCGGGTGTCCGAAACCAGGGAGTTCATACCGAAGAGTTGAGCCAGAAGACCGCTCGCATTGTTGGACGGGCCCGATGGCTTGCTACCACCGTTGTTGTCGGCCCAGCCACCGTATTCGTTTTCTTTATCAAGAGCCATGGAAGTTTTTCCTTTTACTATCTTCGAAGATTTGCTAGCGGTTATATCACATAAAGATAATCTTTACTGTGATTCATTGTAGTAATACAGGTTTGAAATATTCTTGGCCTAAGCAAATGCTATAGGTTTAGACACCAAACTATATCACCAAATTTCCAAACTGCGTGGGGGTCCCTCCTGGAGTTTCCTCCAGGAGTACTTTCCTATATAATGGAAACACACTGAGATTATACCTACATGCAAACTCTAACGTTTCCGACTGCAGGTAGTTACATTTACCCAATGAAGCATTACCCTGGGATGAACAACCTGCGCAGGGTTACTACTTTCAATGAGCGTGCGTTCCGTGGTTACGTTGATCAGAACCCGTTCAACCTGGAGAACCAACACTTGTTGGTGGGGATCCTCCAGCAGCTGGCAATCGATCCTGAGTGGGATCTAGACTACGTTGTCAGCTATACGCGGTTCCGTTCTAATAGCTTAGCAACCGTGTTTAAAATTAATTCCATCAGTGGTGTAGGCGAACCTATAAAGGACGGCCTGTACCGTGAGGGTACCACTGAGCTGTGGGGTTTACTGGAACACGATAAGGTTTATCCGCAGACTATCCGTTTGGAAGACCTGCGACCTGTCGTTCCAGTTTACACCAATATACTGAAACGTGGGTATAAACTTACTGTTGAGCGATCACTCAATCCCACCCATCGTGGTTTTGATATGGCCGTCATTGGGTTGAACCTGGTAGAGCTAGCCATTGGCTGGTGGCTGTACATGCGGGAAGACCGTGATCGTGACACGGGGATCCATGCGTACCTGTGTAAGTATCCTCTTTATTACGCGCAACTGATGCACAACCAGGGGTTAACGGTAAACTATCTGTACGAGTTCTTTGTCCGTGGGGTTCCTTTAAAGGACTTGTGGGAGATGGAGCAAGTCAAGTTTACTACGCTGGGTGAGGAGAAGCTATATAAAGAGTATTTCAGTTTCCGAGTGGATTTCCTGACTAGCCGTAAGCTGGTGGATATCGGTCATCTGGTAGCCAGTGTGGATAACATATACCATCCGAATTACTTCAACTATGAGGACGGTGGACGCAATAAGTTGTTATCCCAAACCCGCTGGTTATGGGAACCTAACTCGATCAGGTGGTACAGTATTTACTTTGCCATCTGTAACGCTCTAGGGCATCCTGTGGGCGATGTTAAGGCTCGATTGAAGCGTACCCTACCGATTGTGCACGAAGGCTTCAATAAGTGCCCTTCCACCTTATGTAGGGAAAGTTTCAAAAGGGAATCCTTGGAACTGCACCGCTTAATACTAAAAAACAAATAAAAAGTTGTTTAATATAACCTACCCTAGCCCCGTCAAGGGCTAGGGTAGGTTATACCAATTATTCATGCTGCTACCTTCACAACAGTGCTCAGAGCATTGATCTTTGCAGTCAACTTGTTCATCTCTTTGCACAGCAACCGGTACTCTTTATCCAAGCATACACCTGGACCTTCTTCCCGGAACCAAGCACTACGTTTAGCATTCAGTGCTTCGCGTTCTTTGATCAGGTTAGCAACAGTGTTTACTTCAAAGTCGAAAATGGACATGGTGAACTCCTAGGGTGTTAGTGTAGTGAACCAAATGGTTTACTGACCTTATACACCCTAGTTATATAGACCCAAGACTCCCTAGAAGTTAAACCCTAGTAAGTTCCATCCGACCGGGCCGAACGCTTGTCCTCGAGCATACTCCAATAACGTTCTGGAGTTACCACAATAACTGCACCTAATTTACCGTTTATGAGTTTGAGGAATTCCTCGATGTCCTCTTCTCTCTTAAAGTAAAGTTGGTGATCTTGATCACATTCGTAGTACTCCAAGTAAGTTTCCTTGGTTACCTCAAAACCGTATTCAAGCTTCTCTGCGGAGGGATCAAGAAAATATTCGTTGAGGGCGTCTTCATAATTGAAAGCGCCTTCAGCAGCGAACTCTAGTCCAGACCCCTTATGTTTGTAGTACGCCAGCGATGGATCAATGTTCATCGGACACCAGTCGTGTAGCTTTGCTGTTAAGGAAGTACAATCCGAGCGACTCAAGGATTGCGTAAATGGATTTAAAGTTCTGCTGGATCAACAGACGCGAGTCCACGATAGGTAGTAGCTCTTTCGGTATGCCGCCCATCTCATCGATCATGTCTACTGGGATATAAACCGATGTCAACTTAGGACGGGTTTCGATGTAAGCATGGAAGTTCTCTCCCCACACTTTGTCTTCTACCGAATCGAAATACTGTCGCATCTTAGACTTGTTGTGCAACGCCAAGTTGACCTTGTAAGCCCGGTATGGCAGTTCTGGTGCTTTGCCGTACTTAGGCGCAAACACACTCTCCCACAACTCGTGGTAGTAGTAGATGCTCGACTCTGGGTTAGAGTAAGCATTCTCAGCTTTGATACCGTTCTTAGTCAGCCAGGTGTAACCACCCTCGTCAATATCTTGGAACAGGGCACGTTCAATGTCAGCGATCTCAGCCAACAGTTCAGCAGCATCCAACTGCTTCTTGTTGTAGATAGCATCGAGCACTTTACGCATAAGCGTGTTGGTGAACTCACGTACCTTAAGTGCGATCTTAACCCCACGCAAGTGCACGCCTTTGAGCTCTAACTTAGGTTTGGGGTGCAAGATACCTTCCAGCATCAACTGCATTGCATAGTAGTGCTTGGACATGGAGGTCGTCACGTACGAACTGAACAAGTACTCGTTTTTCATGTTCAATCGGTACATGTACCGATTAGACACGTTCATGTTCTTACTGAGACGTGCGTGCTGGTCTACTGCGATGCAACGGATGAAATACGTCAGTGCGGCGTTGAAGCAGATACCACCCTGCTCGTCTTCTACGTAGTCGTCGATAATCATGTCTACCGAGTAGATCATCGAGTCAGTGTCAGACGTCAGTACGTTCTCACGCACCAGCTCTTTCGCACTGAACACACCACTTGGTGGAATGTCTGCACGGAAGAATGCGTTAATGAATGTACTCCACTTCTCTTCCAACGACAAGTGGTGGGTGTTGAGGAACGTCATCTGCTTGCTGTCGGGTTTCTTACCCAACTTGGTAATACAGAGGATCTCGTAGTCCGAGTTAGCCGGCTTGACACCAGTAGACGGATCGTAGTCCTCTGGCATCTCTGGCAGAGCACACCAATCGTTGAAGAACCGTTGCATCAGTTCCCGGTTGGTAGTGTACAGACCACGCAAGTCCATGGTGCACAGCAGGATGGTCAGCTCCAGTGGGCTCAGACCTTCCAAGAACAACTGGATAGCACCCAAACGAGTCGGGTTCTTCCAGTAGTAACGAGCGCAACGACGAACCATGTCCATGACTTGGTCGACTGTCGCATAATTCATTGAGTACTCGTTGATCACACGATGGATCAACTTACGGTCAGCAAACGCCAAAGTACTGAGGAACAGTTCCATTGTTGCGTCGAAGCTAACCAACAAACGGTTACCGGTAATCAGACGCTCGTTCAGCAAGTTAGCGGTCGAGGTTACAGTCCGGCAAGTACTGGTCAGAGTAGTGTGACCAGATTTGTTGTACAGCGGAGTACCAGACGAAGACATACCACCCGACTGGGCGTTGTTGAAAATCTTCAGTGCGTTCTGGATCTCGTCGAATGCTTTTGCTGCTTCTTGGTCGTTAACGCCAAGTGCTTCTTTTTTCTTACCCTTGTACAGACGACGGAATTCAATAAAGGTGTCTGTACCAATGGCGTTTACCGATTGTTCATCATCGGTGTGCTTGTACGCTACAAAGGACGGGCTGAGGATCCAGTTATTATGTTCTACTGTCTGGAAGAACTCACTTGCTGGCATGACCGTCGGAACACGATCACCATACTTATTCTTTTTGAATACACCGAACTTGACTTCCTTGAAGCCGTTCTCGTTCGGGATAAAGACTTTCTCACATAACTCGAGTACTACGTTGTAATCGTACCCGTAAAGCACGCTAAGGTACATCGCAGCCTGAATGTGATACGACTTGATGATATCACGATTAGGCTTGTACTGCTCAGCCATGAAGGGGTTCTTCACTTCCTTGGCTGGTTTTAGGTTAGTTACTTGAGCAGTCATAAGCGACCTGTTTATGCAATCTAAAAATTAAAGACACAAAAAATAAAAAGGTGGCACCAAGTCCCCTAACTTAATAGGAGACTTGGTGTTAACTTAACTACTCGTTGGTAAACTTGTTGCTGGTGTAGTTGGCCCCCAGGCTGGTCATGAAGGTCTTCAATGGGGCTTCCCAGGACTCTTGCCAGTTGGTGATGTTCACCACGTTGCGCATGGACTGCACGAACTGGAAGGTGGCATCCTTGATCCAAGGAATACCAATCACCTCAGGACGACCATCGGCATTGGCCACTACGATGTAACCGTAAGCGGTTGGGTCGTCGATGTTGTTGACTTTGTTCTGGAAATAAGGGTAAAGCATGCGATGCTTCACATTCAATTCCGGATCCAGTGAGCGAGCGACGTTGTAGGTTAACTCACCGTCTACCCGCACACCTTGTTTGCCATCACCGATTAAACCGTTGCGCTCGAACTGGAAACTTACTACGTCTCCCTTTTTGGGATTGATTGCCATGGTGTCCTCCGTTGGACCACAATTAACACTAGTGGTATCATCAAAGGATGGCCATCGAAGGTTACAACCCGTCCGGGGGTAGACGTGACTACGTAATCAACTACGCTTTCGTCTTCCAGGTCCTCAATCATAATGTCAATCAAACACTGGTCTGCCGCAGTGTCTGGGTCGTCGCAGGTCATCATTAATTCGACTTCCCGCGCCAGGTAGCTTTGCAGATTATCAAACTCAAAGAACGTTTGATCGTCCGCTACTTCTGGTAATGACGCCAGGTAATTGAGCAGCGCATCGTAATCAATGTCTAGGATACGCTTGTACATGAGAACTATTCCAAGTAGTAGAAAGTAAACACCACCGTCTTGCCATTAACGGTGAAGTTCTCCAAGTATACGCTGGTATGATCCGTTACTGCTGCCTGGATAGACTCCATGGTGCGGAAGAAGTCTGTTTGCAGGATTTGTTGGCACTCAGGGATCGGGTGGCTAAAGCCCTGGGTATTAGTCGGGATCATGTTCATCAGGGTAATGTCTACACCCTGGATCGAGAACAGGTTCTTGTACGCACCGAGCATTTCGTGGACGTCGGTGTTAGGTGGCAGTTGCACCACGTAGGTAAAGACCTGCTTTTGTTTTGCTTGCTCAGTCATCAAAAAGCTCCAGATAAATTACGTGATCTTTAATGCTGAAAGACGAAAGGGTTGCGTCTTTGATAGCACTATGTACCAGAATACCAATTTGTACCAAGTGCGGGATTACTTCCAGCAGTAGGAGCTGGAACACCGCTGGATCTAGTTTCAGCAACTCGATGGTATCTTTGGTCAGGTCTTCTTGTATGTCTGGCTCGTTTGCCAACCAGATCTGCACCAGGAAGTTTAACAGGGTGTCGATCTCGGCGACACCCAAACCATGGTTGGTGAAAATGTCTTTTACCATCCCCAGAGGAACGGTTACTACTTTAGTCTTGGGTTCCAAAGCAAAACTCCTCCAATGGTGATAGCTCGGATGGTATTAAAAAATCTCGTTCATCTATTGCTACCAAGATGTTCATATTGGGCATTAGCTTATAGCCGCACTTATAATCCAGCACAGACTTAGGTGTTAGATCAATTACCTGTCGATAGATGTGTGCGGCACCATCCTGGATGATATCTTTAATGTCATCCTCTAACAGGTTCTTGCGACAGATAATCTGGTCGTAGTGCTGTTCGTCAAACCGCACCCCACCAGGGTAACCTTCAAATGCAGCTTCGATGCTTGCTTCCCACAAACCTTTGGCTAGATCAGGCCAGCGTTTAGGTGGTAGGTTACCCACGATAATTCTGGATGTTTCTTCGCTGATCTTTTCGTACAAACTCTGCGCGTCGATTTGATGAAAGCGGAGGGATTGACTGAGCCCTAGCACCATCAGATTTATTGAACTCATTGATATCGTCCATACTTGGTGTGTCAGTTACCACATCCATGATATCTTCTTCTTCCCGCACTGGAGGAGTGATGTTCCACCCTAGTCGCTCTGCGGTAGCTTCCAGATCCATCACGATAACGGCTGTAGTATATACCACGCCGATTACCGAGTAATCCACTTTAACCACCAATCGTGGATCCCAGCCATTACCACGAATCATGCGCTGGATCATTGCTACATACGACGAGAACACTTTATCTGGTACGGACATACCATAAGTGTCAGCAAAGTCTTCGATATCTTCGGCGATTTTGTTTTTACGCTTACCGCTAGATTCGTTAATGTATTCCACTGCAGCCGTTACTAACGCTCTGGCAATCTCCAGTCTGACCATCAAGGTAGTGTCGGCTTCCAAGATGAAGTCATTGGCTAATGCCATTATGTCGATCTTAACCACAGGGTACCTCGGTTAATATTCCAGTGTTATTAATAGAAAAGCGTTGGCTTTACCATAGGCGCTAATATTGACGTAAGCATCACGAGGTACACCCGCTATCTTTTCCAATATCCCTTCCCGTAGCCCCTCGAAGTCATGCCCATGCATGCGATGGTAAATACGTTGCTCGTTAAATTCAGTAAACCCTTCATCCATCAAAACGGAAATAACGTCTGTAACGTCTATTTTGCGTTCTAAGAGCTTTTTGCCGTCGCCGATAGGACGGCCAAGGGTAAACCGTTCAAGGTTAATAGAGAAGCTTCTAGACACCTTTACGACCCCTCTCGTTAAACATAGTATCGCATATATATGGTCAACCAGTTAAAAACAACTATAACCCTAAGGGTAGGAGCATTAGCTCCTACCCTTAGGTTACATCATAGCTTACAGCAAGACGCCGTTGGAATCAGCACCGACGGACATGTCTTTCTGTTGTACGTAGACGCCCTGGTTGGTGGACTTGACCTTGGTCAGTTTTTCCAGTTGTTGCTCCAGGTCGGCTACGGATTCACCGTGGTCCAGCAGCATGTGCAGCTGGGTGGTGTCGGCTGGGGTTTGGATGCCCTTGCCGAAGATGCCGGTGGAACGGATCACAGTGCCGGAGAAAGCAGCAGTGATGTTCTCGGACTTGTCGAACAGGCTGACGGTAGCTACCGGGATTGGGCCCTTGTAGTTTTCCGGGTTGTCGTAGAAGCTGATGCGCGACAGTGCTGGTGGAACGCCGTAGTGCTTGGAGTAGTCCAGCACGTTGAGCAGGTCTTGGAAGTCTTGCTCTTCGTTGTCACCGTTGGCGAACAGCGAGAACAGCGAGATCTTCTGAACGACGTCGCGGTCGACTTGGCCGCGGGTCTTACCTGGCTCGTTGCGGAACTCCATGTAGTTGATCGGAGCGTTGAGCTGGTTCGGTTGGGTTTGAATCGCCATCGACTGCAGAGTCTTGATGGAGTTTTCCATTTCGACCTGGGAGGTGTGGTCGGTGATGATCGCCAGTACTGCCGAGTGGCCGTTCTGTTTCAGCCAGCGGATCACCAGGGTAGCCAGCAGGGCACCAGAACCACCAGCGCCGGAGCAGGCAACGATGTTGAACACGCCTGGGGTGTACTTGTTCATGGTGCGGTCAACGAACGGTACAGCCTCGGCGTAGTTGGTAGCTTTGACCTTACCGGAACCGTTGGCGAGCTTCTTCGGATCACCGCTCAGTGGGACGCGTTCCAGCGGGATGCCCAGTTCTTCTGGCAGGCGGTTGTTACCGGAGGCGTCGAGTGCCAGGTAAGTTGCCTTGGCCACCTTGTCCGAGTAGGTGCTGGCTTTCAACAGCTTAGCGATGTTGATACCGGCGCCGCCGCAGACGATGATGTTCAGCTCTGGTTTAGTCGACATAAATTACTCTCTTTACCAAGTGGAAGTGTATTGCGAAATCATTTATGTAAAAGATCTGTAGATCCATACACGTAGGTAATATAGGCTTGTAAATTTATTACCCTACATAAAAAGGTTATCCAGTATAAATGCAAAAAAGAAAAGCATTACCTACCAGTACCTAAACCACATGGGCAAGGACTGGTAGGCTAAGCTTAACTACACTGGGATGCTATCAACTAACTAGGTCGAACCCTACAACGACCAGGTATGTGATTGAGCAATACAATATAAAGTGCAGTTACAAAAAATAAAGTATAACCCCACCCAATACCCCTAGACCAGGCGACAGTGTCGGCTAGGATCAGGGCATTGAGCAGGGGGAGGTTTTCTTTGGTTGCCTCAACAGCACAACCCAACCAGCGAATAACTAGGCAGACGATTACTGGTTGTTGCCTTAGGACCTCCTAACCTTTGGCAGGGGCAGGGGCTACAGCATGGGTCGAAGATACAAAGGAAGAGTGACGTACCAATTGAGAGGCACACCGGCCAGCAAACCTGACAACGGGTACATCACTCTGACTAGGCAAGCGAGGGCAAGCTTAGTCTACACGGCCGCTAGGTCCATGTTTGGAAGAGGTAGATGGATTCGAACCATCGCATGACAGGATCAAAACCTGTTGCCTTACCGGGCTTGGCTATACCTCTGTAACTGGGGTGGTCTACGGGCTTTTACCGTACGTCGTGAGTAACAGGCCGGCCTCCAGACCTGTAACGGCTTTCTCAAAGTGGACCTTGGGAGAACACCTTTGATTTGGCTCCACGTCCTGGATTCGAACCAGGGACCAACAGATTAACAGTCTGCTGCTCTACCGACTGAGCTAACGTGGAAGAAATATTGACGGTCCATTCGGGCTTTTACCGCACTTACTCATGAGCTTGCGGCTCAAGGGGGCCCGACCGTCCGGGCGCCGAGTGCTTTCTTTACCTACCAGGGTTCCTTGATCAATGGTCCTTTGTAGGTTAATATGTTGTTCGACCTGGTAAGGGGGAAGGGAGGCTCGTTTTATCCCCCGACTTGGACCCATGCACCGTATGGACTACTGGGCGGCTCCTTTTAGTGTAGCCCGGCTGTACCCTACCGTCTTTCCACCAGATCAAACAAACTCTTGAATAAAGTATCCGTTCGCCACACCCGCGCTATTCGCATTCCGCAAGCGCGTCATGTACTTACATTCCCGTTGCCACGGATCACAGCAAAGCGCTCAGCGCGCTAGCACGGGAAAGAGTCCCCCTAGGACTTCTTGTGTGGGCTGCTTGCGCAATGCAAAGCCGCCCTGCGAGCCAACCTGACCGTCGGCTAAATGCCAGCAACAAGGTACCGTGACGAACCTTGTTGCCGGACTAGGTGTGTGTTCCTCAGCGCCCTTCGCCGCCCACAGCGCACCACCTTTGCTGAGGGACACACATTTGGTAGAGAGTACACGATTCGAACGTGTGGGCCCATAAGTGTCGTTGGCCGACACCCTGAGCACATCCGGTTTCATGTAAGGCCGCCCTAGGGTACGCCCACAATCCTCCAGACTCCTTAAACCACTCGGACAACTCTCTGTTAACTTTGTATAACATAGGAAATCGGGACGGATCCCAGGGTAGAGCCCTGGTCTTACGCCGTAAGTATACGACGCATTCTGGATCGCCCTCCGTCTTGAGGCTTTTCTTCCCTAAGTCTAGCCAACCCTGACGGCCGTTAGGCTAGAGAGTTAACCGCGACCCGGGTTTATCCAAATATGGTGCGAGAGACGGGCATCGAACCCGTATGGCCAGAAGCCGACAGATTTTAAGTCTGTTGTGTATACCAATTCCACCACACTCGCAGAACACACCGTTACATATCATAACCATGTGTAGTAAAAAGATAAGAGGAACTGCTCCAGATTGCGACATCCTTCACAATCCCTCTGTCACCTAGACCTCGGTAATAGTGTTAACCCTTTTACCGCCGTAAAGGCCCGCCTCATCAAACTCTCTGCTCACAACCATGCTGCCGGCCAGATCGAAATCCCAGGGCGGTCAGCACAGAAGAAGCCCAGTAGGAAAGTTTGGGTGACTTAGTGGGTTTGACGTTCCACTCATAGGTTCTGCTCAGAAAAGCTTGTCATCGCGATTCGTTGCATCATACAACCACCGGCTCCACCTTAAGGTTCCGGCTGATCTCCTCAATGGGAGAATTCGGTTTAGGCGTTAACAATCACACCTGTTGTATATAATGGATTATTGCAGTAACAAATTAACCAATCGGACTACCAGTGGCAGACTGCATGCCGTTTACTGGGGCCTCACCAGCTCTTATGATCAAATCACCTTTGGACTCAACGATGTATTTATTGGCTTCTTTGAAAGTGTTGCCCAGGTAGTAGAGACCGGTGCCGTTATAGCCGATGCCGTAGTACTGCATTTCACACTGATCGCTAGACTCAGCAGAGATCATTGCTGTAAGGTGTTCTTGTGTGATAGCTGAACTAACGTTTTCAACATAGACGGGGTTGGCGTGCTCACTGAACTCAGCAATGAAATTATCATCTACCAAAACAACCAACGTCGACAGGCCGTTGATAAGCCACTTGCGATGCGACAGGATGATTACTTTACCTGGGTAGCGATTACCAGTTTTGGTGATCTCTTCACGAATAAGGTTTTTGGTAGTTTTGCTGAAATTGCCGAAAACTGTGTTATAGTACTTGAGCTGATCCGGGTCATCCAGTACAAAAGGGCGTTTGACGCTAGGGATATCTTCTTCTGGTCCTGGGTCCCTTGCAGGCTTAGCATTAGCCTTAACATAGTTAGCTTCCAACATCGCCAGTTTGCTTTCTGGTATCAGCCCACCTTCGCGAAGCTCTTTGATCATTTCCTTTGTGGCGTAAACGTTGTATTGCTGAATACGTTTGGCGGTTAACGAGTAAGCGTCGAAGAAGCTACCGTCCAGGTACGCACCAACGTTACCATGGAAATTAGCCAGGATGGTACCGGAGTCGTACTCTTCTTCTGACTCAGCCACGCCACCTGGGGCCAGGCCTGCTTTAGCCAATGCTTCGCGCAGGTTAGGGTTAGCACTGAACATAATCTCACGTGCCATTGCCGCGATGCGAACTGGATCAGCGCCGTTCAGCAATGCGGGCAGATCAAAATCTACCGCACCTGGGTCGTCAGTGAGGGACTCTTTGTAGAGACCACCCATACCAGGGTACTCGAGGTCTTTCTCCGTGATCTTGGAGATAGTGTCCCCGGATGCGTTCATGATGTAAACGTTGCCAGTGATCGGATAAGACCGATTCTTACCTGGCAGTGCATGTTGGATTACCAGCCCGTGGTTTCCATTTGGTGGGGTACCTAAGTTGACTTTGATGTCAACCGGTTCTTCTACAACCAGCATGCGGAAACTCTTGTTGTCGCGGTCCATCATTTTGATAATGAGGTTCATGTAAACTACTCGTATTAGTTAGTGGTTTGTCTTACTGGTATTGCGTACGTGCTATGTTGCCTAAGGTCAGAGCCGCCCCTGACCTTAGTATTGTTTTGCTCGGTGTAAATTAACTAAAGGTAACCGGTCGGATATCAAAAACTTCATTATCCAAATTGACGGTAAAGGCTTGTTTGTTAAGAAGGCTGTCGACTCTCCAGCCTTTGTCTGGAATATACTCAAGCCCATGGGACTCTTTTTCTTTGGCCGAAAGTGTATCGACTGTACGGCACCCTAGTTCAGTAACTACGATATGCGGCTGAGATGCACACTCCATGATACCTAACGTTTTGTCAAAATGAGGATTTACATACAAAATCCATGGTCCATTAGGTGGCAAATCTATCATCCACTGGAACATTTGGGTAAATGGATCAACATGATCTGCGCTAATCAATTCGTTCAACTGATCAAGGCTGTTGCTAGGGAGGAATTGCAATTTACCAAGACCCAAGTAAAGAGTCGGTGAAGCTGCACGTAAATCTTTAGCACTATTCCAAACGGTAGCTGGATCACTCCCCTGGACACTCCCACCTGGATTCAATGGAGGGAACTGCTTAGGTATCTCACTACGCTTATTCAACTCTTCCCAGTCAATGGGGCGGTCGCCACTCATTGCTTCCCGGATAGGTTGTAATACTGCTTCGGTCTGTTCTTCAATACGCACCGGAGCCATAAGCTTTTCATAGCTTACTTCACTTAACACCAACCCGTCAGGATTCATGATGGTGACGTCACCAGTTACCGGAATGACTTCAGAACGGAAGTCACCAAAACCCTCGACTACCACCAATGGGGTATTAGACTTGGTCGCAGCAAATACAGTCACACGACCAGCATGTAGCACAGGGATCAAATGGAACCCGACTTTATCCGAGTGCATTACCTTGATAATAGTTACTGGTTTAATCATTACGCGGGCTCCCCTATCAATTTCTTAGCTTCTTCTTCAGACAAGTTAAATGTAAAACCGAAATTAGTTGCTACTGGTTCGCGAGTCTTTCTGTTCACCCCGATAAATGAGTAAGCTAACTCCGGAGTGGATGGGTCGATAAAGATTTCGTGGTCATGGCACGATGCGTAGAAAGCCTGATCGGATCCTAGGAGCACTATTGGACTTTCTTCACCCATGTGCGGCTTGGGGATAAATACCGAAATAGGGTTTCCGCAGTAGAGGGTGGCGCGGGTTCTTACTTTCCAGATGCCATTTGTAGAGACAGTCAGTCGTTTTTCCAACAGCTCCATCCAGAACTCTTTGCTTCCTGGTGCGGTGGGAGTGGGAGGGTACACCAGATCGGAAAGTTTCACTAACTGGATCAAGGCACCTGTGTGAGACTTGATCTCTACGTCACCACGCAGTTGGTAAACGGCGGTATTTTCCTCCAACACCCCGTCTATTTCAACAACCCCTTTCTGGATAGTCAAGGTAGCATGACCTCGGCCAAACTTCATGACCTCTTGACTACCCACTTGGAGGACAGTACCTACTGAACCATAGCTAGTAAACAACGTTACGATAAGACTCATGACGCGCCCTCTACACTATAGGCCGTGACAGTTTGGATTACTTCACCGTTTGCATTACAGATCTCCACTTCCCCATCAAAGCCGTAGGCGGTAATGCTGTTACTAGATCCATTAACTGAAGGGATACGTACATGTGGATCGGAATTGGTGTACCGACCGAATTCAATACGCTCGCCAACTTTAACCGTCAGTACGTTTTTCACAACGCCTTTGCTGTTCTTAACGATTACCAACATTGCCAACTGACTCATACTTACTCCAATTATTAAAATGCGTGTATAAACCCTACCTAGCTTATAGCTAGGTAGGGGTACCATTAAACGGCTTCTACTACGATCGGGTCTTCGACTTCTGGCTTCGGATGGGTGGAAGCTTCACCAGGAGTAGTCTCCGGCTTAACCGCTTCATCCTTGGCGTCCTTCGGATCTTTGATCACCAGGTGGGCAGGCCGTACCGATTTCACTTCTGGTACTGGCGGGAACACGAATACGTCCACGTCACCACCGGACATCACATCCAGCTTACAGGCAGTTTTAACCGCCTTAGCCGCATTCTGCCCCACGCACATAGCAGCCAGTGCAAAACGGCTACCGCTACCGCTGGAGTATGGAACGTTTACCGGCAGCAGGAACTGCTCTTCACCACGCTTCTCTTTGTTGGCGTAGATGCTCCAGGCCAGTACCTCGTGGCGCTCAGTAATGAGGATCGCCTCGAAGTCCAGTTCCTCGTCGTGCGTTACCCGTGTACGGTAGTCGATACCCTTACGCAGGTACTCCTTGATGTACTCGATGGCATGTGCCTGGCCACACACGCCGAATGCGATGATGCGTACGCCAGCTGCTTCCCAGTACTCGGTAGCTGCGTCTGGCTTGTGGATCTTCTTGAAGTTACCTGGCATGGCCATCCAGCCTTTAGTAGCCTGACCATCACTTGCCATCATTCCGTCGCTAACTGCGATAGTAGTCATTTACTATAAACCCCTTAGGTACCAAATAATGATCGTCTGCCTAACTAACCAGTAGTAAGCAATAACATAACACTCTAGCAAATAAATAATCCGGTGTTACTCATACTGGTAATGTAGGTTTAAGTATTTCTTAGGTAATGCAAATATAACCCTTACCCTACCCTCCCTAAGGAAGATAGAAGTATAATAATTAATATATATTTTTCTAATTTTTGACACATTCTATGTCTATTTAAATTTAGTAATATAGTAAAGGGGGCTGCGCCCCCTTTACTAGTCATCTATGCTAAAGCATAAAGGCTATGAGTCTCGTCATCTACTAACGTAGATTCCTCGGCCTAAGCATCCTCCCCGGTAAGGCTATTCACTCCGTTCCGTTCGCCGAAGGCTCACTTCACTACGTTCATAACCTTACCACCCCTCCTTCAAAAATCTGAAATGAGAAAGTGGCAATTAACATAACATACAAACCAGATAAAAATTAAGAGATGCTATAGACCTACTTAGAGGTAAACAGACATGAACGCGGTTCAATATGCAATCAATCGATTACACGGAAGTGACATCGATGAGTATTTGCTCAAGCTAGCCTTTGAGCAAAATCCAAATACCAACTGGTCAGGTAACTGGTACAACACTGTTAATGCCACTACGATAGACCAAGGGGTACTGGAGAAAGTAATCCACCGTACGGTATTGCCAGCCTGTAATGCACGGGGTGGTAAGACTGAGTACATCGATATCTCTAGCAGCCGTATCCGTGATTTAGGTAATGGTTGTATTGAGGTCAACGTGCCAGACATTATCACCGGTGGTCGGAAGATCATTAGTGTGGCTGAAGTCTACTTGGGTTCCATGACCTCTGCTTCTGGTATGCTGGGTATCGGTATCAACGATAACGCACTGTGTGGCCAGGGTGCTATCAGTGACATGACGCAGTCGCTGTTGGACTCGATTACCCCTAGTCGTATGTTCCCGGTTACCTTTACCAACATCCACATGACTGGTAACAACAGTTTCGTGATCTTTGGTATGAACTCCGGTACGTTCTCCATGTCAGCCAAAATGACCTTGGAGTACGATGAAGGGTTGTCCAGTATCAGCTCACGGCACCACGAGCTGTTTGCAGACCTCGTAGAGCTCGCTGTGAAGGCTTATATTTACCGTACCTGCCGTAGACCTACCAGTGACGCTGTAAAGCGCGCAGGGGTCGCCCTGGACGATATCAAAGACGATATCGCTAACTATCGCTCGGCATGGGATGACTATAAGGAAATGGTCAAGACCACTTGGACCAATGCCATGGCTTGGAGTGATCGTCTGACTGTACACGAGACTATCAAGTCGGCGATCCCTAGACGAATGTAAGGTAACCCTATGACAGCTTTTGTCCCCTTCAGTTGGTTCGAGCCGCTATCGGAACACGGTATCGGTTGTATTGCTGGGATGGAGGAACTCTTTAGTGATATTAACTACAAGAGTGACCAAGCCATCCTGGCCGTGTGTAACAAGTTTGGTGAGTACCTAGACATCACCCCACAATGGGCTATGTCACTGCGACGCTATGTTTATGGTTTCACCACCCGTACAGTGGGCATGGTCAACTATCTGGACTTCTTCGGTAGCCCTTACCTGGGACTCCAGAAAATTACCTTTACCACTGGGGACCGTAACTTATGGTTCAGCGAGATCTTCGACGTCGACGAAGAAGAACTCAAAGAGAACCTGCACGAAGTCAAGTCCATTCAGAAAGAGTGGAACGTAGTAGGGGATGTGTTCAACATGACCATCCCTTATCTGCTGTACCGCACGTACCACTCCAAGCTAGACCCCAAGACGAAACACCAAGCAATGGTGGATATCGTCTGCATGTATCACTACAAGTGCTTCACCAGCATCATTCACAACGACTACCCTTACCAAGCACGTAAGGAAGTGGTCCTGGAAACCTACAATCGCTTGTCGAAGAAATACGACATCAAGCAGTACGGTAGCTGGCGTGCACTGATTGAAGCCCGAGCGAACTTCATCCTGGATCCCAAGACTGGCATCCACTTCGATGCGTTCACCAAAATGGACGACGATAAAAAGATCGTCTACATGGTCGGGGATATCCAAAACCGGTTCCGCCGGGTAATCAACGATATCAACAAGGTATTCCACGAAGTAAAGAACAAGACCAACATCGTCTCCATTGAAGGAGCAAAGGTAAACCTCCAGGACGAGATTACCATCAAGTCGGTGTCCAAGGAAGTTACCCAGAACAACTTGTATATTGACCGGATCCTCACAGAGGAAACGTCGTTTTACAAGCCCGAGCTGGTTAACTATGCCTCCTCCGTTTTGGAGCACCCCAATACCGAGAAACTCGCTTACTTGGTACAGCAGTTACCTGGGGCCTACAAGAACCCCAAAGACAAACATGCTAAGGTGTTTGTCGATGCCGTAATCGAACACATGTGGGAATACCTGCACTCGAACGGCATCAAGAAGACCAACGTGTCGGAAGTCCTTGTTAGACTGCGTGGTGCATATGGGGCACCCAAGTCCAACAACAACACCGTTAAGGTGGTACGCCAGGAAGGGGAAGAAGTCGTCCGTAAACTGACGGGTATCAAAACCCCGATGGCGGTACAATCCTTGCGTGCTGGACTCAGTCTGTACATCGTTATCCGAATCCTTTCCAAAGACCTCTACGACTAAGGTAAGACCATGACCATCGCCAACGCTAAAATCGAACGCTACAACGAAACCCACATCCTGGGTGTAGCGGAGTTGACCCACTCGAAAGGCACCGAAGAAGTGCGCTTTGTAGCACCGAAGCCAGTGGAAGGTTTCGACCCGCACGGCAGCCCAGAGCTCGATGCCAGTGCGCGTTATTTCTCCAGCCCAATGATCGCGCATACCAACTTCGACGACTTGTCGAATAACGTAGTGCTCACCCCAGCGTTCATCGGTCGCGACCTGGGTGCCATGCAAGCCCATCTGGTCAAGAACTTTAAGTAAGCGATCATATACCCTCCTGGCCGTCAAGGCCAGGAGGGTATAGCCCTTATGCTGCAAGTTTACGTTCAAGCATCCGTTTAGCGCGTTCGATCTTGGCCCCTTCAAGCAGGCTGTCGACAGTAAGCAGCTTCGCGGTTTCTGCTGGGAGCAACTTAGTTAACTTACGGATCTCAGCTTCCAGACGCAATGCCAGGATGTTGTCATTGGTTTTCAGCAGTTCTTCAGTAAGCCCGTTGATTTTCAACCTAATGTTGTCAAAGAACGCCACAATACTCGGGTCCATCTTGGTCTCTTCTTTCTGCTTACCTACGTCCAGTAGGTTTTGCGTGTCAGTAAGAGCCAGTGCAGGCATGATCCCGTAGTACGGTTTGTTACCACCCAACTTGATGAACCAGTACGTCAGCAACCAAGCAATTACCAAGTCATCGTGTTGCTTAGAGTCGTGGTCAATGCGATCGCCCTTAGTCCGCAGGTTGATCAACTCATCAGCCAGTTTGTCGTAAGCAATGCCATACCCCGTTACAGCAACTGCTTCCTGAATCAAACCATACAGCACCTTACGCGACGACGCCGAAGTGTTGAAGCCGAACAAGTGTTTGTATTTCAGGTAGAAGTTTTTGTCCCGGTACGAGAACTTGGTGTTCTGCACTGCTTCCAGTTCCTTGGAGTGCAATGCGGGTTCGTGGTAGACCTGGTTGAATATCCGCTGGAATGGGTCCATCCCTTTGGACGGCAGCAGGATAAGTAAGCTGTCGATCATGTGGTGAGCATAGTTACGCTCGATTACCAGCACACTGTTCTGCAACACTTGCAGCATGTCCACGATAATCGCTGTAACGTCGTCCAGCATAGCCAGTGGGTAACGACCTACCCCAACGACCTTGCCGGTCTTCATCGAGCGGATAATCAGTGTACAGGCGTCCTTGTTGATGGCCGACGACGTATCCACCCCAATGATGAAGTGGTCGTTGTGTTCCTTCTTGGACATTTCCATCAACTGCTCTTGCGTAACAAAGAAGTCTACGAACAGACCACTGTCACGGTATTCCTTACTCCAGAGTTTCTCCCGCTTAACGTTGTTGATGGCTTCACGAGTCAAGTCATCGAACAGCCGGTTCTCACCGTCCTCCACCCACATTAACAACAAGTCGATCTTGGCCTTAGCAAGACTGAGGTTGAGCTCGTCGATTGTCCGTTTGACCCAGTCTTTGTTTTTACCCAACTGCATGTAGTTGTAAACCATGGACACCGACGGTGCGGTAGTCTTAGTTGGGCTAGCACGAATCAAGCGGTCTTTGAGGTGGGACTCACTGTACGAGTCAAAGAACTTCTCACGCCACTCGGTAGCAGACATTAACTTCTCGAACATGAATGCACCACTTGGATGCAGGGTCGTGTTCGGAGTAGTGATATATCCAATACCGTATGGCTGGCCGTTCTCCCGACACAGTTCCATCTCAGTAAGTGCAGATGGCATCGCGCCGTTGATGATCGCCTCAATCCAGGAGATATACCCTGGTTCATCGAGGAACGTGGTGCCTACCGTTAAACCACGACCAACGTCACCCGCGGCATCCTGGCCGATCTGTGGAACGTTAATCGTTAGTACGTTTACCTTGTCCTCACCAAACGCCCGGTAAGTTAAGTAGGTACCTGCGTCTTTGTCCTTGTACGTCGAGTTAACCAGGTAGTTCGGAATACAACTCCGCATCCGTTTAACTGCGTCAATGAACTGCGCACGGTTATCCGACTTCAGCGTAATCACATGGGTCTTGTAGCCACGACCGTTGATATACGTTAACCAGAAGTTAATGACCTGGACCGACACCGTGTTGTGGGTGACGATAAAGTCATCGGTGATATACAGGTGCTGTTCGTTATCCACCTCAATGCAGGTACACTCTTGATCACCACTAAATTCAATCTTGGTGATGAAAAGCTGGTTGGGTACGTTAGGTTCTTCAGCCTCGTTGAACTTGTAGTACTTGCAACCTTCTGGCAGAGTGATTACCACACCTTCATCAGTGGCGGTAGCAGTACCACCGAGTCCCCGTGCCAGATATTGGAGTTGATTTACGATTACCCGGTTAGAGGTCTTATACAGCAAACCCTTTGGGGTAGGGTGGGCTAGATCCAGAAACGCGTGTAACACGTCACTGCGGTCCTCTATACAGCCTTCCAGGTAGTCCTGTGGCAGACCCTGTGCGTGAGTGATGCTCAGGTCGTTATCATTGGACATGCGCAGGTAGGCACTGTCACCTTGGATCACCAGTTTCAGGTGTTTAGGCAACTTGTTGCTCAGGTACCAAGTAGCTTTCTGACTGATCTTACCCAGATGGATTAACTTACCATCGTTAGGCGCAGCAAACAGCAGACCCATCACATAAGGACGGATCATACGTTTCTTTTTGGGTGGTCCTTCTTCAGGCTCGATCAGCGGTAGTTCAATCTTGATACCTTTATTGATACGTCGTTTAATCTGGGACGTGGTGTACTCATCCCAGATAGGGTCTACGTTGACCTTACGGTTATGGTCGCCAACCGACCACAGGTGTTCTGCCCCAGCTTCCGTGGTACGTCCATCCGAGCAGGTAACCAAGTAGGTACGTTTCTTACCTTGTGGGTGTACACCAATGACCGTGGTCTCGTTACCATAGCGGTCAATGATCTCATCACCAACCCGCAGGTCACCGATATTAACCCAATGGTCTTGCGGACGACCGTAAGCATTTTCTTTACGCTTCTTACGGACTTTCTTGGTATTCGGTTGGTACTTGCCCTGCTGACGGGGCATGATCATGTAACTAGTAATGTGGTTCAGGTAGTTCCAGATAAAACTGATGTTACCCCGGTTAGCCTGGAAATAACGATCCGCCCGTACCTTACAGACTTCACGTAGGAAATACCAGAAGTTAGCCCGGCACTCCTCCATGATCCACTGACGTTGTTCGTTAGTGAGATCCTCGGCATAAGGGTCCACACCACGCAACATTGGGTTGTTCAATTGCAGACAGAAGAAATAGTTCTTGATACCTTGCCGTTTGAAAATCTCGGCAGTACGCAGGAAACTATGGTTCTTAGTCTTGTTGTCAGGGATTGCACCGTAACGAGGAAAGTCCTTGAGGAACCTCACCGTCTTAATACTGTGCAGACTGTCCTCGTTGAAATGAGCCATTAAGGTCTCATCATCAGTACGTGAGTGGCTGTCGATCCGTTTGGCCTGATCGTCGATCAGTTCCTTAGGTAATGTGTGAGCACCCAGGTATTCCTGCAGCTTCTTAGCTGACTCGAGGAGCTTGGAATAATCAGAAGACACTATAAATCCCCCAAGCGGTTTAAAGGAGCTAACCTACCGGCTTACGCCGGTAGGTTAGTAATCACGTAGTATTTACGCAGTGACGCTGACACCAGTGTTAGCCAATTGGATTTCGTTACCAGCTGAATCCCGTTTGACCCACACCACGAACCAGGTCTTGCCAGTCTGTACCGAGATCGGTAGTGCCAAGTCCTTGTTCCAGTCAGACAGTGGGTACATCCACTTACGCCCGTCTTCGTGCATCAAGTAGAAGTGGGTAGGTGTAGGTGCCTTGTCTTCGTTGAACGAGTCGAAGCTTGGGTAGATACCCCAGTACAGCAGGTTCAGCCAAGCAGACTGCGAAGCCATGGCGTTGGTCAAGCTAACTTTGGTGTTGGCACCATCGTTGACTTTGATTTTCAGTTCAGCACCCTGGTAGGTCGGTTTGTCGAAGACGAAGCTAACCTCGAACTTACGACCAGCCGTATTGAGATCGCGCAACAAGGTGATCTCGGTATACTGAATGAACGTTACGGATTCGTAATCAATCGACACATCACGCAGGTTGATGTTGAAAATCATCGACTGTGCTACGCCGTAAGTAGACGGACGCCATGCCGGGGACTGACTGTTGATCTTGACTTTTGCCGACACGTCAACAAAGGTCTTACGGTCGAGGTCATACAGGAAGTGCTGCAGACGGTAACCGTTGATCGTCGAATCCCACTGTGGGTAGGTGAACAGACGTGGGCTGTACGCACCTTCCTTGGCCGCTGCTTCGAACGTGTAGATAGCCCGCTCGAATTCAGGGTTACCGGGACGGGCAACGTAGAACTGCTCGTTAGCCGCCAGCTTGTACACCAGTACCACTTGCGAAGTCTGACCTGGGTAGCTAGGGCGGTGTTCCTGCAAGCCCTCGATAGAGAACTTGGTACCGTTGACTGCCAACGGACCAGAGCTGCTACCGTCGCTGTACAGTACTTCCGCACGCAACTCCAAGGATAGCAAGTTGACGTTGATCGGCACCATAACCTTATCAGGGTTGTTGGCGTTGCTGAACCATGGTGTAAGCAGACGAATCGAGTCGATGTACTTGATACCAACCCGGTGATCTTTCATGTACGCGGAGTGTTGTACCCGCACCAACTGCCCAGGCGGGATGAAGTTACCGTCGACGTCGTAGAACGCCAGGAAGCATTGCTTGCCGTTAGGCAGTGCTTCTTCGTTCTCCGTTACACTGAATGGACCAGTGGTTTTGATCTCCAGGTTAGTACGATCCACGATCTCTGCCAGTGGGGTAGGGATCTTGTTGGTCTGCATTACCAGACCCTGGTCGTACACAGCCGAGATAATCTTGCCCTCGTTAGGAGCATTACCCAAGTACAGCAAAGCGTAGTTCGCACCAGGACGCATGATGGTCGCATCTACGCGCGCTACGTTAGGCCGTACACTGAAGTCTACAGCCAACAGAGCTTCACCAATCATCGGTCCACCACGGATACCGAAGATCCAGTCTTGTTCGACCGTAGCTTCCTCATCCGAGTTGATGGCGAACCAGGCTTCGAGTTCAGCTTTCAACGTACCTTCGTAGTCGACACGCTTTACCCGATACCAGGCTTTGTTGGGAACGTCCACTACCAACTGGTTTTCCCGAGGTACTACATAACGCTCGAGTTCAGACAGTGGGTGGATGTCTGGATCGAACATGTCCTCGATATACAACACGAACATCAACGCGTTGCTGTTACGCGGATCGGCACTGGTGCCTGCAATCGCACCACTGACTACCGCATTGGGGGTGCTATCAAATAACCCTGCCATTTTTCACCTATGTCCTAGGGGCGCACACTGGAGTTAACCGTGTAGCTCCCTTCAATTTTGCACACGGAGTTTAAGAACAGTTCGTTTACCTTACGAATGAACACGAACTCTGTTGGGTTAACCAGAGGAACCGTTGTATTCGCATACGGTTGGATCTCAAAATACCGACGATCGTAATCCAAGATAATTGGGTCGTAAGTCAACCACCACAAGTATGGTTGTACCAGATCCCGCACTTCCTGGTCACTGAACGTAGTCATCCCGTTAGTGAACTTAGGCACTGTCAGCAACCGGTTAAGGATAGCGTTGGTAACCACGTTCATGAACGGACTGTACAAGCGGTATTTATCCTGGAGGTTAGGTACTACTGGAGCACCTACAGTACCCCCCGCCGGAGTGTCACCTTTCTCGTAGTGGATTTCTTCCGCCGCCGTCTTAGGCTTCGGCAACCACTTGGTCAGGTAATCACTTACCCGCTGGTCTACTTCACGACTAAGCTTACGCCGGGGATAAGACTTGTAGTCCTCCACCTTGCCGATTGGGCAATAGATGTGCTTGACACAGTAGGGGCGACCGTTAAGGATGGACCACTGGTCGTCAGGTACCAACCGCTCAGCGCGAGGGACCAAATCACTAAGGTATAACGCGCCATTAATAACCGTACGAGTAACTCGATCCCCACGCAGGTTGTAACGACTAAAGCGGCCAATAACCCCGCCGTCCACGAACCCAAGCTCGGTGTCAGCGTTAGGTCTAACCAGATTATCGTGGAAACCATGCGCTCGTACAGTGATCGTTTGCGGGCCATCAACAATGAACTCCTTGTTGTTGATGTAGCAGTACTGGTTGTTTCCCCACACCCAATCGACGTTCTCGATCAAAGGATGACCGTTTAACCAAAGATCCACTTCGGCAAAACTGTACGGGAAAATCTGACCACCACCAGTGTAGATCTCAGTAAGGGCGAATGCCAAGCTGTGATCGATGTGTTCCAGTTGGAATGTGTAAGCCAGGCACTTCTTGTTAGTGACCAGCACACCACGTTGGTTAACCCGGTCCAAGCCTACCCAGGAAACCATACCATTCTGGATTTTGTAAATCTTGGTATCGTCGGTAACATCTTTCCAATCACCAGAAGGCTTACCGGTGATAATGTTCCAATTAACCACGTAGACCCGGAGATCATAGTTAGCGTCAACCGCAGTGTCTACGTTAACGATTTGTACGTCTACCGTACGCCCGGCTTCACCCAGGGTGAACTCTACCATTTTGCATGCGGCGTTTTTAGGGCTGTAGAACTGGAGGTTCTGCTGATTGTAGAAAGCAATCAGTTTACCGTTTACGTCGTGTTCCCATGCAGTGAACCGTGCACGATAAGTGAAGGGTACTTCTACCCCGCGCTCACCTGGAGCATACGTAGCGGCCAACGGAGTCTCACTGAGTACCCTGGTAGCAGCGTTGTAACCAATACCGGCAATGGCACTAGCTTTGCTAATGTTCCGCCACTGGCTACGGGTAAAGGACATGGTAGCCCCTTTCTCCAAACCATTGGCGGTCCACTCAGGTACGGTAGCCCGTGCACCAGTCATGGCACGCAAGATGTTAGCGTCACTGAACCGGTAAAGGTAACGGATGCGATGATGTTCGTGAGGCCATTGGTAGATCCAGTCGGACTTCCGTACCAGTACGGTGATCTGGATGTTGCCTACTGTTGCCAGATCCGGATGATACCCAGCAGCATTGTCAATGAACTCACCTGCAATAGCCACGTCACAGTGAGTCAACTGGCGTACCGCACTGACGTCGTTACGGGGCAGTAACAGACCGCGGTTGTTCTTACCAGTCAGGTAGTAGTCGTTATCGTCGAAATAACGAATAGTGAAATCACCCTTAACCTTTGGTGGGTGGATGATCACCTTGCGCTTCTGGTCCAAATCGGAATAGAAGTTCTGCAAGCTACTGTACGAGTAGGTCTCTACCCGCAGTACGGTCGGGTCGTGCCAGAACTCGACAATGTCCCCGATCTGCAATCCAGGGATAGCCGACAAGTTACCCTTGTAGAAAGCCCCGTTGTGGAACACCCCGGTATAACCAGGTTTGGCTTTCCACTTGTTGTACATGCTGACGAACGTAGCCAGTTCTTGCTGGCTGGCGTATGTCATCGACTCGTAAACAAATGGGTTGTGCGTGTCGTCCGAGTTCTCCCATTTCTCCACAGGGGAGCTAGGGGTGTAGCAACGGAACCACATGTCTGCTGCGTAAGGCATTGGGTATTGTTTGAATTTCTCAAACGCAAACAACACCAGCCCGTCGTAGGTGTGCATGATCCAAGCGTGGCTACGGCTGTACTGGAAACCCTTGGCGTTGTACAGGTCGATCTGTACCCCACGCTTACGACACAGCCGCCCGATGTTGATCCAGCGATCCAACGGGTTACGGTTCAGCAGGTTGTTACGGAAGTTCCAATAACCAGGTACCAAACCAGCAGCACTGAAAATGTGGAACGTATGGTTTTGACGAGGCAGTGTACGCCACCGGCCCATCAAGTTAAAGTTGTGGACCACACCGTCATTAGGAGTAGCCCGCACCAATTTGCATTGGTACTGGTTGTTCTCTTCCGGGTTACCCCAGATTTGTTGCTGGGCATGCAACACTAATGGAGTGTCGTCTGCGGGAGATCTATCGGCCATATATCACCCATGTAAGTCGTAAGCGTAATCCAGATTGAGTTTAAACGTAGCGAGCGTGTCTTTGTTGTACTTTGGATCCAGGTCCAGGCCCAACGGGGTTTTGTCGTATGCTTTAAAAGCAACGGCCCCATAAACGAATGCAGTGAACAGGCAAGGTGCTTCAGTAGCAGCTCCTACTACGTGTTTACCCAACGCTGCAAACGTGTAAGTGGATACCAAGTGCAGGAAGTCACGGAACGTTACAGTTTTCAGTTTGTACAGTACCGGGTTTTCAATGATCGCCTCATGGAGCTCTACCAGGGTAGGTAAACGACCGACGTTCTCGATAACACCCAGTACAAAACCTTTGTCAGCCCCGAAGATAGACCGGGTAACGTTGATAGTCACCAATTCCAGATCGGAGTTAACAGGTTCTTCCAGACCGATGAAGTAATGCGCCAGCAGGATTTTCAGAGTCATGGCCTCGTTACTACCCATTGGGTTACGGCCAATCGAACTGGTTACCCCCAAGTTGCCCCGGTTGATAATCAGGTTACCCAATGCCCCAGCAAAAGCTTTAGTAGCCACGTTACGGGCTTGCTTCAGCGGAGTAAGGTTGTTCATTACCACGTCTTGCTGTAAGAAGGCAGCCAAACGCATGATCGTCAACTCATTTGGGTTGGTGATCACATCAGACTTTTCATGACGGTACGGACGCTCGTCATAAATGGTAATCATCTTGCGGTTGTAAGCTTGCAAGGTGATAGGGAAAGCGAAAATCTCGATTGGTAACTTTTTCTCGTGGGTGATTACAAACACCCCTTCCTTCTTGGTAGGCGTGAGACTTTGATTGATATGCAAAGCCTGTATGGTGGCCTCCACCTTGTTCAGAACACGGAATGGTTTTCCGATAGTTGTGTTATACGCGTCGATTTGCATCGGTAAACCTCATCAAAATAATATGTTATGTGCAGTGTGGAAAGACACCACATAGTCCCATAAAGGCTTGCATACGATTGTTTTAGGACCCCCTTCTGAACGTTAAGAGGTTCATATGACTGCTTTGACTAGCATCATCCCGGGGAAGGTGATCAATAACGGGATCAATGACGTATCGATCCCGGAGTACACGCCTGCCCAATCCACTCGCCCGTTGCACCTGCCAGTCATCCATGGAGTTTTCCCGAAGGGGCAAATGGCTGACGTAAATGGTGTGGTCTGGGTGAACACCAGCCAAGTAGGCGCGGTATTCGGTCAAGAAATCTTTGATCCTACTTCGCCGTACTACAACCCGAACTCCCTGCTGCTGCAAGCACTCGCTGCTGGTGGCCAGGCTTCGGTCGGTATCCGCCGTCTGTCGGCCAACAACGTGGTAGCACGTACTGCTCTGTCGGCTTTCGTTAGCCGTAAGACCATCCCGGACTACCAGCGTGACATCAACGGCCGCTTCAAGCGCGATGCCAACGGCGACTTGATCCCCAACGGTTCGAAGACCTTCAACGGTCTGGTAATCGAGATCAAGCCCGACCCGGATGCTGCTACCAAGGGTGTTGGTGCACTGACCCGTCGTACTATTCCAGCAGTACCTGCTGCCGGTGGTAACCCAGCGGTTCCTGCTCAGGAAGTGTTCCCACTGTTCGACGGTATCGGTGGCATCGGTGACGAGTACAACAAAGGTGGTATGAACTTTGGTGTTCGTCCTGATGGCTTCGCTTACGGTGACATCGCCAACTTCGTAAAAGAGACCGGCGTGTTCCCGTACACCCTGCGTCAGTTCACCGACACCACGGCTGGTAAGCGTGTAAACGCTAAGACCTCCAAAGGTCGTGAGAACGTCGAAGCAACCCTGTTCGAGTGCGTGTACCAAAAGACTCGTTACAGCCTGCGTCGTGCCTTCGGCGAGTTCACCGGTACCGACGTCAACCGTAAAGTGGTTCCTGCTCCTGCCCCGTACTCCGGTGTGCACGTGTACCAGGATTCCATCACCGCGCTGTGCCAAGCGATGTACGCCATCGAACAGCCGAACAACACCGGCCTGGTTGAAGTCAAGAACCAGCCGTACCGCCAGATGAACCCGTTCACCTGTGTGGACCACAATGGTGCTCCTTACTACGCGATCGCTACCGTTGACACCGTCAGCTGGGACATGACCGCGGCAGTCAAGATCACCGGTGGTGTTTCGCCGTTCCTGGACAACGCAGGTAAACTGCCGTCCTACATCACTCCGGCTCCGCTGGACGATCCGTTCAACGTATTGGCGAACACCAAGTCGCCGATCAACCGTAACGATGCGTGGTCGATCAACAACCACCTGATCGCAACGGACATGGAGCAGTATGTAGACTCGATCGAACAGTCGAACTACACGCGTAACCGTCAGTCCTTCTTCTACGACGTCGGCTACAAGCAAGACGTCAAAGACCAGGCCATCCGCCTGCTGGGCAGCCGTAAGGACATCATGGTAATCCCGTGCGCTACCGTATGGGCTCCAGGTAAGGCCACCGACATGGGTCAGCTGTACGCCCGTGCTGGTCAGCTGAACTCGGCTGTGCGCATGTTCCCTGAGTCCGAGTACTGGGGCACTCCGACCACCCGGTCGTCGATCAACCTGATCGAAGCGTTTATCATCGACGAAGTCACCGCAGACCTGTTCTCCGGTAACATCGACCTGGCATTCGCCTACGCCCAGTTCGCTGGTAACGCTCAGGGGATCATTTTCCCTGCGTTCTCGCCATCGCACGCGGACAACCGTATTCTGCGCACCATGCACACCCCGAACATCGAGTTCGAAGGTGACGTACAGTCGGCAGAGAACTTCAACCGTGGCTGCATCACCCTGCGTCCGTACGACGCCGGTGACCGTCTGTTCCGCCCGGCTCTGGTAACCGTCAACCCCAACGTTGACTCGGTCCTCAAAGACCAGGTTACTGCGTTCCTCTGCGTGTGCATCGAGAAAATCTGTCAGGACATGTGGAACGTCGTCTGCGGCGACACCAACCTGACTGCGGCAAACTACGTGGCTGTGTTCAAGGACAAAGCCGAACGTAAGTGCCGCGACTCGCTGGGTTCGCTGGCGCGTAACATCACTGTTACCCCTTCCTACTCGGAAGGCACCGTCGGTAGCCGTGCTGTAATGAACACCCGTGTTGATGCTTACTTCAACAAGGGCAAATATCAAATGACCATGGATCTCTTCGCCCACAACGAAGAAGATCTGGCCAACGCCTAAAGGAGGGTGTAGACCATGGCATCGGATACTAACCTGCCGCACCGGACGCCCGAGACGCTGCTTAACGTCAGCGACCCGTTTGTCCAGGCACTCGATATCGGTAACCGTCCGGTCATCAACCCAGCGCAAGGTGGGCAGTATGGCTGGGCTGGTAACATCTTCGAGTACGTTTCCACTCAACCACACGTTTCGCAACAGGCGTTCTGCATCGTGTTGTCGACTCCAGCCGGGTTCTCCCGGCTGCCAGCCGGTGACCAACTGCACTCCCTGTGCAAATCGTTCTTCGAGAACCGTACGCGGATCTTCGACGGCCTGTCCGACCAGACGCAAATTCAGTTCGCTGATATGCGCTGGACCGGTCACCGTATGGCGATCGCCGTTGGTGCTCAGCGTACCCTGGGTGCTGTGACCCACACCGGTTACGACGTCGAAGGTGAACCATTCACCAAGATGTTCAAGGTATGGCAACAGTGGCTGGTAATGGACGCTGAAGTCCTCAACGCCAAGATGGTCATCCTGGACGATCCGGGTGACATGCTGCTGGACGAAACCGGTTACTCGGCTATCTACTTCGAGCCGACTCGTAACTTCCGGGACATCGCCCACGCCGCGCTCCTGGTGGGTGGCCAGCCTACCCAAAACGTGCAGATCACTCTCCGTCGCAACAAGGACGAAGAGAACCAGATCCGCGATATCGCAATGGAGATGACTGGCGTCATCGAATTCGACACCTACGCGGTGAAAGAGATCGCTCGCCAGATGCTCCAGCTGATGCCTCTGTACAACCCGGATGCTGTTACTGCTCCGGTCGGCTTCAGCCAGCGTACCGCGATCCTGGAGAACCTGCCGTCTGGTACCATCGAGCGCATGGTTGAGCAATCGACCCGCATCGATCAGCCGGCCTACCTGGGTTAAGCGGTAAAGTTGTGGTTATACCCCTACCCTAGCCTGTAAGGGCTAGGGTAGGGGTTATGACTGCGTTATAGGAAAGGCTTGTGTTGGCTGTTGTCATAGGTATAAATGTTCCCATTCATACTGATTAGTGCATCATTCTTCAGATTGATGACCTCGTTAAAGATCAACAAGTCTTTAGAGTGCGATCCTTTCCTGCTCAAGCTTACCGCTGCAGAACTGATGAAACCACACATCTCCTTTAACGTTAATGACACCGGGAACCTACACTCCCATCCCCTTACGCCTTGGGACAGTTGTGGGATCTCAGCTGTGTCATCGCGTATTAAGTCGATACGTCCACCGTAAATACCTAACTTGTACTCAAACGCCAACCCCGTGGGGGTTTTTACTACTGAGTATTTGAATCCTTTCAGCTCCAGGTAACGACTCCATACGCAGAACAAAGCCAGTAACGTTACAACGCACGCAATGAAATTCAGAGCTACGTCTAACATAAGGTCACCTGCTAAATATTCTGTGTTGATTTTGACTAATAACCGATTTGATAATCGTTTTATTAGACGCCTGTTGTTTGAACAATAAGATGTAATCTTGGAAATAGGCTCTAGAGGCGTTGGTTAACTGAGTCCAGATAGAACCATTGTGTCCGTACAGTTCATTGAACCCTGCTGCTAACGACTCGTGCCAAGAGTCTATTTGACAAATCCCATCGTCGTCATTGTCCCCACATTTGTTTTCCCTGACGTACGAGATCACCGCGGCATCGATGTCATTGAACCGCACATTGGTGAGGATACTGACTTCCGACACCATGATTACAAAAGCACCGTCTATACTGCGTCTGAACCGTTGTCGGTTGTAACGCAGGCAGTTACAGATACTTTTGATCTCGTTGTCGTCAAAGTACGTGCTAGCTACTTTGTTAATGAAAGCAATAGCAAATGCCACAGCTCCTTCTTGGGGATCGGTTCCTACGAAGCCACGACCGGTTTCCATGAGCATAACACTGGCCAACAGAATGCCCTGACTATCGACATTCAATTGTTGTGCCTCTGCAACCTCCTTAGCCGTCACTAGAGCATGTTGTAGCCATGCAGTGTCATAACCCCTAGGGTTACCTTTAATGTGCTTGTAAACGCCGATAACGAAGTCCAGTGGCAATACGTCAGCTACCGAATCCAAGATACTCCTAAAAGTAGCTAAGTCCTTGCGGTCTTGGATGGTAAACCGTGTCGTCATAAACAATACCTCTTAAATTAGTGTAACTCCCCAAAAAATTGAAAAGATGGGGTTGGGTACCACTACCCCCGAAGGAGTAGTGGTATTTGGTTAGAGATAGAAGTTGTTTTCGACTACTTCTTGCGGAGTAACTTGTCTGCCGCTTTTAGAAACAGCGACAGCCAGATCGGTCAACTCCACACAGGAGAAGTTCAGGCAACCACCCATGATTGCACAGCCATCCCAGTCGAGTACTACAACTGGAGCGCCTTCAGTTTTCACCAACCAACGCACACGTTCGGACAGCACGGTACGGAAAGCATTACGCTTGTAGAGGTCTTGGACTTCGTTTGGAATACCAGCGTTGTTGTAAGCCCAGGATACCCATTCCGGGTTTACGGTGAACAGGCCGCGATCAACCCAGGTTTGATCCTTGGCAAAGATGGAAGGTTCTTCACTCGGTGCCTTGGCATCACCCGGTGTAGGAGTCGTTTGATCACCACAATGATCGCCTACTACGGCCAAATCTTCTATGCCGTTATATTGTGACAGAACGTCTTTATAACCAGCCCCAGATTTAGGTTTTGGGAACAGTTCCACGGTACCTACACTGAAGATTGGCGAAACAAGGCTCTCGGCGAAGAACGTGTCCCAGGCCACCATGATGGTGATTTCTTTACGCTCCTCGGTTTGGAAGTTCCTGGTGTACAGAGCACATACCGATGCCAGCAGAACGCGTTCGTATTTACGACGATGTTCTATCGTGTCCAGACGCAGCTCCAGATCGACCACGACTTTGGTGTGCCAGTCTGGGTTAACCTGGTAGAACCCATCGTCACCGGCGATCGTAACTTGCGGCAGGAACTTTTCAGCCACACGGTAAAGCTCGTCAGGCTTCATGATGTGAGCTTTGAACAACCGCTCCAGACATTCGCAGTAGTTGATCTGGAGCGAATCGAGCCGGGACTGGGTTTCTTTGTGCTTTGCAATCTCGTGGTCGAGTTCCTCGGCCAGCTCCATTCCGGTGTTCTGAGCTTTCTTGATGTGCTCTTCAGCCAACAGGAGTTTGCTTTGAAGGTCAGACACCGTATTTGCATTATCACGCATCGCGCGATCTTGCGCATTACAGTTCTCGGCTACTTCATTGCGGAAGGTGTTGTACTGACCCTCACGTTCTTCGATCAACCGTCGCAACTCAGCGATCTCGCGTGGGTGATCTTCTTTCAGCTTGAGGATGATACCGTCCAGGACCTTATGGTCGTCAAAGATATCGTCCAACAGCTTGCAGGCATCAGCGAGCAACTTGTTGGCGCGACCAACTGCTCGCGCCCCCACGGGTTTAGCGGACTCTTTGGAAGTACGCATGGCGTTAACTGCTTCTTGCAGCGAACGCTTGACGCGGAAAATACGATCTTCCACCGGAATCACTTTAGTGTTAGCCGGCTTCACATTGGTATCGGTCATTACAAAACTCCAGATTAATAAAAGGTATTACAGCGGTGGTATGAATCAGTTGTCGTCGACCCAGGCCATGTTGGCGGTCAGCTGATCACTGAAATTGAATTGCTTGATGTCGCGGCAAGCGTCTTCCAGGATAACCTGGTTGTCCCGGTCAACACTCAGAGTAACCAGGGTGTGGTCGCCGTAATCGGTGACAGTGAACTTGCCCTGCTCGTCGCCCTGGATGAAATACATGATGGTGTCTTTGACTTTCTGCGGAGAGTTGTACTCCGAGTTCCAGAACATGTCATTGGTCTTTTTGACCACCGAGTATTTCGGGGTGTCCAGATCCGTTCCGTAATTAACGACCAGACCATCGTCAGACTTGTTGAAGATTACCTCGAGCTGTTTACCCTGCTGGGTGTCGCAGCTCACAATGACTTCAGGAGAGGCAACCGCGTTAACAGCTACCAGACCGAACAGTACACCAGCGATGATAGATTTACGCATGATAAAACTCCTAGAACAATTGATTGATTGACCTTCATCATGGTAGTAATATAGATGTAACCGCTGCTAGGAATTAATTGCTACTATACCAGGTAGGGCTTGCGCCCTACCTGGTATAGTAAACAGATTACAACTTCCAGCCAGCTGGTTCTGGTTCGTCCGGGAGATCTGGAGCAGGAGGTACTGGATTACGGATATCCTCCTCAATCAGCTCCAGTAGATCGGACAAATTGGAGCGGACGTAACCTTCGCCCCAGTTAGTAGACCACTCAGCCCGTCCGGCAATGTAACAGATGTCGAAATCGACTTTCCGTTCATTGGCAGCTTTAACAGCGGCAGCCACTCGCTCTTCTAACGATTTAGGCTGGTTAGTTGTAACACCCATTTAGCACCTCATTTATCGAAAATCCCGTTATTAGGTACTTTCCCAGGAACAATCTTGGACAATACACTATCCCCACGCAAGCTTGGTGGAATCTTAATGCTTGGAGCATGGGCTTTCTGCTTATTACGATCCCCTTTGATTTTCATCAGCAGAGACTCTACCTGCCAGAACACGTTGTCAGCACTTTGCTCGGCATCTACCAGATGGTAAATACCTGGATCTTGTTTTGCTACGGATTCAAAGTAGTTCTGGATACGGTTATTCCGCTCCATGGTCCAGTTATCAAACTGGTCACTACCTTTCTCGGTAACAGAGATCCGTGCAGCAAAGGTCTCGGGATCACCGCCCATGATGATGGTCATGTCAGGGACCAGACCAATTGCATCACGGTGGAGTTTGTCTAGTGTGTGTAACGACAGCCCACGACCAATACCTTGGAAAGCAAAGGTACTGAGCATATAACGGTCGCACAGTACTACGTCACCACGTTCCAGTGCTGGTTTGATAACGGTCTCCACATGCTGAGCACGAGCTGCTTTAAATAGCAGGGCCTCAGCCATAGGGGTTAGTGGCTCTGCATCAGGGATGCCCTCACGGCACAGCTTACGCAAGAAGTTAGCCGCTGGAGTACCACCTGGCTCGAAGGTACGCACACAAGGAATACGCTCCTCAGTGAACCATGCCTGGATGCGATCGCATAAGGTGGTTTTACCGCTCCCACCCAACCCTTCCGTTACCAATAAAAATCCTTTAGACATCGTAAACCCACCTTACACCTGTTTATGGTGTAAGATGGGTTGGTCAGTTTTAATTACGATTGCTTATAGACCACCCCACGGAGGTAACGTTCCAGTTCGTCGTGGTCATCAGTAACCAGAGCAGCAGACCACGGTTCCAGAGGGATGTTGATCAAGTGACCTACTCGCTTTTGCAGTGGCTCCAGAGCAAAACCATATTCAATACTGCCGAGCTTAGGATCTTCTTCTAATACTTCAGCGCGAGCGCGTTGGAGGTAGCCGAGATTCTGCAAGTCACTCAGAGAAACCCAACCCATCATGGAGTACTTGTCATCAAGGAATTCCATGACAGTTGTCACGGGTACAGGTACCGCGTAAATAGCAGCTACATGCGGCGCGCCGTTGTAGCCTGGCTTGCGTTTACCATCCCGCAGGAAATGTATCGGCGGAGTAAAGTTCTTATGGAATGCCTCGTTGTCGTAATCAATGGCCATGAGTGTAGTTTCGACCTTGGCTTGGTACTGACGCTTAGCTGCATGCATCAGGGTTTCAGTACCCCAGATCTGACCAGACTGTTTACGATAGTACTCATCCACTTGCACAGGATAACCGCAGATGTCGTTTTGCAGTACGTCACCACTGATTCCAATGGACAGTACCTCGTAGGTTTTGCCTTCGTTGTCAGTCTTGGTTTGTTTGTATACCGCTACTGAAGGCACGTAATCACGCTCGTCTGCATCCAGTTGGTAACGCCCTTGCCTGTCCAAAGGAGGCATTTGTTTAACGGTAATACCGTAAGTTACCAGCGGTGCGATAGTGGTGAACTTATCCAGGTAGCCACGTGCAACACCGCACATACCGACGTCAAGCAGTTGATGATGTAGACCACCACCATAGCGCATACCAAAGGTAGGAGCACCGAACATATCAACGACACACTCTTCGAACAGGCCGAATACCAGCTCGCTATCTCTATCATTGAAAACAGGTTTCATAACTAATGCTCCAAAAGTTTATAAATAGAAGTTACAAAGAAGAAGGAATTAATAGCAAAATGCATATAAGCAGTCATGGCGAACTGACAAAGCCAATCATGATAAGGGAGTTTAGCATAACTCCAAGTCAGCATACGGTGTCTGTACAAGCAGTTTAACGTAAGCATAACTGTTGCTACAGTAAGAACTATTTCCCAGAACATTCTGACACCTTGTCGCTGACAATCAACGACCACGGAGACATAGGACGCAAGCTGTAGAACCCAGCTACATTTACCGTCTTGTCCAAGTGGTATTTGGTGGTATGCGAGTAGATCATCAGATCCACTTGCTTGGTTTCATCTTCGAGCAGCTCTTGCACACCATTATGCTCAAAGTAAATACGCATTACAGTGACGAACGTCTCTACGTCATCACCAGGGATATAGAAGTTGTTATCAGCACGCGCTACGTCTACTACACCACGCAAGTGGTACCAGAAGGTGCTGGTGGTATAGCCCTTAACGATTTCACGGAAAGCTTCAGACAGTGGAACTTTGATCCCACCAGGAACTTTCTCAAACTTAATGTTGTTAGCCATTGCCGTACCCTAAAAATGAAAATGCGGAATAGACCCTGCTCCTAGGTGTTACCCCAGGAGCAGGACTCAACTACTGCTTAGCTGAACAGCTTGGTTGCCATGTCAACGTTGACCTGGTCTTGCTCAGCCATCCAGGCGGCGTGGTCGCCGGAGTGCTGATAGGTGGTCTGGGTGGTGCTGTGGCCGTAGATGTACACATCGTCGGCGATCTGGTTGCGCAGGTGGTGCTGGGAGTTGATGATCACACCGCCCAGTTCCAGAGTACCGTCGACAGTGGAGATCTTGTTGTTTTCTTCGTACTGCTTACGAGCGATCTGAGCTACCGCTTCGCGGACCTGGCCGGAAGTGTCATTGAGGAAGTTAACGTGAGTCTGCAGCGACTCGACAGTAACGTTCTCCGGGAACTCGACCTTGGATGCATCAAACGTTACGTGGTTGGAGCCTTTGTTGTAATCATGGTGCTCCACCAGCGAGGCCACACCGTTACCCATCAGTTTGGCGTATTCGTTATTCAGCGACATAAGAGACTCACTTATACAAAATAGGGTTTAGTAAACTACCAAAGGAAGAGGAGTGCGTACACGTCCCCTCAGGCATTTGCCTGTTTGGTCATCCTAGTGATATAGGCTTGAAATATTCTTACTGTTAGATGTAGTAAGTCAGCAAGCGCAGCGGATCGAAGATGTGGATGTGGTCATCGTCGGCCGGGGTGTCGAAGTGTTGCTGTGCTTCTACCAGGCGTTGTTCGAAGAACGCTGGGGTGAAACCTTGTACATCCAGCAATGCATGGAAGCAACCGACTTGTTGCGCATAGCGCTCGACCAGTTCTTCCGCGGACTCGCCTAGGTCGAAACGGCTACCCAGGTAAATCACCAACATTTCGGCAATCTTCTCGTTGTCGGTGGACACCGCCATGTCAACCAGGGCGTCGTCGAAACCGATCAGACGAGTAGCGATCACCTTGAACAGTGCTTCATGGGTCTCGAAGGTATGAGCAGCAGTGATGTTGCTGATAGCCTTGTTGGTGAAGTTTTCACCGCTAATGGTGTTCTTGGTCCAGGCAGTAGTACGCACACCACGCGACTGCATGTAGGTTTTGATGATGTAAGCGATGTAGGTATAGACCGCATCGGTCTTGACCGTACTTACCGCCACGCCCTTGATCAGGTGCTCACCGGTTTCAACGTTAGTGAAGCGCGCCCAGCGTTCCTTCGAGGTCTGCAACAGTGTGCGCAGAACCTGGATACCACCAATGACATCCCGCAATGCCAAGGCTACGGAAACTTGGTCCAGCTTGGCATTCAGCAGGTTGTCTTTAGCGAATTGTTCGTCCATCTGTACTACTCCAATTTCGTTGAGTATTGTTGGGCCCATTCACCGGGTAATACATTGTAGGCCCAGCTAAAAAATAAATATACCTAAGGTGGAGGCGAACCCCCACCTTAGGCTACAATCAGAACACGTTCAGCGAGCTGGTTACACGCAGTTGTACTTTGTCGGTGTGACGATAAGTCTTTTTGATCTGTTCGATCATGTGGACCAGACCATCGTGCGACTCAGTACCAGCGAAACGCACCTGGAAGGCTTCCTTACGCATTTCACGATCGCATACGTAGATAACCTCATCTACAGTAGCGGACATCTCAGCAGGCCCTTGGCGGAGCTGCTGTGCCATGTAATCTTCCAGACCAGCGGTACGGTGCTTACAGGCCATCAACATGCCTTGTTCCATAACCAGATCGTAGCCAGTGAAGTAATCCACCTCACGGACACGGTCACCGAGCTTCTGAGGCTTGGTAACAGTACGAATGGAGAAAGCAGTGTTCATGTCAGGGTCGGCAAGCGATTCCTTCAGAACGTAGCTCAGAGGCCCCCACGGGCGTACTTCGATCTTGTTGTAGATAGGACCGGTTTCACCTTGGTCCATGATCCAGTGGATCTTGCGGATCGAACCACACACGTTCGCTTCCACGATAGTGCGCAGGCGATGGATCCATTGGAACACGTCGGTGATTGGGGTCTGCACGATGCGACCGTCACGCCATTCCCAGTAGTACTGAGGCGGGTGGCCGAGTTCACACCACAACTGCTTCTCCGAGATCCGACGGTTGAGATCGGACTCAGGACGCATACACTCACGCAGGTATTCGTTGAAGCGGTATTTGATACCACTCCGGTTCTCGATGTTGAAGCCCCCGGCGTTTACCAAGTAGTAATCACCACCTGGTTCCATCGGTTGCAACATACCGCGTTTACCCGTACCTTCTAATACCGTGCTGCCAAAACTGATAATTTGACTCATGTCGGAATACCTCGCATAATCCGTTCGTAATCTGTAACCTTGGTATCCGGGTTGACGATAGCCGCAACGGTGTTGTCTTGCAGATAACCACTGGATATCTTAGCGAAGGTACCGTCGATCAACATGCTGCCGTTGTTGAGCCCAACAATCAGTGGTGGACGACCCTCCGCAATAGCCTTACTGTAGCGATAAGGCTGGTCAGGGTTATCCGGGTCACGGAACATAATGGACGTGAGGACACGTGGGACCTGGAAAGTGCTGCCCACGTCTACACCGCATTCAGCCTTGGCGTTGTCAAACAAGCCTTCGACTTCACGGTGCGACATATACCAGGTGATCTTAGCGTAGTAGTAGAATTCGAGCATGTAGAAATACGGTTTGTTCGAATCCTGAATCACCTCCAAGGACTCAATAACCGTATCGCCTTTTTCGAACTCCAACACCAGATAAGGCACACCCTTGATGTTGACCTCACGAATGTTCAGCGGTAGTAGGGTAATGTCCATCAACGCTACCAGAGGAGCATAACACTCATCCGGAATCACCAAACCTAATACAGCGGCTGTAGTAACTTTGTCACTAACAGTAGCCATCCCGTTATCCACAAACCGTCTTGGGATATAAACTTCCAAGTAACGGTTTGCGATAACGGAACCATCAGGTAATTCAGTGAGTGCTTTAGCTTGAAAGCTAGCGCTGGGTTCCCTACGGAGCCCTTCTATACTCATGCTACCAGACACTTACCAACGATAGTCTGTACGACCGCTACAGTCAGACGCTCGCGTTGTTGTTCTGGAGTGGCATCGGCTGCACACTCTTGGTAAGTACGGCTGAGGATCTCAGCGGCCAGGTCACACTTGAGCAGAGCCAGGAACTTTGGCACGATCTGCGACGCCATGACATGAGTAGTCAGGGAACCGCCGGTGTCGTCCAGCACACCACCGCTAAAGTTGTAACCGCTACCCAGCACACCGCGGAAGCACAGCTCCAGCTCTTTCTGGAAGTGGTTACGCACCCAGGTACCCAGCAACTCTTGGGACTGACCACGTACTTCAGCCAGACGTTCGCTCAGGTTCTCGTTGGTTACGATGAACTCACTGATAGCCGCCAGACCGGTAGTGATGAACCGATCTTTGGCGTGAACAGTCAGTTTCTCGTGAACGTGGTTGTAGTACACCTGCGCCGCCGACATGTACTTGGCTGGATTAGCCAGAATGTCCAAGACAGGCTTTGGATTGCCCAGCAGACGTTCCCAGTACCAACCCAACAGGCATTCGGTCAGCGAACCACCAGACTCACCCTGGGTGATTTGTTCCAGGGCCTTATCGGTGTAGAACACCATGGCATCTGCTTCAACGAAGCGGGCACCAGCTTGTTCAGCGCCCTTACCATCAGCCAGACGGACTGGACCGTTGTCGGACACCGACAGACCATTGGCGCGGTAGCCTTGCACCACCTTACGCAGGTTGACCATATGACAGGTCAGCGCGTTCCACAGAGTAACCACGTACTCGCGGTAGTCTTCGATGGAACCAGCTTTCAGCCAAGGCACCAGGTCATCCGAAGTGTACATCTTGGTGAGTACGACGTACATTTTCAGGATGCGCTCGGAATCCAGCTGCTTAACACGGCTGAAGTCGAAGTTACCGTTGGCCGATTTAACGAACAGGTCGTTGAGGGTGGCGATGTCGCCCAGGGCACCAGCAGCCCAAGCAGGCGAAGTGTCGCGCTCGCGCATGACTTCTACTACGTCAGCGTGGTTCGAGTTGACGAACGCCAGTACTTGGTCGTTGGTAGGCCATTCGAAGTCCAGACGTTTCAGCATGTCCAGACCAACGTTGGTGTAGGTGAACGACTCGTCAGCTACCTTGGTTGGGTAGTTAGGCGAATCGAAGAACGGATCGTCCAACCAAACGAAGGTATGTTTGAAATACTGCTGAGCAATGCTGCGCAGAGATTCCTTGCTGTAGCAGATATCTGCTTTCTGGCCGATAGCCAGAGCCAATGGTTTGCCATAGGCACTGATGTTGTCCAGTGCGCCACGGATGATCTCACCCAGGCGATTACCAGCAGCTTCCATGATGGTGGTGTGTTCCGATTCCGAAGAACCAGTTACATCCACGATCTCCTTACGGAACTGTTCCCCGTAAGGTTCCAGGCCGTGGCTCACACCATTCAGACCTTCAAGGATCTGAGTAGGGCGGAAAGTAGGGTTACCTACAGCGATCAGCTCGGCCAGACCGATACTCGATTGACGGATCATTTAGTTGCCCTCCTTACCTGCAGCAACGATAGCTTTGCTGATCTGCTCGTCCAGAATGGACTCTTCCAGCGGGGCCAGGTAGACCAGACCGATAGCCGCCAGAGTGTGTTTTACCAGCTCGATGGTGTTAGCACCGGTGATAATGTCATCAACCATTTTTTCTTTAGACACTTTACGACTCCCGGTATCAGTAAAGCTGGTTAGACGTAACGCGGTTTGCAGGGAGCATCCCGTCGTAGTACGTAGTGTACAGACGAGTGTTGATCTCGCCTACAGTGATCATGCCATCGTTGTTGAAATCGAAGCCTTTGTTCTGCACATAGGACTTGATCTCAATCGGAGTAGAACCGTCCTTACGGAACAGGACTTCATCCGGCTTCTTGCCAACGGCAGCTGGATAGAAGATGGTCAGGTAGAAGTCCTCGAGACGAGTGTACTTCTTACCACGGCGCATCCACATTTCGAAATACTTGAACACCCATTCCAGCTGCTCGAGTTGCGACAGCTTGATCAGGTCTTCTACCGTAGTACCCAGGTCTTTTGCGGCATCTTTACCGAACTGGATCAAACCGAAGTAGTAGGCGCCAGCCTTGTTACGAATGGTAGGACTGAACGTACCCGCCGACTCGAAGTGCATACAAGCCATAAGGGCCGATGGGGCTTCTGGCCACAGGTTGTGCTTACGACACCAGGCAGTAACCTTCTTGAGGAACTCTGCACCCACCAGCTTGGACCAACCCAAGTCGTAGTAAGCTACCTTGTTGTAGGCTTTGTAGTTGTTCACTACTTTCAAGAACCCACCCCAAGTACCAGAGCCCATCAGACCATCTGGCGCACCATCGTAAACCTTCAACAGGTTCAGGTTGGTCTGGATGATCTTGAGCGCTGCCTCTTCAGTCATTACTGGTGTAGGCAGTGGCAACGTAGTGTTGAACGTCCGGCTACCGTTCATACGGTAATCGTAGTCCTTTAACAAGGTGGATACTGCCGCAGCCGATCCCTTGCCCCATTTACCGTCGATATCACCAAGATAAAGGCCGCACTCTTTCGAGGCGACCTGGATATCCCGGATTGCATTAAGCAACCGATAGTTCATCTATTTACCCCTGTAGACTTTAATGGCCAATTTACTGAACCCACACATCAGTTCGTTACTGGCGGCTTCGTCACGCAGACTACACACCATCCGGTTAAGCATACCCTTGAAACTAGTCTTAACGTCAACCTTACGACCATCAGCAGTGTAGATGGGTTTAGGCATGACGTAACCAGTAGTGGCCTTCATCTGGTTACCGAGTACGAATTTGTCCGCAGTAGTACTGACGTCCAACGACTCGATCATTACAGTGACCAGAACCATTCCTGGCGGGATTACCGGCTTAGCAACGTTCAGGTTACTGTTGACACCGCCAGTTACTGGCTGCTTGCCTTCAGTCTCCATGAAGCGCTTACGCTTACGGTCACCCTCTTTAACCAGCTTCTTAACAGTCTCGGACATCTCTTCTTGAGGAGAGTTGTACTTAACGTCGATATGGATAATTTTGCCGTGGTACTTACTGCGGATCTGACGAATACCCAAACGGTTAAGCTCGCTTAAGTTGTCATCACCCGCCCCGTCACTGAGGACGTGGCTGTCTTCGATTTCGCATAAAATCGTGTCATAATCGACCTCATCACCCACCTTAGCACGCATCACAAGCGACTGGTTAGCCATCATTGTGAACCGAGCAGGGTTAAGGTAAGGAGTAACCGACTCTTCTACGAGATCACGCGACACAGCGATGGAGTCTTCGAAGGTGTCCTGGTCTTCGAGCATCGCAATACGAACCATCTGGGCGGTTTTCAGTACCGCTTGCCCAGGGTTGAATGGATCGCGAGCAAACCATTCCTCGTCCCAACCGATTACGTCACCCTTACGGAATGTGTCACCTACCTTAAGGTCGGTAGCACGAGTGTGACGGTGGTATTCACCACTAGCCTCACCAATCACCAGACCCAGTGGGTAAGTGTCCGTGGTACCGTCCTTGTAGGTAACCAACAGTCGGTCTTCCTCGACCGCGGTAACCTTACCCTCCTGTTGGGCTACCTTACTGTACAGTTCCGAAGTACGGTGGGGAACAATCGAGTCGTAACCAGTCCGAGTAATACCCCAAGTGTAGTTCCGCGCACTAACAGCCTGAGACCACTGTGTAGATACGAAGATCTGCCGCTTGGCATCGTCCTTGGTGATTGACGGCGACAAGTTACCAGTAACCGACAGCAAACCAGTGTAGCTAGCAGAACTGTGCAGATCCATGTTGCCACGGTAGTCTGCAATCAGAGGGTCACTAGTAGTGTAGGTAGTGAAACCCACTTTACCACTATCCTTGTTCGCCTCAGAGATCCTGCCTTTATAACTAGGCAACTGCACACGAGCACTTTGGGTAACAGTGATCTCACTACGACCACCAGTACCACCGAACGTCAACTCTTCCTGATCTTTCAACTGGTGGACCGGACCTACTTCTTCCACCAAGTTAACCGACGTGTCCGTGAGGATACGCATAGTTACTGCGTCAGGGTTGATTTCCAGTTTGTGCTTACGGTCAGTACCTTTGTTGTTGTACTTACGAATAGCGTCACACAGCTCGCTGTAGATGTGACCAGCGAAACGCTCGTAGCCAACGAACCGTTGTTCTTCGACTTCAACCGGGTTACGAGTCTGATCGGTCTCCAACAGACTAACTGCATCCAGCAGCAAGTAGTGGAAGGAATCCGCGTACTTCATCTTGCGGAGTTCAGTCTTGGTCACCGGGTCGATAAACAGATCGTAGAGACACTTCATCTCACGGAAATGACGAGTCTTAACTTTAGCATCGGCAATCAACGGACCCCAGATCCCTGGGTTGTTCAGATCGCTCTTACTGAAGTTACTGATGTTGCCCAGACCAGACAGACCACCAAACACCATCGACACGTGTTTGTCTCGGCGGTTGAATACCAAGTACTCGTCGTTGAAGGCAATAGCGAACTCGTCTTCAGCCAACTTAACACGGGTACCGCTAGGCACCGACCGGGTAACAGCCTTGGTAACACGCAGCAGCTCGTCAATACCGAAGTAGTAGCAGAGCAGCACGCCGATAGGGAACAAATACCCACCAACACTAATAGAGCAATACTCGATAGGCGCTTTAGCCACCGAGATCCCCATCAGGCCCTCAATGGTACCTTGCTCTACACCATCCAGGTAAACGTTGCCAAAGCTATCCAGCGTCAGTGGTTTACCGTTTTGCACACCCACCAAGAACGAGTCCTTCTTATCGTACTTGGCAAAATCCGGGTGCTCTTTTACCAAGTTGTGGAACCGGAAGTCAAAAGTAAACTTCTCAGTTTTGATCCACTGGAACTTAGTGGCCAACGCACTGTAGATACGCGGTGCATGCAACGACTGGTCAAACTTACTACCACGGTTGAAGGTAAGGGTTTTCTCACCACCTTTACGGATCACCTGCTTAGACAGCCATACCGACAGGTTCTTGGCCATCTCCTGACTACGAGTAACCATCAAGCGGTTGGGGTAGTAACTACTCAGTGCTACTGTGTCTCGGTCGATCTTGCGGATCGGGAGCTCACGACGTTGCAACTGCATGTGGTTCTTAACCCCGTCTACCACAAACGTACCGTCAGGCTGAACCTTAGGGAAACGAATTGCGTGAGTAGACTGATCACCGTTAACGTGGTGCACCTGAATCGACATTACGTCGTAACTACCTTCAACGCTGTTGATCTCTTCCAGCTTGAAGTTGTTCAGGGCAAAGCCAGCGTTCTGGATACCCAAGGTCATACCGACTACGTCTTTATAAAGGAAACGTTTTACGTAACCCTTTTTCAACACATTGGCCTTGGACTCCAACATCGACTCATCCAAAATCGAAATGAAGTTAGCTTCGATCTTAGCGTCGTTCTTTAACTCTTTCAGTTCCTCTGGGGAGATCTTGATGAAATCCTCCAGGGTCTGACCGTTCTCCATGCGGATGGTTTTGTACTGCTCACCTTTCTTCATGAAGAACTTTTGTTCGGCAACGCTAAGGTTGCCGTTACGTGCCCGTTCTTCCAGTGCCAGTGCGATACCAGCAGTAGGTGTGTCGAACGGGTCACGCTTAACGTTGATTACCTGCTCGACTTGTTCTTGCTCGAGCAGGGTGTCGTCTACTGCGGAGTTCCAGTCTTGATCATCCTGAACAGGATTTCCGCTTCCCGCGCCTCCGGCGTCGTTATTACCAGATGCCACATCTCGGTCAGCGTCTTTGAGGACATCCAAGAGACCACCGCTAGGACCAGGATTACCCACAGCGCCATTGTCCTTACCAACTTTTTCTTGGACACTGTGTGCTGGTGTTCGTCCTTGCTCCTCTTCAGATCCAACCGTTCCTGCATCCAGATTGGAATTATTTTCTTCTTCCTCTCCATTTGGATTATCCTTCTCTTGTTCGCTGATCCCTCCGCGCGAGAGGTTAAGCAAGGCTAGGTAAAAACGCTTCGCAGCGTTTAGTCGTTTTGGGCTACCAGTTCTGTGACTGGTTTGCTTTGATTTGTCTACCTTGGCCAGGTAGTTCTTATCGTTCTCCTGATCCAGCCAACCTTTAATGGTAGCCAGATTGATAATCAAGCAACGACTATCGAAAACAAAGATGATGTGCAGGTTTTGCAGCGCCTGCTCTTGCAACTTGTTGAACAGAGAATACTGGTAGTCACCGAATACAAATGCCATGAAGTCGATCAACCAATAGCTAGACTCAGCCTTGGTTAAACGTACAGACTGGTTATTCGGTACTGGTTTGTTATTAACCAGGTCGTACTGGTGGATAAAGTGATCGTAGTCAATCAACAGCTCGTTGAAACCAGGGAAGTTGATTGGCAGATCAATACGAATGAACTGTTGACGCTGGTGTACGCCAGGGCGGTCCACTTCCTCGTTAATGCCTTTAATAAGCGCATTAAAGTGGTTGTAGTACCGTTCGTAGTTTACGAAGATCCCTGGGCGTTGGATAAACATCCGATCCAGCAGACCATAACTCTTTACGATCAGGTTTTGTTCCCGATTGTAAACAGACTTGATCTCTTTGGTCCAGTTGTAGTTGTAGTGGGTAGCGCGATATGTCTGGATAGCTTTACGCACTTCCAGTGGTACGTTACGTCCACCACCCAGTACAGGCTCGTAGTGGCTGACGAAATCAAGGAACACGTTACCGACGAAGTTACTTACAAAAGCTTCGCTACGGCTAGGACCGATCTCCAGTACTTCCTTAGGGAAATAATGGTACAGCGACATACGCGGTAAAGTGATCTCACTGATCGGCAAAAAAGCAGGGTTAACCAGTTCTTGCCGTTTACGCATTACGAACCAACGATGGAACTGCGGATACATCGCAGCCATCGCTTCGGTTCCAGCAACCGCCGCTAACGGGTCGTTAACTTGCGTCATTTACGATTCCTCATGCCGCTGGTGGCGGCTTTCAAAACAAACATTAACGGCTCGTTGACCGGGTCATACAGGAAGTTACCACTACCACTGATGTAGTATTCCCGCTTACCGAACAAGTCTACTACTTGAGCCTTGGTGTCTTCACCGCAAAGACTGTTAGAGTTCAAGGCGTCACCGTCGTGGTCAGAACCCAGTGCCTGCTCACGAGTAGGGTCTACCGACATAGCGTCAAAGTAGTCTACACGTTCACCCTTAATAGGGTACTTAGGCAGCTCACCGATTACTGTGCCGTCTGGCTCGATCAGCGTACGCTTCTTGCTACCAACCGTAGTCAGCAGGTTTACCTTAGCCGGGAAAATGGAACCCAGACCAGTAACCGGATAACGTGTCTGTTGAGACATCTGCCGACGGATAGCTTCTTGGCAGGACAGGTAGTAAAGTTCCATGTACGTCATCGGTGTTACCAACTTACGATCCCTACCTTCAGGCAGGTCGTTGATATCACCCAGCACACAGACTTCTTTGCCATCGTCGTAAACCAGTGCCAAATAGTGGCCACTGATAATGATAGGCTTATTACGCAGGTTAACGTTAGAGAAACCGTTAAACAGTTTGCTGATACCAGTTGCTGTAGTCCATTTGTCTACCGTTGCCGGTTGGACCTCAGTGTACTCGTATTCCAGGGTTTTGGTATTTACCAACTTAGCCTGGTCGCTACCTGGGGTAAACACACCTTCCAGGTACTTGGTGGTCATGGCATGGATACAAACATACTGGTAGTTCAGCAATGCTTGCATCAGGCCCATGTCTACACTGTTTGGATCTACACCGTCGTCCTCAAAGAGGTTGCTACGGGAAACCTTACGTGCAGTAATAACGTTACGAGTACCAGCCACTACACCGCGGGTAGACATACGACGTTGCAGGATACCACCCTTACCGCCCATCAGACCAAAGATGTACTGGTCGATGTCGTTAAAGGACGATTGCAGCCCCCAACGTACAGTGTCGTATAGCGGGTTCTCGGCGTCACCAGCAGTACCAATGGATACTACACGGGTACGGAACATCAACTTACGGTAGTACTCAGTGAACTCTGGTTCACTTGGCGCACCGTTAGGCATGAACTGGATATCGCGTAAGCCAGCAGGGATTACCAAGACTTTGGTACCCAGTGCCGTGTTACGGAACATGTTGATAAACTTAACACGTTGTTTACGTTTATACGAGTCGGTTACTGTTACCACCAAATCGTAGAAATGCTTGACGAAAAAACTGTAACCAGTCTGTCCGTCGATGATGTTGGATTTTATGAAATCCTTAGCTCGGTCGTCCCAGACGGCATATTCCGAGCCTTTCAAAATCCCGATGTACAGAGATTTTATTTGACCAAGCGCTTTTAAGTAGCTCGGGTTAAAAATAGGAAGCTTGACGTCAATGTAAGCTTCAGTTTTATCACGCTCTTTAGACCCCATTTTGCCAAAGATTTCTAAAGAGTACAGACCCTCGTCGTTGAGGTTCTGAGTCATACCTTCGAAAGCATCGGTAGACGCCACAGGTTTGAAGATACCGGGGACGATCTCCCTGGTATCTAACAAGGTTATATTACTGGGTTTCATATAGTGACCCTTGGGGTAGATATGTCAGATTATGATGATTTCGAGAGTTACGATAACGACTGGGGGGATGATCCGTTCGAAGGTGACATGGACTTCGATTCGGACTTCGATAACCCAGGCGGTAAGAAAGGGTTCCTACGAAGCGCTGTAAGCGGCTTTTTAGACGGTATCGTCGAGCGCACGATCGGCAGTACCGATGCAAAGATCAACACGCTACAGAAGGTTCTGCCAGCCACCTGGAATCCTACCTTCCGTAACCTGCGCGATCTGAACCAACGTCGTCGCGACGTAATGGAACAGATTAAAAATGGTACCTTTACCACTGTGCAGGATTTGCAGTATTTAGCAGACCGTGCGGCTAAAGCTGTTGGTAATAAGCTTCCTAATAAAATCTCCGAGACCCTTACTGATTTCAGCAAAAGGGACTTCTCGGACTGGGAAAAAACCGATTACGACCGCGATGACACCGATAAGGCAGAAGGTGTATCGGACGAGGAAGTTAAAGCGTTAATCAGCAATGAAGACGCTAACGCTATCCTTACCCGAGAAACCTCCAAGTCGATCGGTAGACAAACCATCGGGATGATGGCTGAGATCGGTGGTCGGTCTATCGCTAACATCCAAGGTCTTAACCAGACCGGTATGCGCACCAACCAGTTACTGGAACACTTGCTGGACTTCCAGCGTCGTGTAACCCAACGTAACGACCAGTTGATGATCAGCATCACTGCGCGGCAATACCTTACTAGCTCCAAGTACTACAAGTTCATGGAAGTTAGTAACCACCGCATCGTCACCGAGTTGAAACAGATCGGTGAGTACGTCAAGATGTCGGACTACGAGAAAACCTCGAACATGCAAGCTCTGAAAAAGAGTGTGCGTGAGTCTGTATTCGACAAGGCCAAGGGTCGTTTCGGTGGTATTGCTGATTTCTTGACCGAGCGTGTAGGTAAGGATGCTCTGGACGACAACATGTCCAACGTGTCAGACATCACCAGTAGTCTGCGTATGGTTGCTGAGATGACCGAAGGGATGCCCCTTAACGTAGGTTCCATGCTCGGTAACGCGGCAGCCGGTATCTTCCTTAATAAGCTTCCCAAGATGATCGAGTCTGGGATGGCCCAAGGTTACATTGCTAAATTTAAGAAGCAATTCCCTAAACTTAGCAAATGGGCTGACGACGCTTACATCCGTCTCGGTGACCTCGGTAACGTAGCCACTTACGTTACTGGTAATGGCGAGGAGTTGGCTAACACCCTACACCGCCATTACAAGCACGGTCAGTCTGAACTGGACGATATGACCTACGATGACTACGTAGATCAGTTGCCGAAAGACAAACCACCAATGCCTAAAGCAGTCTGGGTTGCCATGAAAATGGCACGTGGAATGTACAACAAGGGCGCTGGCGCAATCATGGATGACATGTGGGAGTCTAGCTACACCACATACAACCTGAAAAACCGCACCCTGGCAGATGGTGAAGAAAACGCTCTGTGGACCCGTCGTTCCGACCGTACGTTGAACGAAGAGATCCCACGCTGGTTCAGCATGATCCACTTGTCCTTGGAGCAAATCCGGACTGGTAGTGACGACGTCAAGCGTTTGGCTTACGACTACGTTAAAGACGACTTCATTACCGACAAGCAGAAAGTAGCCACGGTTACCAATGCTGTGTTTGACCGTAGCCAGTTCTCCTCGCAAGCTACTTCGGCCCTTAACCTGGCTGAGTCGCTTGACAAAGAGGGTGGTGGCACAATGTCGGCTAAGGCCAAGCAAGACCTGGCTTATCAGTTGACCCGTGACGTAGACCGTAAGCAAGGCTTCAACCCGTACAACTTCCTGGCGTTAGAGGAAGAGGACGGGTTCTCCAAGAAGTCCGCTAAACAAATCCGTGAATCCATCATGGCGGCGTTTGGGATTACCCAAAACCACATCGATGAGTTTCATGCTGGTGACGACGCTACACGCACGCGCATGCTGACGTACATGCCTACTGAGAAAGGTCGTAGACTGCTCCCAGGTATGGCTGACGCAGCACGGTCGCTCGACACCTTCATGCCGGACATTACTGCTAACCTGGAAACCTACCGCAATAGTGGTTTCTGGAATGCGATGAAGGAAGCAGGGATTATCACCAAGTCCGAGTGGGGCGGTGGTGACGAAGTCTCTGAGAAAAAGTTCTGGGAAGTCTACAAGCAATATTTGGCTGATCCAGAACTGAAGTCGTCAGTCCCTGTGCCTGAGACACAAGGACCGATTCCTACTCGCTCGTTTGGCACGTTTACACCTAACCCTATCAACCCGCTGGCGCAAGCCACTGTACCTAAGTTTACCTTCGGTGCGGCTGCTGGTGTTGCTCCTACTGCTACGACTGTTCCAGTCAAGGTAGAAGGGTTCGACGAACTGGTTAAAACGCTGGATGGCCTCAAGAACTTTGCTCAGACCATGGGTGGGTTCGGTGATGCCATGAAAGCAGTTAGCGGGATTGACTTCCAGCCACTTAACACCAAAATGGATTTGTTGGTTAAGAACACTGGTGACCTGCTGCAATTGGCTCAGACCCGTAACGAGACTCTCACCAAGATTTATGAGAATCAACCGGTACGTAAGAAAGCCAAAGACAAGCAGGAAGAGGATGACATGCGGTCTGGTACGCAACGTATCATGGATCGCATCAAAGAGTTCTCGTTCCAAGACTTCTACAACAAGGCAGTTGACACGGTACTCAAGAACGAGCCACTGATCCTGGGTGGTTTGTTGGGTGGTCTCGCTGGGTATGCTTTGCATAACCCTAAAGCTGCTGCGTTGATTGCAGGTGGTGCTGTAGCCGCTACCGCTTACGGCAAAATCCGTGGGATGGCTAAAGCCAAAACACCAGAGGACAATGAAGACCTCTATGAGGAAGGTTCTGACGAGCCGTTACTCAGTGCGAAGAAGTTGCGTGACGGCGACTACTATGACCTGTCCAAGAAAGTGATCATCCAGTCGTGGAAGGATATCACGGGGAGCATCAAGGACATTAAAGACGGGACCATCATTGGTGCTCGTAAGTTAGCCGGTAAACTGTTTACTGCTGAGAACAAGGAAGTATTCCTTAGCGGGTTGAACAAGGTGCGTGAATGGATTAGCAAAGCGTTCCGTTGGGTAGATCCATGGGGTCGTGCGGTAGCTGCCAAGAACGCAGTAGCCAAACGCTTCTTCCAGATGGACGTATATAAGGAAGGAGCCAAAGCACCTACCCTGTTGGGCAAGTCGTTTGATGGTGGTGCGTATTACAAGGTTGGTCCAGACGGCAAAGCAGTAATGCTCACCGGCTGGAATGAGATCGACGGGCCAGTATACGACCGTGAAGGTAATATGCTGATCTCCCAGGAAGACTACGACCGCGGTTTGGTTACGTCGATGGGTGTGTCGGTTAACAAGCTTGGTAAGCTGTCGAAGAAGTTTGGTAGTTGGGGTCTGGAGATCCTTAAAGGAGCTAAAGACCGTGCGTTGCAATACGGTGGGGCTGCTGTAGATAAGTCGAAAGAAGTATTTAAAGCAGACTACACTCCGATTATCAACTCGATTGACCGCATCTACGACTTGCTGTTGCAACACTGGGGTTACGCCCCGGCTGCAATGGTTAACGCACTGACTGGCACAGATGGTGTTGAGAAGCCTCTCGAGGCAGAGGGTGATACTGAGACCCAACCAGCACCAGCTACCGGTAAGAAAGGTAAAAAGAAAAAGGCACCGAAAACCAAGGAAGACTCGGAGCCAGATTTCAACAAAGGTATTGACCCTGATACCCCTGGTCCATCCAAGGAAGAGGTTGCTAAGCGGGAAGAGCGTGCTGCAAACCCACCCGAGATGCGTAAGCATAACTTTGCTGAAGCTATCAAAGAGAAAATTGCAGCAGCTTATGGTGATCGCGCAGCGGCAGGTGATCCTGCTCCAGAACCTAAACCTGGCGAACCTAAAGAACGACTCAACTCCCTTAAAGACCAAGAAGAGCAAAAGGAAAAGAAAAAGGCCGGTATGGTTCAGGATGCGATCATCCGCATCGGTGAGTCCTTCGGTTTTGGTGAGAAGAAACCTGACACCAAACGTGCTGGTTTGTTTGGTTTGTTAGGTACCATGTTTGGTGGCGCGTTAAGTGTCTTGGGTGGGATCTCCACCTTTATCACCAAGACGTTGTTCTCTCCAATCAGGATGATGGGGACGTTCGCTACACTCGGTATCAAGTTACTCCCTGTGATGGCCACTGGCGTTACGGCTATTGCTAAAGGGTTGTTCACGTTGCTCAAGACTAAGTCTTTGACTGATGCGGGCACCAGTGTGCTTGACACCATTATGGACAACAAGGGTGAACATCCTGAAGTCCGTAAGAAACGTAAGGAGATGCGCAAAGAGCACCGTAGTAAACCTAGTACCAAACTCAAGAAAGCAGGTCTGGTTGGTGGTGTAGCCCTTGCGGGTGGCATGGCCGTAGACAGCATGATTGACAACGGTATCGTGGAAGAAGACGGTCTGGTAGCTAACGTAGCCAATGTACTGGAAACCGGTGCACAGGTTTACGCTGGTTATCAATTGGCATCTGGTCTGGCAGGTTTGGCTGGCCTTAGTCTGCCGACTATGTTGGGTACTGCTGCTACCGCTGCCGGTACTGGCTTTATGGTTGCTGCTGGTGGTGCCTTAACGGCCGCTGGTGCAATTATTACCAGTCCTGTAGTACTTGGTGCGGCTGCAATTGGTTTGGTTGGCTATGGTGCTTACAAGCTCTTCCAGAAGGGCAAGGGTACCCAGCTTAAACTGCGCCTGACCCAGTATGGTGTTTCTGATGTAGAGTCTGATCTCGCCGAGACTATTGTTAAAGCAGAACAGATGTTGGAGAAATACGTTGTAATTGGTAACGGTAGAGCATCGCTGTCTAAGGAAGCACCTATCGAAGAAGTATTCCGTATGTTTGTGCCTGACGCAGCTGATAAAGGCGGCAAGGCTAAACTGGCGGAAGTGTTCACTTGGTTCAATGGTCGTTTCAAACCTGTGTTCTTGACCTACATGGCTTGCTTGGATGCTGCCAAGTTCAAAGGTCTCCAGGAGTATGACGAGTCGACTAAGCAAGAAGTCTACATGGTAGCGAAACAAGCACACACAGCCCTCGGTGGTGTGATGCCGTTCCCTTACACTGTAGTTGCCAAAATCGATAAGTCTGTTCCTATCCTCGGTGAGAAACAGACTACCATCCGAGTTACCAATTACCTTACGACCCTCAAGACGTACCTGGATCGTAAGACGAGTAAGGAAGACTTGCAGCCTGTTGCGTTGCCTGCCGGTGTGAAAGCTCTGGAAGCAGAGAAGAAACATTTGGAGGAGCAACTGAACGAGGACGGTGGTAGTGTCGCTGGTCCTATCCGTAGTAAGGCGAAAGCTCGTATTGCGGATATCGACAAGCAACTGTCTGATCTGAACAGTAGCTTCAAGCTGGGCAAACAAGTTCAGGCAGTGTACATCAAAGACCTGCTCCCAGACGCTAAAGCAATGGATTTGCTTACTGCAATTCGTCTGGCGTGCTATGGTAATGATCAAGACATCCACTGGCGTATTGAGGCTGTACTGCGGTTAGAGCGTTACTGTGAATCCCTCTTCGTATCCGACGGGAAAGAAGTTGTATTCCGTGGGGACATTGGGGAACTGTTTGATATCTTCCGTACGTCGTTCCGCCTGAAACGCGACGAAGGTGAGAACTGGGCTAAGTGGTTCCGTGACCGCTTTGCTCCGGTAATGCGCAATTACGTGCAACTGGTTAACAACTATCGCAAGGGCAACCCTGGGGTGGTTTGGAAATCGCTGTCGGTTACTGCACGTTACGAAATCGCTAAGGCATTGGTTGACACTCAGGTGCACATCACGAGTGCATTGGTAGTACCGATCTGGCGTGTAAGGTCCTCGCCGTTCTTGGATAGCCGTTCCGACGACCGTCCGGACAAAGTAGACCGCATGCTTAAACTGTTGGCTGATGCTAGCACACAGGCTAAGGTACTGGACCCCGAGAAAGAGGCTGGTAAAACCAATACTCAGACTTGGGCTAATGCAATCAGTCCACACAAAGTAGGTGGTGGGTTTACTCCACATGCTGCCAACGTCCAGCAGCCTGATCAGTACAAGAACAAGCGTGACGTCGTTATGGGTGGCCAGTTTGGCACCAACGTGTCTAGCGGTGCTGGTACTGGTAACATCTACAGCATCAATGGTAACTACGGCACCCCTGAAAACAAGTATGGGTATAAAGCCCTAACTGGTGAATCCGACACTAGCCACCTGGACATGTCCGGTGTACAGAAGGATACCAGTGCTAAGGACTCTGGGGTTAAGGTACCGCGTAAGCTGGCAGAGCAGTTAGTAATCCGCGAGATGCTTAAGCAGGGCTTCACTGACCCGCGAGCTATTGCAGAGATGCTGGCACTTACCAACTACGAGACTGGTGGCTATAACAAGACCGTAGAGAACCTTAAGTACTCCGACCCATCCAGACTGATGCGGACGTTCAAGGAAGTTACTTCCCTGGCCCAAGCACAGCAACTGGTACAGATGGGTGAGGTAGCAATCGGTAACGTGGTTTACGGCGGTGGTAAAGGCAAGTCCCTTGGTAACACTGAACAAGGGGATGGCTACAAATACCGTGGCCGTGGCTTCGTACAACTGACAGGTAAGAGTAATTACGCTAAGACCGGACAGGCTTTAGGTATCGACTTGGTTGGGAAACCAGAGTTGCTGTCTGAAGACCCTAACGTCATGGCGGCCGTTGCGGTAGACTTCTACAAGAACTCCAAGCTCTTGCAGTCGATCACCCAAGACGGTAACTTCGGGCGTGCTGCACGGGGGCTCAATGGCGGTAATGCATTGCCCGGTATGCCTGAGCGTCACAAACTCTACCTGAGCTACTTGGATCAGTTGAGTAAAGGCGAGTTAAAAGCTGACGAAGAAGCCGCAGCTAGTGCATCTGCCGATGTGGTGGGTAGTGCACCTGCACCAACTGCTCCTCCTGACAGTGGAGCAATGATTGGTGGTGCTGGTGGTACTCCTCCACTGGGTGCTAGCGGTAGCGGTGGTCAGTTGGATCCAAGCGGAGGAGCTGCATACGGTACGCCAGGTACTGATCCAAACACAGGGCAACCTGGTACTTGGTCTCAGTCTGGTCCTAACGTACCGATGGGTCCTGGTGTGCAGACTGGCTCTGGCGCACTTGGTGGGGGTTACACTGCTTCGACTTACGGTGCTGGTCCTTCTGTTGACGTAGATGGGCTTAAAGTTAAATCCGCCGAAACAACTGCTGGTGGTGGGCATCATCCTGCTATCAAACGGTTGGGTCAGTTGATTATGACCAACGTCCAAAACTTCAACAGAATCACTGCGTTGAACGACGCATGGCACAAGCACAATAAGCCAAACTCCAAGCACACCCAAGGTCTGGCGATTGACTTCACCCTGACTAACGGTGCAGCTGGTAGTGATGCTGCGGTGGCTGTTGTTAAAGGCTTACTGCAACAAGCTGGTTTGACTCCTAACGAGTTCCTGGTACTCAACGAGTACAAGCGAATGTCGCGTGGGGCAACTGGTAACCACGTCCATGCTGGCTTCCAATCCGTAGCTGCTGCGGACAAGTTCATGAAGGCAAGTGGCGGTAACGCTACTAACGGACAAGACACTACCGCTGGTGGTGGACCTGTACAGCCGGTTGAACAAGAAGTTGCTTCGCCTCCGCAACAAGGAGTAGAGGCTCAGGCACCTCGTGGTATGGAAGACCCAGCTGCTAGCCCTAGTGGCCCTGCGGTACCGGGTAAACCAAACATCCCTGGTCCTAAGCCTCCACAATCCGGTGGTAACACTGTACCGCAAGGTGGCGGTAGTCCATTCGGGACGTCTCCTGGCGCTCCTTACCAGCAGCCTAATAACGGTTCTTACCAACCGCCTGCACCGCCTGCTACAAGACAGCCTCAGGCTGCTCCTGCACCAGCCCCTGTAGACAACGGTAACGTAGAACAGTTGTTAGGAGCATTGGTTGCAGCGGTTAACCAACAGGGCGGATCCCAGTCCCAACTGTTGGCACAGATCGCTAAACTGATCGCTGAAGGTAACAAAGGAGCTAAAGATCCATCTCAACGCGTTAAGGTTTGACCATTTTAGGAGAGGGGGCAGGGGCTTCGGCCTCTGTCCTCATCCTATTTTTACAGGTATTTACTGATGGCCACGACGACTACTACCAGAGACAGGGACATCATTAGTAAGTCCTTTCGTCTCTTAACACGCGGCGTACAACCAACCGAAGTATTGGACCGGATGGATTGGGACAAGTACTTTAACGTATTCAGCAGTGCTACGGGTGACAATCGATACGTTAACCCTGTAGCACAATCTAGCCCCTATACTGACCCACGCTACGGCCGCTTCATGCAAACCCGTGAAGGCGGTATGGGTTCTGTGTATAAAGAGTCCATTGAGGACAACGTAACCCTTTTAACTATTGTGCCTAGCGTACCTCAGTTTGCTGGTTTGCTCCAGTTCATTGCGAACATGTTCCGCCCTAGTGCTGCGATCATTGCTAACAAAGGTCGTGCACCAGGTTTGGCGTTTTACATGGCCCAAGCAGTTACGTCCATCGTGTTTATTCCCATGCAGTTGATTTCTGCTGGGGTACAGTTCCTCAACTTCTTTATGGATAACCCGGTAAACAGCTTCTGGTCTTGTAAGCCAGCGGTTGGTGCATTTACCATGGCGTCCACAGGGGTACTTAACGACCTGATGTACCGCTTGGGTTATATCGACCCACTGCTACCTAAACGTGTTCAGGAACAGAATGACCCGCTGTACGGTCTGAAACCTGACTACGACAATACCAAGGCTATTGCTGACCTGCGGCTGCTGATTCCTGACTCCGTCAACGATGACGGGACAGTGGACTTGATGCGTCTGGTAATGAAAGGTACTCGTAAACACCGTGTCATGCTCCGTGAGCTGGCCAAGTTGGATAACGAGACCATCCTTACTGTGGATCAGAAGGTTGCCCGTAGTCGACAAGTCCTGGAAGAAGTTGAATTTGATGCGGCTACCTGGGACGGTTCACCCAGCCAGGATTACGTGCAACAGGAAATGAGCACGGTAGGTCGTTACCGTGAAGGTGAGGAGAACTATGTAGAGCAAGACTCCGCATGGTACAAACAGAAAGCCTATGAGTCTACCAATAACCCCGAATACGGTGTAACTGGTGTCGGTAGTGTGGCTAGCAAAGATGGTCGGTCGTTAGACACCATCATGGGCGAACTCGCTACATCGAGTACTAGTGGTAGTTTCGGCACTGGTAACCCTAACGAACCAGCAGGGCGTCCTAAACCTGCTACGCAACCCAACGTAGGCGCTACTGGCCAACCACAGGTGTTTTATGAAGACAACCCTGATGATAGATCATGGGCAGGCGACATATTTGATTTGGCTCGTACTGCTGCCTATGGCGGCATGGACGGGATCACTTGGCGAGTCGATGGTAGCGCTGGGCCTACAACCGATTCATTCTCCAACTCTAAGGCTCAGTCTCCACTGGCAAGCAAGTTCAACTCCGTCGTAAAAGCGGCGAACGACTTCCGCTTTGACATTGCTGGTGGTGCCACAGGCGTTGATATCATCGACGGTGTGGTCAGCATGATTAAGGAGTCTGCTATCGGTGCACTGTCCGGTAGTGTGATTGGTAACATCCCTTTAGCACTGACCAACAACTCGTATATCAAGATTGCCGACCACTGGGACGGTTCCACCACCAACCTGCACAAAGAGTCGTACTCGATTTTCTTCAACTGTAACTACGCTCATCCGTATGAACAGATCATGAAAATTTGGGTACCGTTTGCTCTGTTCCTGCCGTTGGTGGCTCCGTTCACTACTGGTGGTGGTTCGTATACCTCGCCGTTCATGTGTAAAGCTTTCTGCCAAGGTCGTTCGATCATTCGTACCGGCATGGTAGAGAACGCTACCTTTACCTGGGGTGCTGGTGAACGTGGTTGGACTCGTGATCGTAAGCCACTGAACTTACGTATCGATTTCAGCATCGTAGACCTGGACAACATTATCTCGGTTCCAATCGATCGTTCGATTAGCCTGCTGGAAGTACCTAACCTCAACGGTATTGCCAACAAGCTGTTCAACGACGACACCGGGTATAACAACTTCCTTGGTCGTATTACTGGTGTTACGTTCCTGGACACCTTCCTTAAATACTCGCGTATGAACCGTGGTCTTACTGGCATGGCATTGGATGTGGAAACTAGCATCCGTGCAGACAACATCGCTAGCAAGATCTCCGACTCTATCGCCGGTAGCTTCGCAACACTCTTTGCCCGCCCTATGCAGCGTTGACATACACCCTACCCCTAGCCTTAACGGCTAGGGGTAGGGGTATAGGGTTATTAACGAGGGAACTCGGCAGCCCCACGGAACTGGGTCCGTAGTTCCACCAAACAACTTACTTCCTGGAACTTACCAGCAGTAGCCAGCAAAGGGATGATCGGTTGGTAACCACTAAGCAAGGTAACCATGTCCTTACTTACCCGAGTCATGATAGCGAGGTTCTGCGCCATGCCAAACTCGGTGTAAGTCAGCCACCATTGTTGCCCGATGATTTTCTCCAGCACTGCTAACATCTTTTCCAGCAATGCAGGGTAATCTTCAGGGAACACATCGTCGTCGAACTTGAAGTTACTGAACAGCGTAGATACCAGGTTAGGGTACTTAGACATCAGGATCTTGCTATTAGCACCCGTACCACCGTCGTCTTCATCCAGTAACTTGAGGACTTCGGTCATCGACTCGATATCCCCGTTGATGATCATGTACTGGAAAGCTTCCAGTGTGGCATCCCGGCGAGCGAAGCCAAAACCATTCGGGTAACTGTTCCAGATAGACCGGTAACTACCCGACATACCAAACATGGCAGTGTTGTAGTACAGGCTATTATAAACCGAAGCAGTTACGCTACGGTCTACGAATTCGTCAATACCAGTTAACTTACCAAGCATGCGCATGGTCTCAGCGCCCATCTTGCCACGCCAGTTCTTGGTAACCCGGAAGGTTTCCCCGTCACTGGTAATGAGACCGCCAATATTCAGACCAGTGATGCGTTTGAACTCCTGACTGATATCGCCAGCAATCTTGCGCATCGCACCTTCTGGGCTATTGACTGGGTAACCCATACGACGACTAGCAGCCGCCAGGATACCATTCTCGTCAAACACTACACCGTCACGACCAACCTTAACTGCTTTGGTTAAGTCCTTGGTGTTGAGCAAACCACCAGACAACATACCGACAATACCATCCAGTACGTCCACCACACTGTCGCGGTATTCGGTGATGGTCCCTTTAAGCCCGGTGTCACGTGCAGTTTTGGTAGCGATACCAGTCTGCATGCGATTTTGTGTAACGTTGTAAGGGGTTAAGTTGTCACCCTTAACCCGCTGCATCGACGTATTGGTGTTTTTCTTAAACGCCGTTAAGTCCGGTGCTAAGTTAATACCACTAAAAGCATCCATTAATAAACTCCCGAAAACAAAAAATAAAAGAAGGTAAGGAGATTAAGGGACTCAGTCCCCTAACCTCCCCTCCATCATTTCTTTTGTTTCTCTGCGTCTTTGGCTAGCTTCTCGTTGATCTGTTCTTTCCGATCACGACTAACCATTCTGATCTTGTCTGAAACCCTTATGATGTTTCCGTGTATATCCTTAGCGGTAACTTCGATCTCACATTCTTCAATTTCCAGAATCGACAAACCCTCCAAGAACTTACCAAAGCTCAAGTTGGGTTTGTGGAAATAAGTATCCCGAATGTTGCCAGTACGAGTCTGCCTCTCGTCCTTGGCTTTTTCGGGATCTGGATTTGTTACGATCCAATCCAAGTAACGACCCAAATAGTTGGACCACTTAAATGGATTCATCTCAAGCTTGTTAAGGATCCGTCTAAACAACCTGGCCGGTGGATCCTCTAGCTTTTCGTCCGGAACAAACTTCTTTGATATGCGATCAAGTCGGTTAGCTGGAATGTCATCTTTCTGCTTTGTCATTTAACCTCCTCAACTGGGAGTCTATCGCTACTTGCACGATAGTAATAAAGTCATCAAGTACTAAACGGAAGTAACTCGAGTTAAAGAACTCCAACGTTGGACCAGTGATCACTGTACGGTGTTCTTTAAACGTGTCGCCTTCCTGCTCGTTTATCGGGTTTTCTAAACAGTATAATTGCAACAACTGCAAGAACCCCCAAATGAAATGCATTGCGGAATCAGAGTTACTATACCAAGCCAGGAAGTCGGTCTCTTTACTGGAGACATGGAATTCCTTAAAGAACGGATCAAACTTAAAGTGATGCTTTTCTTCTAGTGCGTAAACGAACGCCAGGGCGTCTCTCGCGGTCTTTGTATGGGCAGTAATACCTAAGGTCATAAACCAGTCGAAGTCTTCACAGATCGCAATTGGCGCACCTACCAGGCAATCGTATAGACCATGGATCATCTGGTCAAATTTAACTGTGGGTTTGTTAACCCGCTTTTCAAAGTTGGCTAGATACTCCATCAACGAATTGTAGTAATCGATCTGCACACGTTTGCCGACAAACGGCAGGTTACCAAGCATTTTGAATTTGAGCAGCGCTAAGTTCATAACGAATCCTTTGTACCTTACTAGCCTGGTAATATAGGTTTAAAAAATTATGGAAAGTCCATTTGTCTTAGAGTCCGATGAATCGGCGACCCCATTCGTCGACAAGAAACGTAAAATAGATGACGATAACCTTAACGAGGTTTTGGCTCTATTACAACAAACGTTAACCCCTACCGAAGAAGACCAAGAACAAGTCAGCTTCATTACGGCCCTGCAAAAGAACCGCCAGTTTTTGCTCCAGTACGCCATGAAAGCCTACATGGAAAAACCAGGTAGCGCTAGTCTGCTGGAAGGTGTTACGTCGTTGCTTGCTCATATGGAGAAAGCAATCCGTGACGACCGTAAGGAGCGGATGAAGAAACAAGAGAACCAAGACAACAAGCTGTCGTTCAACCAGATGCTTGAAGCTATGTCGATGATTAAGACTGGGGCTATCCAGATTCCAATATTCGACGTAACTAGCTTTATGCTGGACCCTAGCGTGTCGCTGACTGATGGCTTGGATGTCAAGCCCATCAATGAAGCCGAGCTGGTACAGGGTAACCAGATTATCAGTATCGACGGCACACCCGTTTAAAATAGACTATAAGCCCTACTGCACCCTAGGGTGCAGTAGGGTATAGGAATTATTCCGCCTTTACTCATAGTCGTAGAGACTATGTTCAATAGGCAGTAACTTGATAGCAGGAGCCATCATCAACAGGCTAGCCATCATCCAGTCCTTGTGCGGACCAGCAAAGGTCTCGTTAGGACGTACCAATACATCAGGAATAACGAAGTTGGTTTCAGGGATTGGATTCCCCATGAACGTTTCAGACAGAGCAGTAAACGACTCATCCAACAAAAGGTTATAGCGGAACACGTAGTTGTACTGGCCATAGAACTTGGCGTCGTGCGCACTAGGATCGGAATAGATCGCTTGTACCTTAACCAGGCCCTTCAGACCATAACGAATACACTCGACTAGTTCGGCAGTTTGCTCTGCATCGAACTGGTACGGGAAAGTGTTTACATACAGACGGACTTCCTTGATGTCCATCGGCTTTTCAGTCAGACCTTCGATGTCAATGATCCGAGCAATCATGGTCTTGATCAACTTGGTGGGGTAGTACATCCCAGTACCCCAATGCTCCAAGCTACGTTGTGCGAAAATAGCCTTAAAGCGCTCTTCGTCGATACCGATGTGCGTATAGTTGTAAGTATCGAACTTACGATCGCGGTAGTTACGCTCGATGTACAGAGCCCACAACCGATCCCCTTCTGCTTTACGCTGATCAGGATCGGTGATGTGGTCGGTCATCAAACACTGTAACAGCCCGCGACGGTAATCAAAGAACGCTTCTGCGTCAGCATAGACGTCTAATACACGATTCATTTAAACACCTATTGCTGGGCTGGTTGTGACTCAGGACGAATGGAAGCACCGTAAACACGGATAGCCAATAACAACGCGTAATCAAACGGCGTCTTACTGGTTTTAGCGTTACTGTTGCTGACCCAGTTCTCGCTTTTACGTAGCTTGGCTGGGATCAGGTTTTCACCGCCAGGAGAACCAGCCATGATCTGCGACGTCATGTCACAAAACGCAATCATGGTAGAGTCAACTTCGGTGTTCAACTCGGTCCACACAACCATTTGGAAAGCACGCCAGTGGTCGCCCACCTTGTTGGATCCTGCGCCTTCGGTACAGTGCTTACAGAACACGTCATAAGCTTTATCAAAGCTGATGAGTGGTTCCAGGAATATCTGCCGCAGTGAATCCATGAAACTAACTACGGAAGGATCGCCCTGGTCCTTGGACCACTCGAAAAACAAACCAGTTACCAGGTTACGCAGGAATGGCAGTCCTGTCAGGTTCTCTTCTAAGATCACCGGTGCAGGAGCTGGTGGTGGAGCTTGCTCAGCCATAAGTTACCCAAGCCTTTTGTTAAAGTTAGAGTCCAAGTGCCGCCCACGGAAAAGATGGTAGACCGAAGACAATACCTTGGCGATTGTGCCACGCTGTAAGCTAGCGTTGGTGTTGGTCTTACCAGTGGTCAACAGTTCGTTCTTGTAATGCTTCAACGCATCCAAGTCACCGCCCTTAACGTTGTACAATTCGTTAGCCATGATATCCAACCCCAAGTTACGGAGTACGGTAATCTCTGGCTGACTAATACCAGTAGAACGGGAATCACCCATTACCTGACCAGTGAGGTCGTCGATACTGTAATCGTTCGCGGCAGCACCAAACTTGGTAACCTGCATCTGACGTTGCTTACGGAAACGTACCAGACCAGTAATAGCCGTGTGTGGAGTCATCGACTTGATGCCGGTGTCTGCGTCGTAAACGATCAACTGCTGTTCGATAACCACACCGTATTTCTTGGACAACCGCAAGATACGTTCGTATTCGATCATTTCTTTACGGTTCCAGTTAGAAACCCAGATGCTCAGAGGCATACCCTGCTCCATCTTTACTACAAGGGCTTCTAACTGTTCGTTGTTGAGGGCTTTAAACAAGCGCTCGTAAATAACCTTATTACCGCCACCCTTGGTTACTTCGCCCATGAAGTCCAGCACGTAGGCTTCAAAGGCCTTGCGGTTACTGGCCATTATTGCTTTCTCCGGTAACCGTAGGTAGTGATGGTTTTGTGTGCGTTACCCATTGCCTCTTTGGCAACGTTGATATACGGGTCACTTACGGTGTTGGTCAGTACCAGGAGTTCGTCGAACAGACCGGAAATGTTTTCCAGGTTTTGACCGAACACAGTTTTGTTCTTGTCATCTACCGGCAGAGCACTAACGGTTTCATCCAACGCACTGATACCGTACTTACCGCTTACAGTCATCAACGTATAAGCGGACTGTCGATCGGACAACACCTTGTGCAGGCGAACGATATAGTCGTCCACGTTTTCGCACAGACTACAGAAGTTGCTATCAGCAACCACCAGGATTACGTTACTACTTTGGACAGGTGTCATCCTAAACCCCCAAACAAAAATAAAAGTATAGTAGGGACCCGGTAAATAAACACGGATCCCCCTATAAAAGGTCCGCCTTACTTGATCCAGTAAGGCTTACGCTCACCGATTGCAATTTTCAGCAGCTCCATAGTGGACAAGGAGTGCTTCTTAATACGTGGGTTGGTGTGCCAGTAATCTACGGTGTTTTCCAGGATGTCATTCCAGTCGTAGCCTTGCTCTTTGATTTTTTCGTAGAGCTCTTTAGGCGTGATCCGGTATTTCTTATCCAGGTCCAACCAGATCTGTTGCATGTGGGCCATCTGGTAGCAAATGGTCAGTGCACGATACAACTTGGCGTCAGACAGGGTCTTATCCCAAATAGTAGTACGACCTACTTTAAGTTCAGGATACAGTACGTTCCAGTGGCTGATTGCACTACCCTCAAAACCCCACATCTTCGAGGTCTTGCAGGCGTGGTACATGGTCAGACCAATTTGTACTCCGAGGCTTTGAGAGCCAATAAAGAAAAAGTCGCCACCAGAAAGGCCACTCTTATTGCGGAATACGTTAAATGGGTAATAAAGAAGATCGGGGTTCTCTTTTGCATTTGGGTCAAGTTGTACGTCAGGTCCGAATGGATTAGGGTACATCCACTCCTGGTTGTTTTTCATTGCACTACCGCTAACGATACGAATACCGGTTTGCGGAATACGCAGCATCGAGCGCGGTGCTTTCAGTTTCTTGCCAGGCGAGATGAATACAGTTTCTTTCTCTTGTGGCCGACCACTCATGTTGATCACGTCGGTGATCTGAGCAGTCCACCATTGCAGCATACCGATTTCGCCACCGAGGTTATCTGCGTCTTCATACACGATCCGACGCATGTTACCGATCTGCATGTCACGGGTACGCTTCTCGCCACCTTCGTCCACGTCACCTTCTTGGAAGTGAGCCGACACTTTGTGGAAAGGCATTTCCGAGATCGAGTCGACGAACGACATGATCGGTGTGATGTGTTGCAGTGGTTTACCGTCGTTACCCAGGTAAGGCAGGTCCATGTAGATACCTGGCTTCTTAGCCTTGATATCTGCCTTAACCATGGCATTCAGGTCTTTGAACAAATGGTGTACCCAGGTACCGTCAACACCAGCAATGGTGCCCATCAGTGCAGGGTTCTTGAACGGGTTGGCGTTGGTGTCATTCTTGTTGAAATAGAAGAAGCGTTTGTTGAACACTTCTGCCATGAACTCACCAGGCACCCCACTGTGTCGGTCGTAAGCTTTCGCAATACGAGTCATCTGCAGAGTAGCCTCGATATCCACCACGAATGCAACCGAAGTAGGGATACGCCACAGTACCGCTACAATGTCTTCAATGGTGCTACCGGTTTTCTGCGTGTTGCTACCACCAGTCTTTGCGTTGTTGTGTACAGCCCCGCCGTTGAGGAAGGTAATCCCATCTTTACCAACAACGTATTCCCCGTTGATCATGTCGGATACAGGGTTTACGTTAAACGCCGGAATAATAGAATCCGACGACTCAACTTCCTCAATAAAGCTAAAAGGGGTGGTCATACTACGATCATCCTGTATTTTATGAAAATTCCACAGAAGGGCAATTTGCCCTACCCGACATATACCTATTAAGAGGTAGTTATGAAACAATCCGCCATGGGTAAGGCTAATCCCATCGTTACTGACTTCACCGCAGCCGAACGAGCCGAACTGATCGTTGCAGTAAAGTATCCAAATCAAGTAGCATTGGCTGGCTTTGAAGCCCTCGGTATTGGTGAACGCTTCGGTCTGTTTTTTAAAGAGGTCTCGACTGCCATCGACAAACGTATGGCGGTGCTGGCCAAGAGCATCCACACGGTTGATTTCGTACCAACCCAGAAACACCTGGAACGTAACGAAATCCTCTTCGTTAAAAACACCCACATCGAGCTCCTGGCCCCGATCAACTACCACCCGGGCCTGGGCAACATGATGGCTCACACCAAGGCTGTTGTCGATGGTGTGTATATCATCAGTAGCCTCAAAACAGAAGCATCGAGACTATATGATTGGTTAAAACAGATCCTCACCAAAGGCCGTATGGACACTGATTTCAGGTGGACGATTGGTGAGTTTGGTATGGCTGTAAACCGCTCGGAAGAGTTCATCAAGAACCTGCCAGAGACCGGTCGTAACCTCAATTACAACATGGGCCAGCTCTACGTCAGCTACGACGAAATCTGGAGCTGCATGAACACGTACAACCAGTCTGTGCGTACCATGGGTGCCCGTGACGCTGAGATCACCGCTAAGGTCCTCAGCGACGTTTACGACCTGGGTCGTATCCTGGTGCAGAAAATCCATGCCAACGACATCATGTTTGATCAGAAGGCTGTAGACGACATCGAAGCGATCGTCAACAAGTTTGCTGAGCTTACTAACGTAGCTGGCGTGATGATGGTCCTGCTCAACGAACTGACTGCTGTGTTCAACTCGCAGCTGAAAACGTTGCAAGGACTTAAGTACTAAGCAAGCATAGCCCCCTACCCCGGCCCTTAGTGGACTGGGGTAGGGGGCTATGCTTATTTCTTTTGACCCAACTCAGCCAGGTTCAATACCCGCAGGTTAGCTACTGCTGACGTATGGATGTAAATCCAATCAGTAGTCTCTACCAACGTGCAGTAACGCAGACCTTTGCTGTTACGCGTGTCTACTGCTACCCAAACCTTTACCTCGGGGTCTTCCACTGAGTTGAAAGCATTGCGCTCAGGTATGTCATAACCAACATTAATAGTCAACGGTACAGGCTTAACCGCGTTAGGGTGTTCTACCGGTACTTTAAACACTGACTTAAGCTGGTTAAAGTCAGAATGCAACTTGACCTTAACGTCACCCTTCTTGTTGGCTTCCTTGGTATAGATCAAATCCGTGATCTCGTAAAACTTCAAGTAACCAAAGACGTTGGACTCATCTTTAGCCTTGTACGAGTTAAGGATCACATCGAGCTCTGCCAAAGCGTCACGAATACGGTAAGACATCAACACCGGGCTGATCAGTTCAATCAATACCGGTTTACCGTTGCCCTTAGTAACAGGCGACACCAAGTTGTTGCCCTCACGGATAGCAGGATGCGTGTCAACCATCCGCGCTACTTCTTTACTGGTTAGGTGGTTGAGATCACCAGCTACCAAGTAACCATCAGGGTTGTCGATCTTGCGTCTGGTAAACTCATAGAGCTTGTCCAGCAGCGCAATCGGCTCCTTGGTAAACAATGCCGAGTAAGTAACGTCGGGAGTCTGCTTACCATAATAGTTCTTGTCTGGCTCTACCTTACCAAACCCGTACTTACGGTACCCGTGTTGCTTATCGTAAAACTCCTCAGCACTCACACTTCCGAAATACCAACGGCTAGCCGAGACGATCTTGTTGAAGTCCGATTCAGGGTTCTCGTAGACCTTGCGCGGGATTACATGCAAGTCAGTGGTATTAGGTTCACCAAACAAACTGATGACCTCGGCGATCTCCAAACACTTGTGTGCTTGTTTATTACCAGTACCCCCTTCCGCACTACCGCTAAAGTCAAAGATAATCCTGCTATCGGTCTCTTTGAACTTACTAATCGTAACCAAAAGCTCTTGCAGTACGTCTACATCCTTCTGCGTAAGCTCCATACGGTTGATTCGGTAACCAACCTGTACTTTGTCATCCTTTAGCTTCCAAACCTCTTGTAGCTCCTTGTGGGGCGTAATAATGCAAAGGTTCTTATAAGGGGACTCTGGTTCCAGGTACAGTGCGAGCACGGCCTCAAATGCACGCAGTACCGCCGTGAACACTGAGTGTGTGTTAGCTACTGTCAGACTAAGGATGTCGTCTACCACTACTACGGTGTTAGCGCGCTGGTTGTTACCAGTGTAGTACCCACTTGTAGTAGCGACGTCTTTAGCCAGCTTTTTCTTGCCTTCGTTGGCGATGGTATAACTGTAACCATGTGCCCCAGCATAATTCAGGTGTTTCCTGCCTCGTTGCAAGGACCGAGCAGTCATGTAGACTACTAGGTTCTTACTGCCTTTGAGGTCTTCGGGCTTATCTGCCATTGCCGGTGCTCTTCTTAAGTAACCTACCCATTAAGATAACGGGTAGGGTTAAAGTTTATTTGGATAGCTGGCACTACACATACGCATAAAGAACTGGTTGTTCTCCCGCAACAACTTAGATTCCTGTAACGTACGATTCAGTGTAACCTGGATCCAGTAGTTCTCGTGGGTAAGTGCTACGTTGGATTCCAGCAGCTTGGTGTTCTCATTACGTAACTTATTATTGGAGTCGTTGATGCTAGCGGACAGTTTGCTTATTTCCTCCGCTGCGCCAGCCATAGATTGAGGCTTAAGCAACACACCCAATTTAGCAGACACGGACTTGTAATCTGCCAATTGCGTACGCATATTTAAGTTCTCAGCCAGTAGGCTAATCACAGCAAAAACCAACACGCTAATCAGGAAAACCGTAGACTTCAAAACAGAGGTGAGTTTCGCTTCAGACGATTCACCTTTAGACATCCGTAGGAGGAATTCTATGAATCTGTCAACTAGCTCTTTTAAGAGCGTGAACAACATATATGACCCTTATTTACTGAGGTGTAAGTGATGGCTGCTAAGAATTATTTGTCTTTCGCTGCGATAGCGGAATTCGCTAACAACGGGGTCAAAGCTGTATCACCTATTGGTGAGATCTCCAACAAATCGAAGACCTACTCCAAAGATCAGGGTATTTTCACCCTGACTGGTCAAGCTTCTGCCACTGTATTGCATAATTTCATTAGCCTGGATGGTACTACTGAGATCAGTATGCCAGTTACCATTGCTAATAAGCAACTTGAGATTAGCAACTGGTTAGTCGATCAAACCAAACTTGGTAATATCACTGACTCCCGCCCCAACACGCTTGCACTCTTAAAGGCGCAATTCAGTTCCGGTATCGAGATCCTCGATGTCGGTGAGATGGTTACCAACAACCGTTACTACCTCCCCAGTTTCGTAACGGGTAACCATATCGTTGGTTCAGAGAAACAAACGTTTTATCTGTGGTTCGCTGACGAATATTTCAAGCGTCAGTACCCACGCGTGGTCTTCGGTGTAGTACATCCATTAGCTCTGGCCTCCATGGACGATCTGATGCCGATGAACTACGAGCAGATGGCTGCCCGTCTGGCTCTTGAGACCCCAGACGTAATCGACAAGCGTTTGCATGCCCTCACTGACAACGCCGCATGGCCTGTTACTGACGGTACTACGATGTCGTTCCAGATCATGGACCTGATCAACACACCTAAGTCGGTAACCGGCTGGTGGCGCTATATCTGGTGGGGTAACGGTGTCGATGCCGAAGACCTGCTGTTCGACCAGATGCGTAACGAGATCATGGCCAACACCAAGTACACGTTGGCGCAATGGGAAGAGAAAATCCCAGATCTGTTCAACCCGATCGAGTTTTACATTATCCCTAACTGGAACCGTTACGGCCTGACAAACAAAACCAACGGTGCACGTGAGTACAGCCCAATCATCGATGAAGAAACCCGGCTGCTCCTCGTTAATAAATATCTGACGCCTAATATGACGTCGGCCCATGTCATAAAATCCACCCAGCACGTGCCTTTCCTGTACAAGAGCCTGGCTTGTGCGTTCGTGGCTAAGGTCAACAACAGCGATGCTACCAAGAAGATTCTCCAGCTTTATCCTGACTACGCTCTGCGTGTTTCGACTGACTCTGATTTCGATCAGATGAACCCGGAGACCATGGAGTTCATTCGTCAGATGGAGAACCTGTTGGCTGCTGCTGAAGTAATGACCGACGTTAGCCTGCCGTTGCCTGGCACTACTCGGGTTACTCGTTTCGGCAAGATGTATGCTTCCAAACGTGTTGGTCGTGCGCGTTACTTGGTGCTTACCAAGTGGCAAATGATCCAGGATAAGGTTACAGGTATCTGATATGGCATCTAACACTATTATCCCGTCTATCGACGCACGTGGGCGCTTTGAAGCAGAAGCGCCTTTCGACCTGGTGGTTAAGCCGGAGGTTTACTACACTGTAGAAGCCATCCGCAATATCCACGAAATGGAAGCACTTAAACTCGATCTGTTCGAGCTCGTGTTTAAGCCGGCTGGATTCACTGCAGATACCTTCCCTGCTGCTCTGGAACGTGCACGTAAAGACGGTGCTAAGGTCCTCAGTCTGTTAGACCGGGCCGACGTAGCTACTTACGTGCTCACCAACTACCTCAAGAGCTGGCCTCTGGTAGATGGTGTTAGTTACGAGCACATGGTGATTATCGCTGACATGGGTCCTGTGCCTCCAGGCATGGCCGATATCTTGGCCAAAGAAATTGCCCATATCAAGGACCACATTGAAGCCAACGTAGGGATCACTACCACTGTTACTATTGGTACGATCCCTACTATTGGTTATGTCAGTAAGGAACAAGCCGATGCGTACGAGAACGTGCGTAAGAGCAAGATCACTGACAGTGGTAATGATGTAGCACGTATTCGCGAACTCGAAGCACAAGCTATCCGGGACCACGCGTATATCCAACAATTAGAAGCCGCTCTGGCTGCCCGCCCTTAAACCCAGGACACTACCATGGAACCAAACTTCAACGAGCTCAACAATACCGACCACGAAGACGCCCCGCACTTGTTCGAGACGTTGTCGCCAGAGTATACGGATATCCCAGACCCAGAGCACTTCGACACCATCTGTGAAGGCGCCCTGGACACCGTTAAGGGCATGGAGTCCATGTCCACCACCTACACCAAGGCTCAGTCCTATCTGTTCGCCTGCATGTCCGCAGCAGACCATATCGACTACAAGCAACAACGTGCCGGTATGGAAGGCGGGTTCTTCTCCGCCATTGGTGATGGCCTGGGTGCCGCGTGGGACTTCATCAAGAAGATGTTCACCGCTGTGTGGCGTGCGTTCTTCGGCGGTGGGGATGACACTGTAGAAAGCAAGGTCGAAAAAGCCGAGAAGAAAGTTAAAAAGGACAAGGAAGACGTACAAGAAGACGTTAAGCCTGGTAAGTCTGACGAAGTTGTTGAGAAACAACGTAAGAAAGCTAAGGATAAAGCTAACAAGGTTAAGAAAGACCCGAAAGCTTCTTCCAGTGACAAAGCCATTGCCGACCAGATGATCAAGAAGATTGACGAAGGTAATGTCAAGTCCACCAAGCAGAAAGAAGACGATCTTAAAGTAATTAAGGAAAACTACTTCAAGATCAGCAAGGACACCCGCGAGACCATCATCAAGAATGTCGGTGAAGCCGAGTCCCTGCGCCGTAAGTACAAAGAGTACGTCGAGAAAGACCGTTCCAGCGAAGTTACTTCCGATCGCTGGAAGAAATGCTACGCAACGTTCAAGTCTAGCGTATTTGGTAAACTGTTGGATCACCCGATTAACCAGATCGTTAAGGTCGATGCTATCAAGAACCTTGGTCAGGGCGTGGATGTATTTAGTCAACTGGAACAAGTGCTCTCCGGCCACCGTGGTGTAGCTGAGACTATCAGCAATCAGAAAGCTACTGTTGAGTCGGAGATCAAGGAACTGGAAGAAGCCATTCGTAAGAAAGGCAAAGGTTCTAACAGTGGTGAAGTCCATGGTGAGAAATACAACACCAAAGACCAAGTCCGTGAACGCCTGGCTTCGGCTAAAGTGGTGCTGGGTATCATAAACGCCACTGCTGGCTACCAGACTAAAGCCGTGCAATCGGTAGAACGTCTGAGCGCTAACGTGAAAGAGCACTTCTGCCCGTTCATGTAATAACGCAAACATAACCCCTACCCCAGCCCTTACCAGGCTGGGGTAGGGGTTATAACTGGTTACACGTCTGACTCGTCCTTACCAGCCGGTTCAACATCCACTACCGGAGTAGGGATATCACTTGCCTTGATTTGGCGGATGCTACCGATTGGGATACCGTCTTTGAGGTCGGCTACCACACGGTTGGCATACGGGCGCAGGTATGGAGACTTGATACCGAACATGTAAGCGTAGATGATCTCTACCATACGGTCGGTGTGTACGTCGAATACCTTCTTACGGAAGTTCAGTTCATCCTTGACCAGTGGGATCGCTGGAGAACCGTCTTCCGGGTACTCGTATACACGCCAGCTGTTGAGGTCGAGACCAATATTACCACCATGCTCATGCAGGGCCGTCATAACGTCGTTAGCGACCTTTTCAACGTAACCCTGTACATCGCGTGGGCTGATCTGGTAAAGCTCCTTCATGAAGTGGCTAGAGGCCAACAGACGGGTCTTAACAACCTTGTCGAATGCTTCCTCAGCATAAACACACTTTGGCAGCGCTTTGAGGGACTCTTCGATCAGTTGGTCAACCCACTGACTAACCTTGGTCAGCTTACGGACAGCAACCAGTACATCGTTACCCAGGTGCGACCACTCAGCCAGATCGATTGGACGGTCACCCAGGCTGTACTCACCGTTGTCAGGCAGACGACCAGGTACACGATCCAGACCGATAACCAAACGGGTGAGTGTGTCGTTACCTTTGAACACCAGCATCAGAGCATGGTCGCGCACAGTAACATGCGGCGCGATACGTTCAGCTTGCTTGGTAGCAATGGCGATGAAGCGATCGAAACGACCATTGAAGGCAGCGATCACGTCGTCAGTGCGTTTGAAGTCACCGTTAAGCATGTCATCCCACTTGTGGGTTGGCTCGATTGGACGAAGCCAGCTCAGAGGCCACTCACGAGAAAGCTGAGTGATCATTTTCTTGTTGCCGCGAGCAATCATGCCTGGCGAGTTGTTATCCTCACGGCACCAATCACCAGCAGTGCGTTGACGAACTGGGTTGGTAAGACCGTCATACCACATGTCAATGAAGAACCCGAAACTGTCAGCGCGCAGTACGTAAGTCATCGGGCTGATGTGATCACGCTCGAAACGGATGTAGGTAACTTCGGTGTCACCTTGGAAACCGTTGTAGGTCATGACACAACCCATTGCCGGCACACCTGGATTGACCGAGGTGAAGAAGTTATACAGGGCGGCACAAACCTTGGTGTAGTTGGGCAGGGTTTCGCCGTTGATGTCCCGTTCTTCGAGGAAGTCTTCTGGGCCGTTGTCCCGTGTCAGATCAACCTTAAAACTAATATCGGGAGTGAACGGGTAGTAGTGTTTGAAACTACCAAAGTCCATGTTGCTCACAAAATGTGGGTCAACGTATTCATGCACGTTACCGGTCCACTGGTAGTTGATGGACTTGCCTTCTACAGTACCGTCGAAATCAGCAGCCAGTGCTTCCTCGAGCTTGGTGATCCCCACTTCCTGAACTGGCCCTGGACCTTGTTCGGTAAACAGTAAAGTGTCACCCGGTTCTACAGCACCAGAATGATCAGTAGTTCCGACATAGGCAGGGATCCCGCCGTAGCCTTCATTAATGACCGGCCGGGTGTTCACATCCAAGGCTTGTACAAACGGATCGTCCTTGGACAACAGGACATCGTTACGGCCAGTGGTATCACTCATCGTCTTTTTCCTTAGCAACGGTAAACGGGGTTGGGTACAAAGTATATTTTACATCAGGTTCTTTATGCAGCGGGCGAATAACGATGTTCTTGCTATCGTCTCGGTTGGCAATAACAGCCAAAGCCATTTCAGCCGGATCCCATTCATTCAGTGCGGCGATATCTTCTTGACTAATCCAGTACTCAAAGAAACCACGGTGCTCGGTATGTACGGTAAACATCATGCCTCGGAGTGGTGTCCCTAACACACTATGTACCGCCATCTTGGCGGACATGGTTTTAGTCGCACCAATACCTTGACTAAATAAAGCATGCCCAAACAGAATACGGAAGTTATCCATTTCCAACTGATCAGGATATACCATCAATACAACCTCTAAAAAGGACTTGTGGTTATTATGGACTCTAAACTATACAATATGTCTACGATTAATAAATACACTGCACGCCCAGGTCTGGCAATGCCGCTTCACACCAGAGTAAAAATACCTGGTGGTTGGACCACTTTAGGTTTACTGAAACTCAATGACTTGGTAGTTACTCCGGATGGCAACTACGTACCCGTTACCGGTATTTACCCCCAAGGGGTCACCGATAACTACAAGTTCCTGTTCGAAGACGGCAGGGAAGCCGAATCCCACCCATTACACCAGTGGGCGGTTTACGAAGACAACCAGCTTACCCCCATGGTCACTACTACCTTGGATATCTTGAACCACTTTAGTGACTTCGAGTACAGTATTCCTCTGGTAGGTCGCCTTGGTGTACAGCAAGCTTGTTTGAGTGACCAAGAGCTAATAGATATAGCTCACCAGTTATTAACTGGCATAATCACGTTCCCCAAAGTGGAAGAGTTGCATTACGAAGACCGGTTAACGATCGCCCTAACAATGATCGAATACCAGGACGCCACCCACACTGACAATGGCGTCTTGATCTCCACCACGTCAGACACAGCCGCATACACCCTGAGAGACCTGATCTGGTCATTAGGTGGGATTGTGTATATGGAAGCACAAGACCCATATATCCTGCGTGTGCTGCAACGAGATATCCGTAACCCAGAGAACCTGGTTAGCGATACCATACACCAGCGCACCAAGTCACTGAAACTGACAGGCATTACCAGAGACGACCCGGTAGAAACTGTGTGCATTAGCATCGGTGACGATCAAAAGCTTTATGTGATTGGTAGTTACCTAGTCACGCATAACGGCGAATGCTAAACAAAAATAAACCATTAGTAGCTTACCCTCTAGCCCTAGGGCTAGAGGGTAAGTATTACGGGTATTTATCAAAAGCACGTATCAAGTTTTCGAGGATCATGATTTGGTTATCTACCAAGTACACTAACTCGTCTTCCGGATGCAATTGCTCTTTCTGTCTAACAGCGCCCTCCAGTAATTGGAGAGCTTCCTGCTTCGTCATTTTAACGCGCATGGCGCTCTCCTTTCACTGGTCACTCTTCAGGTAGTGTTACCAGGTATTCCAAGATGGTTACACCCAATTCAAAAGAATGATCCATCATGAAATCACAATCAGTTGCTTGGAGGGCCTTATATACTGCCGGTAGGTCCTCTTTGCGTTCAGCCCAAATAGAACGGAACTGTTCTTGCAGGTGGTCATGGGTTTGGAAAGAGACCACAGCGTAGTGTTCGGTAGCTGGTTCATAAGGACCCCATTTACCGTTTACACTACCCTCATACCCATACTTGATATGGTTTAAGTCTTCCTCTTCACCAACCACCACAACACCATTGAGTACCGCTTTTACCATCCCCATTACAACTGCCAGTGCGCTTCCAGCGCTTCGATCAGTTCTTCGAAACCGTCGCACGGGTCAGTGAGTTGCTCTTCGCCATCCCAGGCAACCCACTTGTCAGGGATTGGATCGTAACCCATATCGAGGGAAACGTGGTTCTCACGAGAGTATTGTTGGATTGCGGCAAAACGATCTTCCAAGGATTTCTTAGCCATTACTCGTTCTCCAGTTCAGCCAAGTAGGAATGGATGGCGGCATTATTGGGAGTCTTTTTGATACCATCCCAATCTACCTTTTTGGTAACAGGTTGCGCAGGGTTACCGTGGTAGTCCAACTGGGCTTCTACCAAGTAACGGGCAAACGACGTGCTAACTTCGTTCTTACGTTGCTGAGCATAAGCCAGTCCGTACTTGGCGCAGTTGTCGTTGTAGAAGTCACCACCTTCCTGGAAGCGGCGGTACCACGAGGACTTCTCGTCAAACAACTCACGCTTACGCGCCAGTGCTTCCTGTTGTTTCTGTTCTTTACTTTTACGCATTATTTACGCCCCATAGCTTCGAGAGCCAAAGCAAAACGTTCATTACTAAGACGACCGTACTCATCATGCAAACGCTGACGCTCAACCGGATCCTGCTCTTGGCGGTACTTAGTCAAGAGCTCGGCCTGCTGGTTCTCCAGCTTACGCATTTCAGCACGGAAATTGTCGCCGGTAAATTGCAGGACCTTACCCATCAGGTAATAACCTTTTCCTTGATGTGCTGAATAACCTCAGCCAGACTGTTGTGTTGAGTAATTACCCGATCACCAAGGAAAGCATTTTTGCGCCCCATCATGCATTGCCAAGTAACATCACATTTGCTGAACACGCGAATGGTAACACCATGGGATTCCATAACCTGGCAGTTAGGGCGTACTTGATGATCTACCTGTACGCCAACCCCGTGCTTAAAGCACTCGATTATCAGATCATTGAGTTCCGGGTCGTGCTTTTTCAGCTCTTCCAAAACTTTCTGATGCGCTTCAATCCAACGCTCTACATAGCTGATGTGGTTACGGATTTCAGGACCCATTACTTAATCCCCAATTGACTTTTGATTTCACCGATCTCGATTTTGATTTGGCCGCCACGAATAGCCGCCTGCTCACGCGTGTGCACATCAGGCGATGTACGCAAGATACGATCCCAGTAAGCAACCGTACGCTCAAGTTCTTCAATACGGCTAAGCGCTACTACATTGCGCTTCCTACGAAAAGCATCCATTTGGACAACTTGGCCCATACACACCTCAAATGTTGGTATAAGGGATCTCGTTGTCGTAATCCCGTTTGAACTTTGCACCCAAGTCTTCGAAAGCTTGGAGCATCCCTTCGTTTTCTTCTACAGCAGTACTGACAATAGACTGGAACTCATCTGAGATAACCGCACCCCCTTGCATCGAGCGCCAGCAACCCAAAGCATACTTGACTGAAATTATCTGGGTCTCTACCAGATCCGGTAAAAGGAATCCTGGTAACCCACCGTACTCTGCCAAGATACGGTTTATTTCACGCCTGGCCTTCGCCGTGTAAATACTCAATACATTACCCATGACGGTTCATCCACGGACAAGTAGGAGAGATAAATGCCTTAGGGAACTTAGTCCAGAAAGCATCACGAATTTGATTAGCCTTGTTTACACAAACAGTACCTTGCTTATGCAACTCAGCAGCGAGCTCAGGGTCCGATATCATAGTCGACTGGACGTAATACGAATTACCAGAAATAGTTAGCGCCATCACTTGGCTAACCATACGGGCACGTTCAAGAGACTCGTTAATATCAATTACCGGGTACATACTGCTACTCCTTAGCTGTATACAAAAAATTGAGGACCCGAAGGTCCCCAAGCTTACTACAGACCGCGCCTGGCTTTCACATCATCGTGATGAGCCATTAACTCGCGGAACTCCTCGCGCAAGGCATCATTAATAGCCCTACCCTCAGCAACCACCTTTTGAGCTTCTTCTTGAGCTTCGGCGTACTGAGGGGACAAAGCACCAAATGCTTTCAAAGCCGCACAAGACTTCTTAGCAGCTTCGATTTGGCGTTCAAGGATCTCGTTACGCACCCTTGTGGACTTTTCACGGTAGGCTCGTTGTGCATCCCTTACCGTGATCATTTCGTTCTTGGCACTGTGTAGCGAAAGATCAGTACCGATGTTAACTACTTTACCCATTACGATTACCTCGATTACATAGCAGCCAGTTGTTGACGGAGTTCAGCCAGTTTACGACGTTCGTCATTAGCCATGGACAGCGCAATGAACTTATCGTCCGCACGGGTAAACTCTTTGCTGAGATCCATGAAAGTCTGGATCTGATGTTCAACCCTTTCGATATCGCAATTCAGTTCATACACCGCGATAACCCGATCACGGCGTGCTACGCGTGCGGCTTCTTTAGCCATAGCCATTGCATTTATACGATCAGCAAAATTGATTACGTTGGTCATTACCTTACCCTCAAGTGATTAGTAGATCAAATGATCTACTGCTACATTCATCCAGGTAATATAGATCCAAGACTTTCCAGAAATTAACCGGTCGTAATTCTGGCCATTACGATTAACGGTTGCTTGTATTGACTGTTATACAACGCTATAGCTTTTTTGATGTTACTCATTATCTTGCTAGCTTCCTGTATTAAGAAAGTGCGTTTACCTGGACGCCACCAAGGGCAATCAGCTGCTTCCTTAGCCAATCTAAGGTATTCAAACTGTGCCTCAGCAATATCCTTCAATAGCACTGTACGGTGTTCTAACGTATACTTGTTCCTGAGTGATACAACTGAGCTCACTATAAAACCCCCTACCCCGACAAAATTAGTCTAAAGAATTATAACACGGTTTTTAAATATTACTTTTATTTTTTAACCCTAATAACCAATTCTATTTTTAAGCAATGTTATGCCCAAACCCTTAAGGCGACCAGCAATCAGGAAAACCACTATGGCCATCCCCAACCAACAATTGGTGCTGGATAAATTTATCGAAGTAAACGTCGAACGCTACGCCGATAAACCAGCACTCGTGCAAATGTTTCAGACACTCACCCTCGGTGATATTGTTATCACTAACGGTAAGCGTGTTACAGGACCACAGGGGCAAGTTGCTGTTTCGTATGACATCGAAAAGGCCGGTGTATTCACCAGTAAGAACCAAATGTTCTACGCTGCTGATGTCGCCATCCATGATGTCATGCAATGGACAGCAAACACCCCTGTCGCGGTAGACGATCTCCCGAAACAAACGGAAGGTTTATACCTCGACACGGAAGGTAAAGCACACATCGTAGTAATGAAGGGTAAGAAAGAGGCAGAACACGTCCTGGACGTATTCATGGCCGGTGCTCTTTATGAAATTGGTAATGACGACACCGAAGTAAGCCCTGAGACCTTTGCTGTAACGGTTGACGGCCTTAATATCATTGGTGCTATCGAGACCACTGAAAGTCTCTATGACGATATCCCTCGTTACAACGGCCAGTTCCGCTACGACGGTACCATCCGCTACTAATCCAAGGAGACCTTAAATGGCCTTTAATGACGAAAACGTAGTCCCAGGCGACCTGCCGGCTATCGTCGAAGAAGCAAAATGGGAAGAGCACTTACCCGCCATTATCACCGACGTTATCGTCCGTGGTGGCGACGACGGTAAGGGCGCTTCCAACTTCCACGCTCGCGCACTCGATGCTCGTACCCGTTGGCTGAAAGAGCAACTGGAAGCACTGTCGCTCAATGGCCTGGTTCTGAAAGGTTACCTGCCTGACGAAGACACCCTGCTGGCCATTCCTACTGAAGATCTGCAGATTGGTACCTGCTACTTCGTAGACTTCGCTCTGCGTGCGTGGAACGGTACTGAGTGGGCTTCCTCGGGTTCCCTGCGCGGTGAGCGTGGCCTGAACCTCTTGGGCGTATGGCCTAATGGCGTCCCGCTGCCAGAAGTAGAAGATAACTTCGTAGGCGACGCTTACATCTGGAACAACGACCTGTGGATCCTGGTCCCACAACCTAACCGTTGGGAAGGTCTGGGTATCCGTGGTCCAGAAGGTGCTTCGGCATACGAAGTTTGGTTGACTGTCCCCGGTAACGAGGGCAAGACCCAGGCTCAATACCTGAAGTCCCTGGAAGGTAAAGACGCCTACCAAGTAGCCGTGCGTAACGGCTTTGTTGGTACCGAGGCCGAATGGTTGACCAGCATTCGTGCTAAGTCCAACTACGAGATCTGGCTGCAACAAGGTAACGTAGGTACCGAGTCGGACTTCTTGGCCACCCTGAAATCTACCGAGCCGGGCCCTAAGGGCGACAGCATCAAAGGTGACAAAGGCGACCCAGGTAACGACGGCCGCAGCGTAGCTGTTAAAGGCACTGTTGCTACCGAAGCTGAACTGGCCGGCATCGCAGATCCTGTTGACCAGGACGCTTACGTTGCCCAAGACACCAACCACCTGTGGATGTTCATCCAACCAGGCCCGGGCTGGACTGACCTTGGTAAGTTCAACGGTAAGGATGGCATCGTTGGTAAAGACGGTCGCAACCTGATACTTACCGGTGCGGTTGACACCTTTGCTGATCTCCCAGGTGATCCAGAAGACCAAGACATCTACTCGGTACGTGACACCAACACTATCTACGGCTTCATCGTAGACAAGTGGGAAGAACTGGGTAGCTTCAAAGGGACCGACGGCACCAATGGTACTAATGGTACCAACGGCACTAACGGTATCAACATCGTTCTGACCGGTACCGTGGCTACCATGGAAGAACTGCCAGAAGTGGCAGACGACCAGGAAGTTTACTCGGTAACCACCACCAACAGTCTGTACGGTCGCATCAAAGGTGTCTGGTCTTTCCTGGGCAAGTTCCAGGGTGAGAAAGGTGATCCAGGTGAGTCCATCAAGGGCGACAAGGGTGATCCAGGGGAAGACGCCAAGTACGTCACCCTGAAAGGTACTGTTGAAACCCTGGCTGATCTGGCACTGATTGCCGATCCACAGGATCAACAGTCCTACGCCGTACGCGAAGAGAACGCCATCTACACCCGTATCAACGGTGCGTGGGAAAAGATCGGTAAGTTCAAGGGCGAAGACGGTATCGTAGGTAAAGATGGTACCAACATTATCCTCAAGGATGTGGTGGCTACCTTCGAAGACCTGCCTGGTAACCCTGTAGACCAGGACGTCTATGGTGTCCGTGACGAGAACGCGGTGTATGCCTTCGTCAAGGGCGCATGGGCCAACATGGGTGTCTTCAAAGGTGCCGATGGTGAGAACGGTACCGACGGTACCGATGGTAAAGACGGCAAGTCCGTTGAGATCATCGAAGTACTCACTCCAGAGAACCCAACCCCTCCGGTAGCTGATGAATCCAACCGTGGCAAGTCCTATGTGGACCAAGACGGTCAAATGTGGATCAACGTCAACGACGAGTGGAAGAAAGCTGGTGCGCTGTCCGTTGGTGAAAAGGGTGCTATGGGCCCTGCCCTAAAACCACGCGGTACTGTTGCTACGGTAGCAGACCTGCCTCCACTTGGAGAAGTGGAAGAAGGTGACATGTGGTTTACTGCTGACACCAAACTGGCTTACGTCAAGGTGGATGACCAGTGGTCTGATCCGATCGACATGATTGGTGAAGAAGGTCCGGAAGGTAAACAAGGTACCCCTGGTGCCCTGATGCCTATCCTGGGTCTCTACAACACCATGGGTGAACTGACTGCCGCGCACCCAACTGGTGTTCGTGGTGACGCTTACCTGATCGTTACTGCCGAAGGCCGTGACCTGGTTATCTGGAACGTTGACACCAACTCCTGGCAGAACACTGGCCCGTCCGGTCTGCGTGGTGAGAAAGGTGACACCGGTGAAGGTCTTCCAGGTAAGCAAGGTGACAAGGGTGAGAAAGGTAGCCAGTGGCTGGTTCTCCCAGAGGGCCAGGATGAACCATCCAACGCCTTCAATGGTCGTGTGGGTGACTGGGCTGTTACCAAGAACCTGAAGGTCTGGTACAAAACTGCTGCTTCTGGCTGGGTGTTCTGGAACACCTTGGTGGCTGGTGACGTTAACTCGCCGCTGTTGTCGCAAGGTAAGGTGTTGCGTTACGGTTCTGAGTGGGTTCGCCCAGACGTCGAAGAAGTAGAAGGACCTGTGGCTGGTGGTCTGTATGCTCGCCAATTGAAAGAAGGTTCTGAAGACGAAACCGAGTGGGTACTGATTGCCTTCCCTGAGTTCCCAGATGTACCAACCGCTGACGGTAAGCAATACGTCCGTGTGTGGGAGATCGGTGCTGATGAACCGACCTACAAGGAAATCGTTTTCCCTGAGTCGATTGCTGACCTGACGTTGAAAGACGACAAGCAGTATGTGCGTATTTTCCCAGTTGGTTCGCAGAAACCAGAATGGCGTGAAATCGTGTTCCCTACTGGGGTAGCCGATCCAGCCGATCCAGAAGCCACCGCTACTTACTTGCGTAAGCCAAGCGATAAAACCTGGGTCAAGTTCCTGCTGCCTCCCGCCACTGCTGGTCTGCAGTTTGTGCAAATCGCTGGTGAGTGGAAGTCCTTCGACCGCTACGACTTGCTGATCAAAACGGCCAACGCTACGCTGACCATCGATCCTGCAAAGGAACAGTTCGTGAAACTGGATAACTCCGGTGCCACGGCCAAAGTCGTTAGCATCAACAACCACGGTGCCACTCGTGGCATGTGCGTGGTGTTGGAAGTAGTGGGTGTGGCTGGTGCAATCAGCTACGGTGGTACCAACATCAAGTGGGATCAGAACACCATCCCTAGCTTGACTGGTACTAAGAACCTCATCCTGTTCACCTGGGATGGCGAAGTCTGGATCGGTTCCAAAGGTCCTGGTCTGCTCAACTAAGTAGGTTGGGGGTAGTAACCCTACCCCCGCCTTAACACAAGAGGTTTCTATGACCATTGTAACTGCAAACACCCGCTTGATCTGCGTAGCGACAGGTGAATACCCAGTGTTCCTCAGTCAAATGGGTTCCCGTTTGGTTGGTTCGTTCGGTGAACAAACCGAATCTGATCTGTTGGAAGAGTTTGGCTACCATGTGGTGGTTGACACTCCAGTTCCAGCAGGTGACGTTGTTATCGAGGGTGCCCCTGAACTGGTAGATGACGAATGGCGTCGTACTTACATCGTGCGTGCCTTCGACGAGATGGAAGTAAGTGCGCAGCTGTCCAGCGAGCGCGCCCAACACCTGTCCAACATTGAACAGTTCCGGATTACCAATTTCGAAAAAGGTTTTCCTTGTCTGTTCAACGGCGGTACTGATCTTTACTACGTTCAGATTCGTAATAAGGATCTGACCTTCATCACTGCGCTGCGTGTACTGGCTAAGGAAGCACTCGAAGAAGCTACTCCGTTCAGTGTGGACTTCCGTGTATACGAAGACGTAGGGGTAACCCTGGATGCGGAAGAAGTAGTGCGTGTGTCGAACTTGGCTAACATCCATGTTCAAGAAGGCATGCGCAAGTACTGGGACCTGAAAGACGCTACTAAAGCAGCGACCAGTAAAGAAGCATTCCCGGAGATCCCTGCCGAGATGTTTGAACTGAAATAGCCCATCACTCCGTACCAAAATAAGGAGCTAGGTGGGTGCCCACCTAGCTCCTTAGAGGGTTTTTGTATGATTGAAGTATTACTACCACGGAAAAGTGATATCTACCCTTGGCCGGGTGATCAGTATTTAGGCGAAGTTACCAGTGTTAATTTCATTGATGGTGTCGCTTTGGCATCAATGTTGGGGTTAACTAGCGGACAGGTCTCTAACAGTGACGCAGGCTGGTTGAAATTTAAAAAGCAAGAAGGCGAAACCCTCCTCGTTGCTAAGAAAACTTTACGCTACCGTTTGTCATGGAACCAGTTAGAAGCAGCGCTGATCATGTACGGCGAACGTTTGATTAGCGTTCAGGGTAACACCTACAAAGTACGGTTGTTGCGCGGGGCCGAGAAAGACCCCACCGAGTGGAACACGTCCATGTCACAGAACAACCCTCCAGAAGCAGCACCTTCTGAGTGGAACCGTTTAATCCACCGGGTAGCTGTAGGTAACCCTGGGTTAGCACCGAACTTTGTGGCATTCCCTTTGTCAGACTTGAGCATCGCAGTGTCCGCCACCGGCCGCATGACCCTGTGCCAAGAAGCTCTTGTCGAGAACGCTGGTAACGCGGTTGCTCGTGGGAATACCAGCTTATCCATATTTAACTACGTGCTCAAGTCTGACGGAGCTGCCTCATCCGCACAAGATCATTACGGATGGCGTCCGGTGTTAGAGCTGGTAGGTCCTACCAAGTACTATCCTGGTTCTGGACCTGGTAGCAAGACGTTGGCATTTGGTAATGAGCAGTTGGGTTTCTTCGGTGAAGTAGCTGCTTCGGAGATGGTAACCAACGCCCAATTGAAAACTCACTTGGGTCATGCAGCAGGTACTACTCGTGCTGACCAAGGGTGGTTAAAGTTCTTCTATAAAGGTAAGGTTATCTTTATTGGGAAAAACACTTACTGTTCTGGGCTGACTTGGAACAACCTGTATGCAGCTGGTGGCATTTACGGAACCAACGACAATGGCAAGTACCCAGCAGCTACTCCAGTAAATCAGTACAAACCACTGACCTGGAATAGCGAGAACAAAGTATTCAAGTTGATCCCTCGCGCCACGACTATGTCGGCTGACCCGTTTGAAAACGGTGACCCGGTTGCTTCGGATAACGAGTACTCTGATCTACTGGGTCGGTTGATGGTAAACGTTGCGTTCCCGGGAAGTGGTCAGTGGGGACGGTATACCGCGGCACAGCTTAACATGAACATTGTTCATATGGGCCCTGGTACTCGCGGCTCTGCTCCTACCTTCGCGGCAATTCGTGGTTATACTGGCGGTACTAACTACACCAGTTTACTGAGTCTTACTAAGGCAGATGCTAGCGGTTACAACCAACATTTCCGGATGACCCTAGTCGTCGAGGGGGACCCTAACGTTGAGCCCATCTCAAGTAATTGGAATGATTCCTTTACTTTTGATCCAGGTAGCAGCGGGGTTTCTCTTAGCGGGAAAGCCAACGTTACTTCCGGTGTCATTCGCGAAGAGCCGCCATCCATTGGTGATGTAACGGTGTCCTTGCCGCTTGGTAACTTGGACAACATTACTTGGGAGTTTGATCAACCGCTTGATTTGTCGGCACGTGACTGGACTCTTGAATGGTCTTCTCGTAACGAGGCTAGTGTGCTGGCAGGCTACGTAGCGGATACTGCCTTGTTATCTACGGCAGGTTTAGAAGCTGTTTGCGCACGCTATGGTAACTCTGGGTATGGCGAACGCTTCCAGTTAGGTGGCAACATGGCTACGGCAGCAGTAGTCTGGAACAGTCGGTTTACTAAATCAGCTGTTAACGGGGTACTGAAAAACTACGCCTTGGTTTCGGTTGCTGGGCAGATCTCTCTGTACGTCGATGGCGTGAAAGAGATGTTAGCCAACGGAACAAGTTCGAACTACACTGCAGCCTCGTTTGCTTCTAACGCTTCCCTGACTGCAGTTAAGTATATTAGACTGGGTGGTTACGGTGCAAACGCCATTACCATGCCAGCTAAACGTGGTAAAGCACGGTTCAGTCTGTTTGCTCGTTATAGTGACAACTACACCCCAACCCCTTTCTAGGATAAATGAGTATGAGCACATTCACGCGTTTCAGTGCAGAAGAACAGTTGGTTTACCAGCGGAGTCTTAGCCACGCAGTAGGGAAAGCGTTGTATGCTGCTCTACCTGGGTACCGCTACTACATTGGATCGGAGAACTCTAACCGCTGGGTAGACGTGGAGACCGGGTTTATTACTGACGGTGCAACTATCCCACGGATATTCTGGTGGTTACTCCCACCAATTGAAGAGTATACCCAGTGTACTACTTTGCATGACAAGCTGTGCACCACGTACTACATCATTGAAATGCGTGATGGCGTAGAACACCAGGTACCAGTCACCCGTGCTGAGATCGATGAGATTCTGAAAGAGTCCATGGACGTGTTGGAAGTAACTCCATGGAAGAAGAAGTTTATTATGTTCGGGGTTAACTTAAACCGACTGATCAAGAAACCAACTAAGCCAAAACCAGTCTACTCTTTGGCTGCATAAGGCTGGAGTGACGACATGATTGAATTATTGAATCACCGCAACAAAGTAGGGGGTGGTTCCCAAGAAAGTGGCGAACAGTTGGTCTGGACATCGGCCCCAACGGAACCAGAACGCTACGGCCACAGTTTATTAGCTGTGGGGGATGAAATGTTTATGGCGGGCGGTCTAAACGGTAGCGGGGCCTATCCAACCACTTTCCAAAAATATAATTTCCTTACCAAACAATGGGCCGTGCTGGCGCCGTTACCTACTACTGGGTTGCGTTATTCTGCTTTGATTGCGGTTAATGGTGACATTCGACCAGTTGGGTTGAGTAACCGTAAAGAAGCATATGCGTTAACAGGAAACGCTTGGCGCTCTTTAGGAACAGCCCCTGAATGGGTTTGCTACGGATATATTTCTGGTTGGTACAATGGTAAGTTTTATCAGATTGGCGGAGATGGAACAACCGTAAACGGTGTCACGAGGACTAGACAAACTTTCGTTGAATGGGATCCTGCCACAGATAAATGGACAATATTACCAAATATACCTTTCCCCTCGATGTATGCAGCTGGCGGTGTTGTTGGTAATAAATTCTGGGTTTATGGGGGTAACGGAACATTGGCCGGGACCCCGTATATGTGGACTTACGACTTCATTACCAAAGTCTGGTCACAAGGACCTATGCATCCAAGTGGACAGAGTCGCGCACAAACGTTCAGCGGTAGTCTAGGTAATCGAATAATTGTTGGCGGTGGAACTGATGCAGTAAATGGTCGGTCCAAAGAAGTTTATGTTTTTGACTTAGGCACAATGGGTTGGGAACGCCTCAAGGATTTAGAATCTGGTATTAGCGCGACATGTGCTGTTGTGTACGATGACAAGATTTGGGTGCACGGAGGACAGGCTGCTGCTGGTATCCTTAGTAAGTTTTTCTCCTACGATATCAAAAGGAGTTAACAAACGTGATTGAACTATTAGCAGGAGGCGGGGCAAAAGGTAAAACCTACTTCCCCGACTCCGGTCCCGGAGAGAAGACCCTCGTTTATGGTAACGAGGAACTGGGGTACTTCGGTACCCTTACTGTTGACGAGTTCATGGATTACAGTGAGCTCCGTCGACAATTGAAGTTCTTTTTAGGTACTACGCAGAACTCGATTAATAACGAATGGGTTAAAGCCATTTACAACAAGAAAGTCATCTTCTTCCCCCGGAAATATATTGCCAGCAGTATCGGGTGGAACATGCTGTATGACAACGGCTTAATCCATGGTGTTGATAACAACGGCGCGTTCCAATCAGTTAATGGCCCCGTTAATCAACAGCGGTTGGTGAGTGCTAAAGGCAGTACTTTCAGGGTCCGTGTGTTTGCATCAGATAAATCAGATCCTACCGCCTTATCGGTAAGCTTCAACTGGGGGAACCCCACCACCCAACCTCAAATTGACGTTAATTTGTCTGAATTGGGGTGCATGGTGAACTCCCTAAAATCTGGAGCTCCGATAAATTACCCTGGCCCTAGATGGGCGGTGCTCGCCGCCGACTCTCTATTCAACGGAGTCAACGGCGTAGCCAAGCAAACTTTGGGTGGTAATAACCTCAACTTCTTGGGGGCGGTAGTTGGAGTGGGTGTTGGTCCGTATGCCAAAGTCAATAACTCCTATGCATGGCTTCCTGTATTGGAATTGGTGCCTTCCACCGAAGTGATCATTCAACCGGTGGCTGACGTCGAATCGCGTAATGCGCTCATACTGGAACCTGTGGTAATAACTGAGGTAATCCAGAACGTTGGACTACAGGTTATTCGTAACCCAAGTGCTGTTAGTGTTGGACCGGAGCCTGTTCATTCAGTCTCGGTTACGTACAGTTAAGGAATCCTCATGGACATTAAACTTAAGTGGGTTAACCGGAACACTACTCCGGTAACCATCAAGATCTATCGTAACGAAACCCAAGTCCCCAATGAGCAGTTGGGTGATCCCATAGCGACGTTGGCTGGGACAGCGACTGGATGGACTGATACTACAGCAGTTCGTCGAAAGACGTATTACTACACCATTGAGACCACCGATGGTAACGTGCGTAGTTATTCCTTGCCCCGGAAGATCTTTGCTGATTTCAACAATGGCCCTGGTCCGCGCGAGTTAATCTGGGGTAACAGTGATTACGGTTACTTTGGTATCGTGGAGTCTACTGATTTTTTCAGTGCTTCCGAAGTAGCCGTACTGGCACAGGCTACCTTAAACTCGCCTCCTTCCAACCCTGTCCCAACCTGGCATAAATGGATACGACGCGGTAAGATCTGTTTCGTGCCAGCCCAACCACTCGCCAATGCTGTTACTGTGATACACCTTTACCAGGCTGGTTTGGTGCACGGCATGGACAACAACGGTCCTTGGAACCCTGGTTTGGGTACCGGTGGTAACGTTAACCAGCTACGTACCATCGAACGCGGCTATGATAAATTCATTGTCCGACTCCCGACCGCTTCTGATGATCGTAACAACCCCAGCCGCGCTATCTCATCATCAGGGCAAACCCCAGCGGTTCGTCGGTACAGTGAGGTTTCAGACCTCATCTATCCAGGCGTACGTGGTTTTGTGCCTTCATCCCAACGAGCGCCCAACACCGAGTATTATGTAGTGGCTAGCCAGCAAAACGCTGGTCGTCAAACAGCCACTTGCACCATGTTCGGCACCACAGGCACACTACAAGGTACCCCAAGCACCGCTGCAACAACTGGCGTGGAATTGGAGGCTATTGGTGGCATTACCACTTGGGCCACTTCCTTGTCTTGGACCCCTATCTTGGAAATGGTACCACAGTTGACAGTGGAGATTTAAAACATGAGCAACACTTTAAAGTGGACCAACCCAAACATATCGTTTGACGAGGTCCAGATCTATCGGTCGGAAGTTAAACCCACTGCCAACGAAATCCCCACCAACAAAGTAGCTACTATCATCGACGGTGCTACCACGTGGACGGACGACACAGCAGCACTCAACAAGTACTACTGGTACTGGGTTGCTGTAAAAATAGGTACGGAAATCGTTTACGGTTACCCGACCATGGCAATCAATATGCCCTATACCGGCCCCGGTCCTCAGGAACTGATGGCTGGTGATTGGTACCGTGGATATTTCGGCGCAATCAGCAGTGCTGATTTCTTCACCAACGCCGAACTGCATACTTGGGTAGGCTCAGGTAACTTGTACAACATTGCTCATCAATGGCACAAGTTTGTGTTCAATGGTAAAATTCTGTATTACCCGGAACGCTACATTGTTTCTAGTTTGAGTTGGAACACTTTGTACACCGCAGGTGTGGTATATGGCGTGGACGGTCCAGGACCGGCTACAGGACATGGACTCACACCCGTTAACCAAAGACGTCTTATCACCAAAGGTGAGCACAGTTTTGTAGTGCGGTTGCCTCGTTGTCAGAATACCCCAGATTATTCTTACGTCACTAGACAGGTGTTTGACAGTGAGTGGTATATGACCATGGGGTCTGCATTCGGCACTTATAACCCCGCCCCTGCATTGGATCTGGCCGAAGTCAACGCTACCCCATTCACCACAGGGTTCCACCCGTTTGCAGAGTTCAATGCCACGGGACCCGCATACCTTTCTGGCGTTCAGCCAGCGTCCCCTTCAAGTGGGTCTCCTCGTACGACTGGTGGCAACTGGCGCCCAGTGCTTGAATTGGTATTATTATGATTTAAACAAGGCAACAAAGGAGGGTAATGTATGATGCGATTGTTAAAAGACGAACCGCGATTTGAGGATGTACCTCATGTCGTGCTACGTCTCCCCATGTCCAGTGCAAAGGCCAACAAGCCCATTCAGGTACTTGCGGATCGCACCGCGTATCTGAAGGAATGGTTGGAACGTCTACAGTTAGGATCAGGCGGTAAGGGCATCCATTTTATTGGGACATTGCCTGACCAAGAAGCCTTAGCTGGTATTGATACCGCCGCTCTTCCGGATGGTAGTGCTTACTTTGTAGGTCCTACCATTGCTGTATGGAATCTGTCGGAATGGGTCGTATCGGAGTCACTCCAGGGTAAACCTGGAGAAGGCATCGACGAACTCAATGACCTTGATTTACTAACTGCCTATCAAACAGCTAAACAAGGGTAAATACCATGTCCATTTCTGCAAATCTGATTCTGCTCGCCCAGGCACTCGGTGCCGACGTCAAAGCCCTGACCGCCGCCCAAGGTGACCTGGCTTCCCTCCCAACCACCAACAAGACCAGCCTGGCTGCCGCCCTGGCTGAAATCCACGGCCTGGTCCAGGCTGGTGGCGCTCAGATCGACGACGCTGCCGGTAACGGTGACGTAGACGTCGTCTGGTCGGCTGACAAGGTGTTCGACAGCATCGAAGCTGCCAAGACCGCTGTCAAGAACGAACTCCTGGACGGTGCCGGTGGTGCATACGACACCTTCAAGGAACTGCAAGACCTCCTGGTTGGCCAAGATGACGCCGTTGCGGCTCTGACTGCCCTGATCGGCAATGCCGTGCGCTTCGACCAGCCTCAGGTCCTGACCCCCGAGCAACGTGATTTCGCTCTTGGCAACATCGGGGCTGCAAGCAACGTCGAATTGACCGCCCTGTCCGGTCAGGTCAATGCGATCGACCAAGCCATCGGCGACGCCGACGCTGACTTGGTTGCCGCCTACAACGCCGCTAAAGCTGCGGAGTAAGTAAGTGAGCGCCAGCGCAAATGCACTGGCGTTGGCCGAGGTGGTTGGGGGTGACATCAAGGCACTTACAGCCCAGTTGCAAGAGGCTCAAAGCACCATCGCTACTTTGCAGACAGACTTGGGTGCTGCGTTGCAGCAAATCCAGGACCTGACGGATCAAGTAGCCGCGTTGCAAAACCCACCCCCGGGTTGAAACAAAAAAGAAAGACGGAATAGTACCCTACTCCCATTGGGAGTAGGGTACTAGACCTATTAATGCAATTTACGTTTTACAGCCCACCACCAGCGCTGATAGAACTTAGGTTTACGGGTAGCTTTGGTTTTCAGCTCAACGTATTCCTTCACTATCTCTTTTAGCAGTTCAGCAGCATGCGTAGCAGCAATCATCGCCATAGCTGTGCGGAAGTCAACACGACGTAGGTAACCCACCACTTCCTCAGCAGTGGTCTCTGGACGTTCGATCCGGAGTCCCGCTAAGACTGCTTCCATCATACCGACTGAGTCAGCGATTACGTTATCCGCTGCATCGACCGATGGTTTGCTTTTGATCAGGAAGTTAACGAATTGTTCAGTTGGAGTCACTGCACTTACCCTCGCTCTGCTCTGTATAGAACAGCTCGTCATCGTCTTCTTCTCCACCCCAACCAGCTTCGTCAGAGACCACTACCATGTCGCGGCGTACCGCGCGGAGTTCCGACTCGGTCTGACGGATCTGTTTCCAGATATCGGCAGTGTCCTTCTTGGCACGATAGAGTGAGTGACGTTCTTCTTCCTCATCAGCCAAACGGATTTCCAGCGACCGCTCTTTAGCTTCGAGGTCGGTGTATTCTGCTTCGTACTGCTCTTGAGACTTACTCATGTTATTTTCCTTACACGTAACGGGAATAGAACTGCGGGTCTTCCGACATCAGCTTGAGCAGTGATGGGCTATTGCGAACCATGTCGCTGATCTCTACAGAGATCTGTCCACCCTTGCGCATACGCATGATGCCCAACTGCCACCCGAATTCAATACTGCTGAATTCGATGAAATCACCTTCGTTGCAGTAGGTCATAGCCAGCTGCAACATACGCGGCATTGCGGTGTCCATGTAGCTGTAAGTGCGCACCATGACTGGATCTTTAGATTGGGCACGCATCATCACAGCTTTAACACGACGGCTTGGGGTTTGGATTTCGATAGTCATTGTCGTAGGTCCTTATTCTTCTTCGTCAAACATGGATGGGTCGATATCGTCTTCGTCGTGCTCATCAGCAGGATCACCGTAATAGGCTTCATCCTCCTGATGGCCGAACTCGGCAGCGTAATCGGCGTTATCCCTTTCCACACGTTTGATGTGCGTAGGCAAGACTTCACACGCTTTGCAGATGATTACTGGTTCATCACCTTGCGCAGCGTAAAAGTCATACCACTTCCAAGCAATAGTGTCTTTAACCAACACCGTAAGCTTGCAGTCGTGACAGCAGGTAGGCTGATTACCCTCAGCCTCTTCACCCTCCTGACGACACTCAGCACACACGATATAACGACCTACGGGACCGTGACTGTCGTTCTCGTAAAAATACCCTACAGCCTTGGACAGGTCCTCAGCGGAGCAGTGCTCGCAGTAGTCGGACTCTGCCAGGCAGTTGAAAGTCTTAGTAGCGCGGAAACCAGTTGCGTTGGCCATTGCCTTATTCCTTTTACCCAATGAGAATTAATACATTAAGCTGCTTGTTTGAAACGCTCTTTGATAGTTTCCAGGAAGAAAGCAACACCCTCTTCCTGTGTACTACCGTTAACGTAAGCAGCCTGAGCACCGTAAGCTTCGATCTCCCAAGGGGTAGTCGCGTAAGCTTCGCTTATGGTGGTTTGTGGTGCAACAGGTTCACCTTCCCAATAGACCTGGTCGCCAATAGCAGACAGTCGCCCGTCAAGGTACTGCTTGACGTGAGTCAGCTCGTGTACCAAGTAACTACGGAGAATAGTGAAACGCATGTCCGAAGCACGCTCCAAGTCATTCATGGTAGCGTAAATCGCACTAGGGTTGATGATCAGAGTCAGTACTAGACCCTTACCATCTTTGAAATCATAACCAGTAACGCCACCGGCATAACCAGTTGCATCCAGCTCCGGCATAAACCCAGCTTCAACGACGAGTACATTAACATCATACCCTTTCACCAGATCGTAACCTTCTTTACCGAAAATGGCTTTGAAGTCTTTCTTGGAAATATTGCGCAGTTCCATGGTGTTACTCCTAATGTAGTTAGTAAGCCAAATGACTTACTGTCTATACACCCAAGTAATATAGGCCTGAGATCCCCCAAAATTTAAAACGCAAGTAAGTTATATAACACACTGTGGTAAATTACTTAAAAACAAAATAGGTTAAGTACCTACTGCACCCAATGGGTGCAGTAGGTTACCTTTAGAACGTACGTACTACGCTGGTAGGAGTGTCAGACAGATCGCCGTTATTCATGTAGACCTTACGGCAAATGACACCCAGCAGGTTATAGAAGTCGGTGATTATCGTTTTGCGGCTCAATAGTAATTTTTGATCTTCGGTTAACTCCGGGATCTCCAACAACGTTAAGCGCATCTGGATAAGATCGTCTTCCTTATAAGGACGTCCTTCCACCTTGTAGCAGAGCACGCCACTATGGTAGTAAGACAACGTCACCGACTTCCGGTCTTCAGCCCAGTCAAAACACACTTGGGCATCCAGGTAGTCGTATTTCAGATACAACGGCCCAAGTCTGAGGATACCCAGCGTAAGTGCCAGGACCTCCTCGTTCTTGGTTATCTTGATACGTGGGATTGGCATTTAACCACCGATCAGTTTGGCGGCCTCGCGACGTGCTTCAACCTGCATATCGGAGTTACCGCCAGCTACCCAAGGAGTCCAGCCATCCTTGCTGGACCAGCTGTCGTAGATGTCTTCAGCCATGGCTTCGATGGCTTCCTTTTTGAGATCCAGGTTTTCGGCAGGTACCGGGGTCGGCTCATGGAAGAACTGGTCCTGGATCCGGTGTGTGGCATCCACCACCGCAGCTGGTAGCACGATGTTCTGTGGACCCTTCTGGCCAGGCTCGATGCGGATACGGACCTTGTACTGTCGACCAGCGCCGTGGTACTTGGATGACTTGATGTGCACCAAGCCTTTTGGATCCACCACGTAGGCGTCGTCGTAGAACGGGATGTAGATGCCCTGTTTAAGCAGATCCCGCATCAGTGACACATATACCTGCCAGCGCTTGCCGAATTGGCCCTTGGTGGAGAAACCGACTACCAGACCGACCTTCATTGCATCGACCTTGACGTTATGCAGTGCCAGAGCCTCTACGAGCTTTTTGTGGGTGGTTTTCTCGGTGATGCCAAGCCAACCTACCAGCAATGGAATTTGTTGCTGTAAACGAGCCTCAGCGATGTACTCCTGGAGCATCTCCGGCGAGTCGATTGGTTCGCGTGGGACATACAACGGTTCGTCTGCACGGATGATGGTATCCGGATGCGCAGCCTGGATGGCTTCGATAACAGCATCCACCAGAGCAGGCAACGTGTACACACCATCTACCCACTGGGATATCCAGCCAGCATGTTGGTGACTGTAGGACAGATCCAGGTGCAGGGCTTTCTCTTTGCAGAGAGCCTGGAGTTGTTCCATGGTAGCACCCTTGGGTTTATCCGACCCAGGGTAACGACCTTCCAGTACCGCGATGCGGCGCGACAGCCAACGGAGACGATCCTTGGCTATTTCACCCAGCAAACTCTTGTGGATGTAGTCACCGCCGTTGCGATGCGAGTCTACCATCCGTGCGGCGTCTTGCTCGTCGCTGATAGTCGACATCATGGACAGACTGTAGGCCAGTTCGTCGTCGCTCAGCAGATGAGCGCCAGCCAGGTCGTCACGACCAATTTCTACATAACGAGGATGCGGATCTTCCTCACCTTGAGCCAGCCATTTCAAATCTACAACAATACGATCTTGAGACATAATCAAATTCCAAAATAGAGTAAAAGATTAGTACCCTACCAGCACTGGCTGGTAGGGTACTTACCGAGTATTACAGCTTAGGCCTTTTTCTTGGCCTTCTGTGCAGCCGGCGCAGCAGCAGCTTTCGGTGCAGCCTTGGCAGCTTGTGCGGCGGCACGTTTAGCGTCACCAGCTTTCTCGGCTGGGGTACGTTCGTGGATCACCAGTTGCTCGGACAGGGGTTTCAGACCCAGCGAAGCGATGTCAACGCGCGCTGGACGTTTTTCCTTGTCCTTGTTGCCCTTCTTTACCAACAGGCTACCGATGGATACCACACCGCTGGAGGTCTGACGCTTGCGTTGTTCAGCCGACCAGGCACCCAGGCCCTTGTTGATCGACTCGCGTGGGAACACGTTCAGATCGTAGTGGTAGCACAGGCCACCAGCCGACAGGGTCAGGTCGTGCGGACGGGTCGGGTCGAAGTACACGCGGGAAGAAACGTACTGCTGGTCCTTGTTGTACAGGCCGATCTCGATGATGGTCGGTTCCGGGTATACAGCGGTCAGGACGTGCTGCCAGAAGTCGGCAACGATGGTAGCGTTCTTGTCGTAGACGCGCGGGCCGCGCACCAGAGCGTTGTTGAACATGGTGCGGATCACGTCACAGGCGTCGGTACCGGTGCCGTCGATAACGAAGGACCAGACTTTCTTGCCGTTGACCACGGTGAAGTGAATGGAGCGACGAGTGGCCAGGAAAATCAGAGCGAACTCCTTGTCCTTGGATTCGAGCGCACCGAAAGAAACGATCTCGCCTTCGATGCGGAGATCGGTCCAGTTGCCGTAGCCAGCTTCGTCTTTGGACGTCGCTTTGTAGTTGCGGATGTCCAAGGTGACCAGGCGCTCTTGCTTGGCGCGTTGGAACTCGCGGTCGAAACCGAGTTCAGCCAGACGGGCTTCGTTGGCGGTGGTGTCAACTTTAACTACCAGGGACTTCTTCGAAACTGCACGGGCGACGATCGATGCTTGAGTCATGACAATTACCTTCTTGGTTAACCGAATACGGTTTGTTATGGAAGTAAGAGTGAGGAAGTGTTTTGGTGGACTTCCTCATACTTATTAAAACCCAGTAACGATAAAATTAACTAGCGTTACACCTTAGTAATGTAGATCCAACTTTATCTACAAGTTAACGACGACCACGGTGGATGTGAGCGTACGCTTGCATGTTGTGGACGTACTCTTCCGAAGAACTTGGTGACATCACACGTTGTTCCAGCAAACGACCGGATTGATCAGCAGTGTAGACATTGATCTGCCGAGCCTCACGGTCTTCCACGTAGTAGGTCACGATTGCGCCAGTGTGGAGTACCTGGAAGTCGATCAGTTCCGACTTGTTGAGTTTGTCGGCTGGAACGAATTCCTTCCAGTTAGAGACTTCCACGTTGGCCTTGGTCAGACGCATTGCCGCAACACGCAACATAGCAGCTGCCCGCGAGCTTTCGCCTACGCCGTAGGAAGCAATCTTGGCGAGTTCTGCAGCGATCTCAGCGTTAGTGAAGTCACGCAGGTCGGTGTTATGTTCGACCTGCTCACCGAGACCGATGATGTATGCAGTCTCGGGCTCACACCACTGTGGGTTTTGTACCTTGCGGGTAGCGCCGAGTGGCTTGGCCAGCGGATCACGTTGTTCTGGGTCACGGCGTTCTTCGCTGTGTGCACCACGTTCGTCGTTGATACCGTCACGTATTGGCATATCTTTATTCCTTTTACTAAGTTCTGAGAGATGATCCACGAATTCTGGTACGGTCATATCTCGTGGATGTTGGATAATGGATTCAAAGGCACTACTGTTGTTACTTGCGGGCGATCCACTCGTACCGGATGACAGCAGGTCCGACACTTTCCAGCGGGTTCTTTGGATCACCGAATGGATGGACAAACATAGTTGGAGAAGCATTGGTATTGAAGATCCTCACTCGTCCAGTAAACTGCATCCAGACTGAGTCGAGGATACAGTGTTCTTCTGTTACACATGCATCCCACACTATCCGTTGCGACGTCAACTCACTAGGGAGTATCATGCGCTCAGTGCCTTTAAACTTAGGCTGGAATACAGAGTACTCCATGTACGGATAGTTTTTCTCCTCGAACAACTTGGAGACATTAGGGAACACCCCACGGAAGCACTGGTCGATCGTAGGGCCTACCGAGATGCGTGGGAGGTTAGGTTCAGGGTAAGGGAACGACTGATCCCCTACCACCCCTGGAGCCGACTCTTGCGACTCCTCAAAGCCAGCCGGGTTATCTGGATGCCACATCCCCTGGTACGTGTGATTCTTGAAGGAGATGTGGAACAGATCCTGGATACCAGGTTTGGCCTTGGTTGTTTTGTAGGTCGGAGGTTTATTCATGCAAACCCTCGTCTTCAACGTGCTTGATAAATCCCTCTACCGCCTCGTCCAGATGAGTAAACTCTTCGGACAAACCAGGGTTACCATCGCTCTGGAAAGTGGTGAGCATAGAACGCAGCTCACCCTTAGCTCGTTCCCAAGCCATGTGACGCATGGTCCGTAGTACTACGGAATCATTATTACTCATAACGATTACCTATTTAGATTTACCAAGGAACAACCCACCGATAGTCGGGCGTTGTTTTGCTGGATCGTTTGCTTCTAACCAATCACGCGCCCACTCCTGGTATTCCTCGATATTCTGGGGTCCACGAGCGCTATGCACATACTGTTCAACAGTCGCGTGATCAAGCATCTGTTTAAAACTAGTTAGTGCGTCATGCACCGCCATGTCTTTGTAGTTAAGACGACCGGTGAACTGGATAAACCCTGGTCGACTAATGTCCACGTGCCCGACAGTTCCCACATTCGCATAAGGGAACGCTACCTCGTGGTAAGGATCGTAAGTGCTACGACTCATCCCCATCTGGTACATCAATTGCTCTACCCAGGTTTCCCGTTCGTCGTTATGGGGGACAGGCCACTTTGGATCCTTCTCGGCTTCTTTCTCCAAACGACGCATTTCTTTCTTGGAGTTATAAAGTCGGTTGACCTCATCTACCATAAGGCCAGCAAGTGCATCAAAACGCATTTGCTCAATGACAGGATCTGCCAGTAGCGCTTCAATGAAATCATTGCTGAGCAGCGGGGTAAACTTAGGCAACGGCACACGACTGATGTAACTATTAGCGTTAGGGCCCGGATTAACAACAAAGCTAGCGTGTCGCCAACCACCCCACAAACCCAGTTCACGGTATTTGGCAGGGATGTCCTCCATCAATGTAATCTTGGGCGGATGCATCCAGACGTCTACATAGGGGTTATCATCAACCAGGATTTTCCCCACGTATTCGTTCCAGTTGTCGTAAATCCATTTACCGGCCACGTTTCTTTCTCCCAGTATCCATTTGGTTAGCTTCTTGCAAACGTTTACGAGCCCGCATTTTCTCGTAATGTACCATAGTGCCTTGTAGCACACCATTAGGGCGTAACACACCCCATTCCCTACGGGTAGCATTCCAGACCTTAGGCAAGGTGCCATACATGCGCTGGTAAAGCATACTGTCGATGGCTTCTTCAGCCCACGGTTCAAGCGCCTGGCTTGGTAGTGGCTTCAGATACATTGGGGTGTAGTAGTAATCGGAGATCTCTCCACGCGCCCCGTAACTACCGACGAGATACCTATTAAGTTCATGGCTGTAACGGATGTTGTGGATACCCACAACAGGTTTGCCACCTACGTAACCGTCACCACCAATGATGGTCAATAAAGGCTCGTCCCTGCTGTGCTTAGCAATAGCGCGGCCAGTAGTTACCCAACCAGGATGCTTGAACTCCTTAACGAAATGGTGTACGTTACCATCCACGTCTACTTCAGTGTCATACACTGAGAACGACGGTTGATAACGCATGCCACGGATCTGGTCAAAGAAGCTAGGTGTCTCCAGGGAGATCAACCCAATGCGACTGTGGTTCTTGAGGTTAGTCAGCGCATCAGCCAGAACGTTACTACGTGGCCGGTCATACGGCGTGCGTGTAGTAAACGCAGCATGATTGAAATACTCACCACGACGCAGACCACCAGACATACCCAAACCCCTCATTTGTTTACCCAATGCAATTGGAATAGTAGGCGCCCGACGCTCAACCTGGGTCGAGCCAAGAACACCACTCAATATCAAGTCGCGTTTAACAATACAGCTAATGCAACGCCCGCAACTACCAGCAGGATAGCACACGGGGTTACCATCCTCATCTATTACCACAAAGACACCTTTACGCTGGAGATCGAACATGTAGGCATTGGCTTCTGCTTTACGTTCTTCCCAAGCACGTGTTGCTTCCGGGTAGTACAGATTAATGTCATTATCTTCATACATGTGCTTACCCTCCGCTATGGGTTTACCAGCAACGAATTCAATACCGGCTGTGCGCATCATGTGCTCACCCATGATACCTTCTTCGGTAACAGGGGATTGGGTGTCATTATCTCGGTACATGGGTTTACCAGCGGAGTCAAAGCCGTACATGTAACCGCGGTTAGGGGACTTGGACCCGAGGATGGAGTCGATAGTCAAAGCAATATTCCCCTTAACACGGCCTGCCATCACTTCCTTGTAATACGCCATCAGATCAATCGCGTTAGGATGTGGTCTGAAAACAGGCATCGGTGGAATCTTCTTATCGGACATAACAATTACCCTAGAGTGAAATGGGGTAGGTCACCCTACCCCGACGTTAGTTACAAACCCATTTCCAGCAATGGGTGTTTATCAAAACCACACAGACGAGTCTTACCATCTACCACTACGTACACCTGTTTGGTAAACCACGCCTCTTTACGCACTTTAATGTGCACCAGGTCGTTGCACCACTTACCACTCAGGTCGTATTCAAACTCAACGTCTTTAAGCGTCCGCAGGTACTCCAGCACGAACTGTTTCAGTACGTCATACATCAGCAACGTACTAGCCCGCCCATCCAGCATAAACGACTTGAACAGGTGGTTCCAGGCTTCGCCCAGATCACTGCTGCCAGCCGGTACCTTGTAGCTGTAACGACGTTTACGCGTAAACCAGTAGTATCGTGTGGCCGTTGCCGAACTAAATACTACCATTTGCATTTGACGCCCGTGGGTGACACCGAACAGACGGATGTCATCACCGATACCAGGTTTGACTACATGACACCCGGCTTTAATAGCAGCCGTACGGTGCATGGTAGTCGGAATAAGACGATCGCGGTCCAGGTACACAGTTCCCTCTTCCATATCGAAAGGGAATTCGTTCTTGAGTTCAAAGGCTTTGATCAACATGTGAAAACTCCAAATTAGAGTGCAGCAGTACGATATTAGTTAATTGTTTACTTCGCTAACCAGCCAGTTCCAGATACGGCGTTTGAAATCACCAATACCTTGCGTGCGTGGTTCTTCCAGGACGTCCATCAGCACATCACGAGCATCGCTAACACTGACGCAATGGTGCTCGGACGTTACAGTCCCGCGATACATACCAGTGAACAAGTAGAAGCGGCTGGCTTTACCATCGGACATCATGATCAGCATACCCACGTCTTTGATACGCTGAGCTACGTAGAAGGTGATGCTACCCAAACCAGGACGTACAGAAACAACACCACCCTTACGCGAGATCACTGGGGTGCCGCTATCCTTGTTAATGAACATGGTGCGACCGTTAGCGATCTTTGGGTTTACTACGTTAATCATTAGGATCCTTTCCTTTATTAGTTTTGAAAGGGGAGTATTACCTCCCCCGTTGCGCAATTAGTAGCCCAAGCCACTATTAGGCGCCAACGAACCAGCGCCGACTACGTTGAACTCTTTTGGAGCCGCTACCGGTGCCTTACGCTCCCAGTTATGCGGGGCCAGGTACTGGAAGATCGGATTGTCGTCCGACAGTTCGAACGAAGAGAGTTGAACACGTTCTTCGTTGTCGCGGTCGAAACCTTCCACTTCGTGGATCCAGCCTTCGCTGTCCATGTGCAGGACAACTTCTTCGCCGTTGTGGTCCGTAACTGTTACGTGGATCAGATCAGCAGTCTCGATACGGAACTGGCCATCGACGCCGATGTGTAACACTACTTCTTCCCACTCAGCGGTAACACGATTGAACCCAACCCACTTGCCGGCTTCGTCGCGCTTGAACTTTACTGGTTCGCCGCGAAGTTCTTCGAAGGTCACTACTTCGTTCTCGTCGAGGGCGAGGTAGTTGCTACCTACCTGGTCAGCGGATTTAACCTTGAGCTCGAAACCAGCCGGGTAACTTTCTTTGAGCGAGTCCAGGTGTTCAGCCAGAGTCCGTACCGCTGCACGTGGGTGGTCCTTGCTGAGTACGAAGCTCCCGTCGTTAGTGAGCCACATTACGGGGTTGTCGGCAGTCTGGAACAGGTTACTGCCACCCATAGGTGTCATCGCGCGGATGCCTGGGTGAGCCTTCGTCTGAGAACTGATCAGGGTGGCCAGGTTGTTTACACCGCCAGAACGAAGGAACCCACGCGGCACGGTCAATGGGTTACCGTTGTATTCCACCAGGTCGACGTTGGTAATATTGAAACGTGTTGCGTGTACGGTCAGATTGACAATCATGATATTTCCTCGTTTACAATTAGTGACAGAATTCGTTGTAGTTTACCAGCGTGGTACGGTCGTTGTTACCTACGAACCAGTACTGATCGGATGGCTTGA